CGGTTGTTCGGATCTGGGTTCCAGGCCAGCGACAACGGAATCTCAGGACCCACGTAATCACCGTTCTGGCGATAGAAGGCACTGATGATTTCACCGCTGTCTCTGTCGACGTCGGTTCCGTTGAAGACCAGGATGTGGTCAGCCTGCTCACCGTAGGCGTGCAGACGGGAGTTGATATCCAGACGGTGAGGGGTTACGCGGGTGTCGATCATGACCCGGAACGATTCGCTCAGCTTACCCGGACCACCACCCAGCAGCTTGTCTTCATCATCGACATCGTCGTCGTTGTGAGGAATGTGCCAAGCCACCAGATCGGCAACAAAGGTGGTGGGGTCGACCCTCGCCACGCGTTTGAAGCCGTTGGTGTAGTCGATGATGCTGTCGTCTTCTCGAGGGACGTACTCACCTTCGCCTTTGATGATCTCACTACCGCTGTCCATGTCGCGGTACTTGTAGAGATCCTTGATGTTGAACTGCAAGCTACGGCGGTCATCGTTCAGGATGACACTATCGCCATTGCTGAGCTGCTGTTTAGTTTCAGCCATTGCGAATACCCATGATTGAGAGGGGAGTTACCTCCCCTGTCGATTACGAAAGACCTACGGATTCCCAAGTCTGGTGGGGATGCGGGTGGTCGCGCTGATCGTGTTCGAAGCCTTCCTCGACAATGACTAGATGACGGTTCAAGACAACGTTGTTGTTCAAGAACAGTTTGATCGCTCGGTCAAGGACACGATACTGATACACGTTAAGTTCAATCACACCAGTTTCAGGGTGCGGGTGAATCACGACGAACTGTTCGTCTACGTCGTTGAGTGCTGGGTCGTACTTGAGAATCCAGTCGTACCCTGCCAGACGTTTACGCAGCCAGTCATCGCTGTACTCACCCTTGAACTCGTCCATCGGCAGAATGCCGTTGAGCATGTCGTAGATCAGCTTCGTGGTGAACGGACTGAACACCTGCCACCAATACTCGATCGGCGTAGGGTTCGGTTGTTCTGGTAGAGGAAGTTCGACAGTCAGGTAATCTTCCACCTTCTTGTCGATCACCTCAGCGGCTTCGAGCAACGTGTACGTGTCGGTATCCGTTACACCCAGCATGTTGATCACCGGGTGCTGGACCATGTACGGCAGCCCGTTACGTGCGATCTCCGGCAACGTCTGGTTGTCCTCGGTAAAGCCGAGTTCATCGCGGGTGTAGATCGCCCCACCGATGCAGACGTGATTCACCTTGTCTTCCCGCACGTTGTAGCGCGAGTTGTGACTCAGTTGCCGGTACGCCACGAAACCAGTTTCAGCCGGAGGTCTTGCCGACATATCCGACTTGCAGAAGCTGCGACTACGCAGGTGGATGTCTTGCACCGGCCCTGGCTTCAGATATGCCTTGTTGACAATACAGAACTCAGGGAACTCGAAGTAGTAATCGATCTCCGGTACGAGCTCATGTCCGTTCATCCAGATGTTGGTCTGACCAAACGGAATGTCAAGCACGCCCACTGCAGATACACGACCCACACGGATCTCATCGGCGTTGAGGCTGAATGCCAACAGATCGTCCCGGTAGTTCAGTTGCAGGTCATACGCCAAGAAGTCGACGCTGTTGCGAACTGCCGTGCTGAACTTCGCACGGTCCACGTACCAGACCACCTTTCCGCCTTGGATCTTGTAGTACCGCTCATCGCCAGTGATGTCCTGCCAATCGTTCTTGCGGACACCGTTGTAGATGTGGCTGATGTAGAAGCGGTAATCCATGGTCGGATCGATCACCGTGCCGTCGACATCGAAGTCAGTCGACGAACCATCCCCACCGTACCCGTAGAACCCTTCGAGGTAACGGGTATTGTTGTTGCGGATCGGGTATTCGTACGACGCATCGTGCAGATACCACCCGAGCAACGTGCCATCGGCCGCGTACTCGTAAATCGTCGAACGATCCCACAAGCCTTCAGGCAGCGTAGCCCACTTGTCGGTACCTGGGGTGACTTTGATCGGCGTGTTGTTGATCCGCTTGCTAATGGCGTTGTAGCCCAAGGCCTTCTCTACCATCAAGCGAGTGATCCCACCCTGGGGCGCTGCCATGACTTTCGGGTAGAAGCTGTCTTCCAACTCGGCAGCTTGCCACACCTCCATGGACTTCTCGCCAATCATCGCCTTGATCCGTTGTGGTTCAGGCAGACGGAACAGATCCTTGATGTGGTGCGCTTCATCCGGTAGAGGACGATTCTTCCCACTGTCGCGGATAATCAGCTCAAGGCGCAAGTCATGGTTCCAGGTCCAATCACGATCGTACTCGATGTACGCAGCCAGGTAAGCCTGACCAATAGCGTAATCGCGATGCGTCACCATCCGAATCGAATCCGGTTGGTTGAAGTGGTAATAGTACCCGGTATACACCGCTGCCTTGGTGTAGCGTAGCAGATAGATGTCGATATCGTCGTAGAAGTCGACTGTCTCACCGAGACCTGCTCGAGTGATCAGATACTTGCCGATCTCATCCATCCGACTATCAAACGGCAGGATGTCTTTGACCAACACTTCGACCACTTCCTTGACGGTAGCATCGCGGTAGTATTCGATCACATCGCCCAAGTTGGCGGTTGTTGGGTTGATATCCTTGACGCGCATGCCGTTGACAAACGCCCACGCATAACCCTGCTTCTGCTGGGCAGCTCGCCACATGTTCTGGTACAGGATGAACTCGTTCTGAGTGGTCGGAACGATACCCTCGATCTCGATACCGCCATTGAAGGGGTACTTGCTCGAGTCATCCATCGCCAACCCAGACCGCCAACGGATGTAGGGTTGTTCGAGACCGAGGTTGGCAACCTTAGGCGTATGTAGGAATGCGATGACCAAAGCGCCCATTCCGGTGTACAGGAAGTAAGCGCGGTGGGTCGGGAAGTGTTTCCCCTGCTTGGTGTAGAGGTCGACCAGCAGAGAGGTCGCAATGCAATGCCCACGCACAGCAACCCACTTGTTGACGATAGTGTCCATTCCCACCAAAACCGGCGGAAGATCACCGATCATGAAACAGTGGTAGAACTCGCCTTGGGTTGGTAGGTTGTAAACACGCATGCCGATCTTGACGCTCGACAGAGCACCGAGTCTCGGGCTGAAACGGGTGGGTGCAACGATGTACTGCCGGTCCTGACCTGGTCCACACCAGATCCGACGGTAGGCATCGTTGACCAGGAAGTCGGCCGGTTGTCTCATGTTCACTTCATCCCGGTGAGGTGGTTCATGTTCTTGATGAACTCTTTGTCGTCCCCACGGCTGATCAGCTTCTCGATGATCTTGCCGAGTCCACTCTTCTGGTAGGTCCGTTCCTTACAAGCGGTATAGACCATGGCCATGAAGGCAGGCGGGTACTCCAGAGCCACAGCCACAGCTTCACGGTACTGAGGACCGAAGTTGAAGCCGAGTGCAGAATAGAAGTAATCGACGATGAGGTTGTGCAGACGCTCGGTGTCGAGCTTCTCGATAACCCACTTGACGAAATCGCGGATGTTGTTCAGTCGAGGAACTTCCCCGAGGAACTGCTCGATGGTCACCATGTCGAACCCTGGGATCAATCGAGTAGCGCGAGTAAGCAGGCGTTCGCGATCGTCAGCCGTCGGATGTTCCGGCAGTGGGTTGAACAACTGGATGTAGTAGACCGCAGCCAGAATGCGGAACTGCTGCATCTGACCAAACTCCAGACCCAGACGAACCATTGGACCGGAGATCCAGTTGATGAAGATCTTCGCTGGGAAGTTGCCGAGGTTCAGCAGGTCCGCAGCGATACCTTTATTCTGCTGGGTGTACCACATCTCAACCAGATGACCGTAGAGTACGGCATGGTTGTAGACGTCAAGCTTTACTGGCGTACGGTCTGCACGCAGCAACGAACGACCATCGATGACCACCGAAGACTCCAGGTTTGGGGAATCGAGTTTGGTGATCGGTTGGCCGTACGGTTGGAACGTATCCACTCCCGCAGGAACCAGCTTTACGCCGGGTGCTCCTTGAGCAGTTACCAGCGCAGAATCGATTTCAAGGCGTCTGATCCCCGAGAAAGTTTTCGAGAGATCGTAACGCGAACAGGGAGTGGTTTGATAGGGCGTAAGGAACATTGCTCGCGTCTCCAACTTATGTGAGTTAAAAAGTTACAAATTAGTACTTGGCGCAGAAACAAAAATAGTATGCTAACTCCAGCGTATCGGTCATCGACCGGCTGAAGTTAGGCAACCATACCATTCCCCGACGTTCTGCGCAGAACTTACTCCTGGGAGTTAACCATGCCTGTCGCTCAAACCAGTTCTCTGCCGCGGGTTAATTTCCGCGGGACGGACGACCGTAGCCCGGTGAATATCGCTACGCCTTCCGAAGCGTTGCCGATCCGTATCCCACTGTTCATGGACTTTGCGCCATGGGGTGAGGAAAACCGCGCTCGCTACATCAACACCAACACCGCCACGGCTTTGTACGGTTCCGACCTGCTCGAGCCGCTGTCGCCTTTCTTCACTCACCAGACCCAGTTCCTGAAGTCTCACCTGGAAGCTGGTGGTAAAGCACTGCTCCTGGGTCTGCGTCCTGCTGACGCCAAGCAGGCTACCGGCCGTATGGTCCTCGACCTTGTCGCCGACGACATCCCGCTGTACGAGCGTAACCTCGACGGCAGCTTGAAGTTCGACGGCACTGGCGCTCGCATCCCGACTGGCGATACCGTTCCTGGTTTCCGTGGTCAATGGCGTGTGGTCGAAATCGTTGCAGGTCCTGAAGGTACCAACGGCTATGGCGCAGGTTCTCGTGCTGCCGGTGCTCTGGTATCGGTCAAGGACGGTAGCGTGTCCGAAGTGGTTCCGGTCACTGACTGGGCTGCTCGCTTCCGTGGTGCTCGCGGTAGCAACATCGGCTTCCGCATGTGGGCTCCAACCAGCAAGTCGTCTGAACCTCTGGACGAAAGCCTGGTAGAGCAGCTGAAGTCTCGGCTGTACCGCATTCAGATGATCGAACGTGCGACCTCGGCTTCGACCGCATCGCCGATTCGTACCATCACTGCAGAATCCTACTGTACCTTCAGCTTCAAGAAGGGCGTGGTCGATCGCTCGACTCGCACGCAGTACAGCTTCGACAAGGCCATCGTGCCACGTTACGAGTCGAAGAAGGAAACTGCCTTCACCGGTTTCGGTCCGATGGAAAAGGCGTTCGCTTACGATGCCAACATCACCGAGTTGCTGACCAAGCTTTCCGAAGCTGAAGCAGCGCACACCGGCGAAGACTTCAGCGACATCCACCTGTTCAACTTCCTGTCGGGCGTTGACATGGACGGTAACCCTTACCACACGTTCGTGCTGGAAGGTCCGACCACTGGTGGCGTGTACCTGAACGAGACCTCGAACCTGTACCTCAAAGGTGGTAGCGACGGTACTCTGACCCCAGAAGGTTACAACACTCTGGTTGACGAGTTGCTGACCAACATCGAGAACTCGCCGATTCCGTTCAAGTCGATCGCGCGCATGCCGTACGACTCGGTCTGGGATTCCGGCTTCCCGCTGGCTACCAAGATCAAGTTCGGCAAGTTCCACCAGATCCGTCCAGACGTGCTGATCCACTGCTGCACCCAGGACGTGTCCAAGCGCATCAACACCTCGGCCGAGGACTCCTCGATCGGCGTGGCTCTGCGTTCGGCCTTCCGCTCCATGCAGGAATCCGCCGAGTTCGGTACCAAAGCCATGCGCTTCTGCCTCGTGCCGAACGCCGGTTATCTGATCGAGGATGACTACGATCAGCTGGTTCCGTTCCTGGAATACCTCTGCATCCTCGGTGCCAAGTACCTGAGCTCGGACTCCGGTTCGATGACCAGCGAGTTCACCTTCGGCCGTGGCGAGAAGACCATCATCACTCGTTACCGCGACCACAACGCCGTCTTCCGCGACGACGATGTGCGTGTGAACGACTGGGACAACGGTCTGAACCTCGCCACCGAGTACGACATGTCTCGTCTGGCCTGGCTGGGCGTGCAGTCGATCCACGAGGACCACACTTCGGTACTGCACAGTTACCTGAACGTGGTCATCATCTGTAACCTCACCCGGATCGGCCACATCGTCTGGCGTGAACTGGCAGGTGACGATCAGTTGGAAGACGATGCGTTCCTGGAAGAAGTAGAACGCCGCGTCATCGCGAAGACCACCAACCCTGACCGTTACGACGGTCGTGTTGACGTGACGCCGAACGCGTACTACACCGCGCTGGATGAGGCGATGGGTACCGCATGGCACCTCGACATCAACATGGAAGGTGAAGGTCTGCGCGGCGTGGAGAACCTGGCCATCATCGCCCAACGTCGCCGCAACGAGGATACTGCCAATGGCTAACTTGAGGTACAAGGATACGCTGACCAACAAAGGGTCGGCCTCTACCGCTCAAACCACCATCCTGAACCTCGCGGTCCAGGGTCAACAAGGTTACCTGACGGATATGGCTTTCTATCCGTCGGCAACCGACTACATCAACAAGAACCTGATCATCAAGGTTCTGCAGATCCCTCTGGGTCTGATGATGATGCCGAATGCGCAGGCCTACATCGCTGCGTACAAGAACATCATCGAGAACTGGATGCAGGGCTGGTCTGGCTTCAACCAGACGCTCAGCGTGGAATCGCAAGAAACCGCTCTGGGTAACGCCGGTGAGATGTTCCAGACCCCTGGCCGCGTGAGCCGCGCTCGTTCGCAGATCACGTCGACCATTGTGGAGAAGGATCGTCGTCCGATCATCCGCTTCCTGAAGGACTACGTCCGCTACCTCATCGGCGACCCGGATACCGGTCACCCGCTGTTGTCGGCGGTGTCCAACGAGTTCACCGACCAGCTGGCCGACGTTTACGCCGGTTGCATCCTGGCCTGGGAACCGGACAAGACCTTCCGCTACGTGGAAAACGCGTGGATGATCGCGAACTTCTACCCGAACGGCGAAATCGGCGAGGACACTGGTCAACGTGTTCTGCAACAAGCCGGTGAGACCCGCACCTACAACCTGCAATGGGCAGGCTGGCAGAAAGTGGGCTACGCTGTCGAGAAGCTGGCACAAGGCTTCATGGATGCTGTTCGTGTCACTGGTATCGATCCGTCGTACCAGCAGACCGCTGTGAAGTCTGTCGACGCCAACACCGCGGCAGTACCGACTGGCTTCCAAGAGCAGATCACTGCCATGAAGTCGAACATGGTTCGTCCGTAAGGGCTGACCAGGAGCACCACACTGCGCTTCGGCGCAGTGTGGGCTTTATTTTTGTTTACGTGATTAGGGAAGGGATCATACATGTCTGCACAACAAACACTGCTCTGTGCGTTGAAGGAGCTGGAAGGCGACTTAGCGCTCACTGGACGTGGAACTGGGGGCATTGTATACATGGACGCTCCAAACGCTTCTGAAGGCGTCCGTAGGGTCTTAGAGAGCCTGTCTGAAGTTGGTAATGTCGTCAACTACAGCCAAAACATCTGTGACGTGCGTTTCCTTGAAGGCAGTGATTACCGAATCGATGAAATCAGCATGACGCGTGAGTCGATGATCAACACGCTGGCTGGGAAGTTGGTATTGCCCAAAGGTACCAAGTTCAACATCACCTCACGTCGATAAACAAAAAAAAAAGAAAGCTACAGGAGCAGGCTTGCGCCTGCTCCTGTATGCCGTTAACCTCACTTGAGGATCTGGGGCTTTCTCAACTTCTTCAATAGTCGCCGCCGCGCATTCTTCTTACACAACGATAGGTTATTGAATTGTTGTCTTACGCGTTTCTTATCCACTGGCGGTTCAACGTAGTTGATCATATCGCCGTCGAAGTCAGCCGTCATGATCTATTCCTGTTGTGCATGCGGATGTTGACGACAAACTTACAACCGGCAAAGTCACCGTCCCAACGCAGTTCCATGTTCTGGTAGTTGATGTCGATTCGACCGCCGCGCTGGTTCATCTTGGAAGTGAACGCACTCGAGCTCGCATTCTCCGCCCAACCACCGATTGGCCTGATTGGCCAATGACCACCTTCGAAGTCGATCACCCCAACCAACTGAGCACTGGCAATAGAGTCAGTCAGGTTGGTCATCAACTCAGGATGTCGGAACGGGAAGGAGATCATCTTTCCCGTCGCCTCCAGCGTCAGTTGATGAAGACGCGCGGTAAAGTCAACGCTTGGTTGCCAACCTTCAACCACAGGCTCGAACTTGGTGAAGTACCCCATCCGATTCTGGTAGCTGTAACACGCTTCGACGGTCTTATCGGCAGGATCTACCTTGATCATTACCTTACCAGTGCGAAAAGGTAGCGACATGTAGTACCGCCTTACGGCTTTCTTATCCGGAGTGAGCCAATCGATCTCTGTGTCGTACTCCGGAATCGGCAGAGGAAGGCCGTCCTCATCCCACGCAGAGACCTTTGGATAACGACCCGTTGACGAATCCAACGGATCTCCATCGAGGTATACGTAGGCCAACAACTTCAACTCACCGTTAGGTTGAATCTGCTGGACACGACAAGCGCTGTATTTACTCATACTCACTCCTCGAACGGATTGAGAGGACACTCTTTCAGTTCGACCATCCCGACCTTCTGATCGCCCACTTGGTAGTAGGCGTTACCGGTACGGAACTTCGCATCGACGTTTACCACGACCAGATGTCCGTAGACCCTGAAGGTGATTTTCTCACCATCCCCAGCTTTGTTGTAGGTGGAGTGGGTGAGTTCGACGCTACGGTCCTTGTGGTTGTAGGCGGTGATCTTCAGTGAACCTTCGTCAACGACGTGGATGAACAGAGACATGTCGTTGACTTGACGATTACCGTACAGCTTACCGCCTAGAGACAACTGCACCTTCTTCTTCACCGCCGCTGCAATACCCGGCTCGCAGAGAACTGACTCTGGGAAAGGTTCAGGTTTCACACCGCGAGCGCGCTGGCTGAACTGACTCTCGCCACCGAAGTATTCGATCTCAAGGATCTCGCGGATGATTTTCGGACGAGGAGCTGGCTTGATACCCAACCGGCGTTCGAGGTTCTCCACCATGTTGAACACGTCATTGATGCGGATCTGCCACGGTTCCAGTGACGATTGGTCCAGCTGGAGATTCATTTGTTCTTTCGACATACTTGTCCTTAAGACTTCAGATTTTTGGTCATGGATTTGAACAACTCCCCGGCTTCATTCATGACGCGGGAGTATTCGTTCTTGGACAACCTGGGACGACATCGTGCGAGGTCGGCACGAAGAGCGCGGTACCAGCTGCCGGCCAGAGTCGGGTCAGCGTAGTGGCGTTGAGTAATCCCCAACGCCACCTGACGTGCCGTACCATCGAGACAGCCTACAGCGAATGCCGTGAACATCTCCGGTATTTCGAAATACCCAGGAGCTGCTTTAAGTTGCTCACGGTCCATGACTTACTCCAGGTGGTGCTGCACCATGGCGATCTGGAGCAGGTAGTAGAAGTGGATGCCGGTACCAGTCAACAGGTAGTTGCGTTCCTCATACGCCATGAGGTTACGGCTGACCAGGGTGTTGACCATGAAGCTCCAGGCACCATCGCCGAACTGAGTGCAGGCTTCTTCTTGTAATACCCAACGCTGTTCGAACTCAGCATCGAACAAGGCCGGATCAACGAAGCGCAGAGAGCGCTGAAGGAACGTCAGCAGTTCGTCAATGATAGACGTAGGCTGTTGCTCCAACAGGCCCCACAGAAGGACGTGAGCCAGCTCTGTCATGACGAAGCCATACTCACTGTCATCGCGAGTCATCAGTTCGTGCTGGTCTACAGCCACGTCCACAGCGCCCAGAGACAGACCGATGGCACCGAGGCTGATGTACGTTGCCAGCACTTGCTCATTGACCGTGTGGACGATGGCAGAAGCCGCAGGGTTTTCACCTTCGAGCAGATTGACGATCCGAATGGAACGAGGGTAACGCAGATCCAGGTTCTCCTGATCGTACACCACACCAGACACCGAGAAACCTTTGGTAGTATTTGGGTAGTAACTTTCAGTACGGACCGTGATGGCATCCTTGGTGTGCTCGGACACGTCAGCGCCGACGGGGTGGATCACGATCATGTTCTTCGAGAAGTGAACGAACGCACCTGCCGAATGATCCGGACGATTATCACGAACCACACGATACCCGCTGGCGTTCATCACGGCGATGATATCAGCGCCCTGACTGAAACCCTGATTGAGAAGGTCTTCATCACGCAGGTCGGTCTCAATGCATTCACGCACCACTTGCGGATGGATGTTACTGCCTTCCCAGCTCATGCTGCGAACCTCACTGCCCTGAGGAATCTTCAGGATGTCGATGAGTTCGTTAACCATGTCGCGACGGCTGGTACCCAATACAACTTTGAGGGGATTCTGTTTCATGGTGTATCTCCAGTGTGATCTGCATGATTAGTGCAGTAATTAGAAAAGTAACGGCATAAAGCCCGGCGCTAGGCCGGGCGATATACTTGATAGGTCAGCGCCCCCGGATTTTCACCGAGACCCTACGTCACCCGCGTACGTGGTTTCTCTCCACTACCTCCCAGTACCACGGGAGGGCAGGACTTGAACCTGCGACTTACGCTTCGTTTCCGTTGCTCTAAATGTTGAGCTACACGCTGGGAAATCGCTGGCTGTACCGGACTAGTCCCGGTGACCGTCGTGTCTGACCCAGTACCCAGATCAGCGGTGCTTCAGACTACCATTGTGGCGGGATTCGAACCCGTATGAGTTCCTCACATCAGCGGCACGGATGCCGGAGCCGATCTACAACGGCCATCACCAGGTGGAGTTGCACCACCCCCTACAATGGTAACGCGCGTACCCCAACATTCCAGCCCTTTCACGGCTATCCGGTCTGATAAGATACGAACAAGGCCCCAAGTGGTGGATTCGAACCACCTCAGAAGGATGAACGACGTTTACCAAAGTTTACGTACAAGCCAGCTGTGCCTGCGTCATGGTAAGCGTATCGAACATCTTTTCCTGACAACCCATCTGTGACCGAGGGATAAAACGGAGCCTAGGGTGGGAGTCGAACCCATATGCCTGAAACTTAAGTGACGTACCGCTGTACGGCACGTGCCACCCCGTGGCCATCACCGAGAGGTTTCGAACCTCTCCCCTAGACGTAAATCTTACAAGAGCATAAGGTCAGGCAGTCCGTAGACTGCCGTACCAAAGGAATAAGGCTGCCTCCAACTGCCGGCACTGAAACCCGTTGGAGGACTTACGCTTGAAACATCACTGACGTCCCCAGTAATCAAGGAGCCTTCATACGCTTCAGGCTTATTTGGCTGCGGTGATAGGTTGAGTCTATTCTTCCAGTCACTTGCCCAGCAGGGTACGGCGCTTTGCCTCCGGAGCTATCCTGATAGACCAAGATAACGACGAATTTTACTTTGTAGCTATGAAGATCCGAGAGGGCGGTGCGCCTAGGGTAGGTGACGCTCGGATCTAAAGAAATGGCTCCACGACCTGGACTCGAACCAGGGACCCGCGCATTAACAGTGCGCTGCTCTACCGACTGAGCTATCGTGGAATGAAAGTGGCGCCGCGTAGGGGACTCGAACCCCTGACCCCTAGCGTGACAGGCTAGTGCTCTAACCAGCTGAGCTAACGCAGCGATTTGGACATCTTTAGATTCTCGTGAGAGATGGCCAGAACTCACATCTCGCCGGCAGGCGGAACGCTTAGGTTAGACCTTGCAGCGCCTCGCCGGCAACGTCCGGACCCGCGGCCAAGCAGCCCAAATGGCAGCAGCGCGTTTCCGGAAGACGAGAACAACCGAACGCAGCCACGAGCAAGTAGGACGTTAGGCAGTTCTCGAACATAAGATACTACCTGCTCTGTAACTTTTTACAGGAGAATCTTATTTTGCTCGCCGTGGCATGTTGACCACGACCACTTGTGAACGCTCAGGATGAGCGAACATGTCCTTCGGACAACGTCCGGCGACGGAGTAACCACGCGGATGTTTCATGTACACCATCTTCGCAGCCAACAGCTGACGGACCTGGGAAGACTTATTGAGCTTGACGTCGCTCAATGCATTGCAGATGTCACGCAGGTTAGCGTCGTTGGTGACGTGCTCTTTGTGATGATCGAGTCGAAACACAACGCGCAGATCGAACTCCTTGCGCAGCGCTGCTTCGAACTTACCGATGGTGCTGGTATCGTGATTGCTCAGACGATGTACGATTTCCGACATGGTGACGCTCCTTCTGGATGATTTTGCTTATTCGCCGAAACGGATGTTCTTTACCAAAGTATTACCGCTTGCTACCACACCTGCCTTACCGATGAATTCGATCTCGGCCTTTTCCAGATCGATACCTTCGGCAAAAACGCCGCCGCGATAAGGCCGCACGTATTCACGAATAGCAGCACGCAACTGCGCCACGGTGCGGACAGCAGTAAAGTCGTTCGAGACCTTATCGCTAAGATCATGAACTTGCGTACCGGTCCATTTGATGGTGGTCTTTGGATGTAGTCGGATCACCATGCGGATACCGTATTCACGATGGAATGCAGTCTCCAGATCACCGACGTTTTTGAGCTCGTGTCGACCAAGACCGGTCTTGGATTTACCGCCTATTGCTTTGCCGATAGCCTTGGTGGACTTGCTGAAGTTATCCAAAGCTTGAGCTGCAGTTGCGTACTTACGTTTGCTGTTCATGCCGTTCCCCTTAATGATCGAAGTAAACCAGAACGCGAATGTCTGGACGAGTTTTCAATTCGAAAAATTCTTCCAGGAAGTCATCGACATCACCCGCGTCGCTGTTATCGCGGAAGAGGACTTCAGACAGATAGTCACGCCAATCCCACCCGCTACCTGTGGGTTCTCCGTTCAGCAGCATTGGCTTGTCGAAGTTGAACGTCAGCAGATCTTCGAGCATGAACCAGCAATGCCCGTAATCGCTATCAAGGTACTCGCGGTACGTGGTGCCGTCCGGTATCCCAGCAGTGCCGATGAAACGATCGTGCTGGTGACCGAACTCCTTACCCAAGAACATAGCGGCGAATTCATCGGACGGCTTGTGGCTGACCTCATCGATCTTCTTCCACTTACCGTCTGTCTGCACTTCCAAGTAATAGTAGATTGCTTGACCCATCATAAACTCCATTGTGACAAAAAATAAAAGAGAGGGCATACAGCCGGGACCGAAGTCCCGGCTGTATGTGTCGCGCGTCGCTAGGACGTTGGCCGTTCCAGGCGGCGCGCCAACCAGGCCGAATCAGTTGGCGAAGGTGCTGGCTGCGCTTTCGCCCAGATAGCTGACGACCTTCTTCAGGTCGGTCTTCTTGCGGCCGCTGCCCAGGATGACGTCGGTGGTGGAGACGCCGAACTTCTGCCACGGTTTGCCCATGGCGGTGCCGGAACGCTCGCGCTCGTAGCTGTTTTCGATGGTGCTGTAGCCCAGCTTGACTTTCAGCGAACCGGACTTCAGTTCCGGGTTGGCTTTCATGTGGTCTTGCTGCAGCTCGCCGTGGGCCAGAGCCAGACCGGCGGTGATGTCCAGGGTGAAGTCTTGGCTGTCTTTCAGGCCGTCCATGGTCAGGGTCGGCGGCAGGAAGCGGGCGAAGACGTCATCGAGTTGCTTCTCGTCCTTGGGCACGGTCACGTTGGTGGTTGCATCCAGTACCAGCTCCGGCTTGACAGCGTCGGCGATTTCGCGGATACGTGGGTTCAGTTCTTCACGGGACATGGGGCATTTCCTTGATAGTGGTGTTGCTGATGGATCGAGAGGACTCTCGAGGGTTTTGTTCGTTCACATGACAGTGAGTGTTTGTAACTACTTACACGCAACCCATGAAGGATTGCGAGAAGATGCTGGAATCACGATGATAATGTATCGCTGTGTTTTGGTTAACTTCGCAAAAAAAAAGAATGGTAGAGCAGCACCCGAAAGGGTGCTGCTCTCATACCGTCACTCTTTCGGAGTGAACGCTTTCTTCATCAGCTTGTAGCCGCCGAAGACGGCCAGGCCCGCGACAGCAGCGCCGACGACGACAGCGCCGACTGGGTGAGCGGAGGCGAGGTCTTTGGCACGGGTAACCAGAGTGGCGCCGCGGATAGCTTCAGCAGTAACAGCAACAACAGCAGCAGCGCCTTGGATTTCAGCAGCCATGGTAAATCTCCTTGTGTCTTAAATAGGTAGGGTATTGCTAAGAGGTTGGTATTGATTCGGAACAGCTATGTATTACTGAAAATCTTTTAACTGCGATTACTTCATGAGGCGTGCGTTTGCGATCGTGTTGTTTACCAGATCGTTGACGTACGCAGGATCAGCTGTGCGCAGTTGGACCATCAGATTGGTGATCTGAACTGGTGTCATGTGTACAGCTGTGATGCGCAGCGCCAGACGTGCACGACGGTAGCGATCGCCAGTTTCCGGAAGCATGCCGGCCAGTTCTTCCACTCGTTCTTGCAGAGTGTTGTCAGGCGTACCGGTCAGATAGGCTTCGACCCGCGCCATGATAGCGGTGAGATCTACCTTGTCCGGATCTTCGATCTTGGCCCTTGCATGGACTTGGGTCATCTCCATGCGTGCACGCGCCTCTACTGGGAGTTCGGTAGAGAACGGAAGCCGTGCTGGACCACCATGATCCAGGTTAGGGAAGCTCCCGTAGTTCAGCAACGTGAACGACTCGTCGAACCCTTCGCCACGAGGCTCGTCTTCTATCGTTCCCGGCGCTGGCGCAAGGATGTCCTTGACCCCGTTAAGGTGATCACCCTCGAAGTCTTCCGGAACACTGTCGCCGATGACGATTTCGCGATTCACCAACCAACCCACTTTGGCGTGGATGGGGAGCATGTTGGCGATATTGCAAATGCGCGAGACAACCTCGGAGATACCCACGCCGTAACCGTCTTTACCGCCCATCGCTTGATGGATGGATTCGAAGGTCACCGCACCCGTGGGGTACAGACCCGACAGTGGAGCCGGTACGTTTTGAACAACCACCTCGTTCTCGCCGCCGGTGAAGCGGTCGAAGAAGATCACGTTACCGACAGGGGTAACGATCCCCACGACACGACGGTTGTTCTCAGGGCCGGTGTTGAAGCGGAAGCGAGTGCCCATAGGCAGACCCAGAGCCATCGACATCATGGGTTCGAAGTAACCGGTGCTACCACGAAACTCTTCCTTGTATTCGATGTCCACGATCTTGCGAGTGTTTTCTTCGAACAGGGAGGTGAGGAATTCTGCTGCGTTCATTGTGTTGTCTCCTAAGACGGTGTAAGGACCCTACACCCGTAAGGTCCCGTTGATTGAATGAAATTAAACGGCAGGGCTCAGGCTGAGCTTGAAGTTGGTGTTTGTGTTCACCACTTTCGCGATCAGACTGGTAGAGAACGCGATACCAGCGGCGTGTTGCTCAACGCCGTTGTTCAGGCCGGCCATGACTTCCTGGAAGAAGTCGTCAGCGATCGGCTCGATCACGCCATCGACTTGCAGGCCGGTGATCGACCATGGATCGACGTTGGCTACCGAGTTCTCGATGATGTCGATTTCCTCGGCGGTGAGTTCTTCAACGGGACGAGCGTGCAGTTCTTGCAGCTTGTCGTTGATGGCGTTGAACTGCACCAGCGCTTCAGGAGAGAAGCGGGCAGAGGGTTCGCCTTCGGTAGCCACGATGCGAGCAATGATGGTGGCTTCCAGAGTTTGTGTGTTCAGTGCTTTCATTTCAGTGTCCTCCTAGGACGGTGTATGACTCATTAGTGAGTCAGCATTGGTTTGATTCATGACAACTATGTATCATTGAAACTATTTTAACTTCGATATTTCTTCCTTCAATTGGACCTTCATCTTCTGGCCCAATTCGCTCTTATCTGTCCAGACTTTGACAGTAAGATACGCGCTCCCAAGAAGGCTGGTAATACCAACCACGTTGACAACTACCTTAAAGACTGAGAGGTTCATTCTCCACGTTCCTTCTTGCCGTCGGCACGACCCTTATACGCCATTGCGATAATGACACCGCCAGCGGCAGCGCCGATGATAGCGGACTGCACAGCCACGCGTGCGATCAGAAAGAGAGCATAACCGTTCGGTATATTCATGATGTTTCTCCTGACAGGGTTGTATTGATTCACGTTGGCTATGTGTCAGTGTAAAATCTTTAACTTTAATTCGACGGCATAAAGACCACCTACGGCCGCAAAGCCGTAGGTGGTCAGGCCATCACTCGATCTTGTCGACGACGTTCTTGATGAGGGACGCCATGAGGGTGGTGGTGTACACCGCCTGCTCATAGACAACACTCTCCAGACCGGCGATACGACCAGCCGCATCTTCCAGCGCCGAGCACACACCCTTCAGATCGGACTTCTCTTCCGAGGTCAGCGTTGCGGTATTGCCGCGAGCAGACTTCAGAGCCGATTCGAAGTCGTCCAGGTTCAGACGATCGGTGGTGAACTTCACGTAACCACGAACCATTTCAGCCGCTTTCACCAACTCTTCGTAGGTGGCAGCAGACTTCATCTTCGAGGCATTGACGTGCTGGTGATACTTGTCGACACCTTTCTTGATCGCATCGACGTCACTTGCCGTATGCAGGGCATCATTAACGCCATGAGCGAACCGGTTACCGTTCTGCCCGATGGCGCCTTGGATGGCGGCATGACGTACGGAACCGACGAACAGCTTCCAGGTGGCGGTACCCACGCCTTTGGCCAGACCCATCTTCGAGAAGCTGTGCTCGTTGGAGCGCGAGAAGACAGGAACTGCCAGGTGAGCCATCTTGCCAGGCTTGTCCTTGGCGCTGATGGTGAAGTTACCCAGCAGCCCGCCCTTGGCAGTCGCAACGTTCGACAGTTCACCGAAGTGACGACCATTCATTGCGTTAGCCACACCAGCCTTGACGTTGGTGCCCAGCAGGGACTTGGCCATCGATACGACTTCGGACAGGCCCTTAAGCGCAGCGTCGTGAGCGTGAGTCAGAAGTTCGGTCTGGCGATGCAGAGCAGCATCCAGGTCGTTGACTTCTTTACCTTCCACAGTCAGGAACCGACGGAAGCCGTCGTGCTTGAGGATCACACCGCCTTCACGCAGTTTGGCTGCGATCGGAGTCAACATATGCATGGCTTCTTCGAGGGCCTTGTTAGCGCTCTCGAGTTTGGCCTTGTCACGACGCAGGAACTCCACGATGCGACCTTCCGCACTGAAGTCCAGAGTGAGTGCACGGCACTCACGAGCGATCTCAGCCGAACGACGCGCATCACGCGCCAGACCACGCATCCGACCTTCATCACTGCCTGCCGATTCGAACGACTCAGCAGTCGCCGGCAACTTCCAGGCGCGTACCACGGTGTTGAACTCGCGGTGCAGGCTTTCGATCGCCACTTCAGCAGTCAGGGTGTCGTTGGCTTCGGCCAGTACTTCAGCACGATCGCCAATCTCATCCAGATGGTCAGCCACTTCGCCAGCGTCAGCCGCAGAAGAGATCTCAGCCGCCAGGCTGTTTTCGGTAACGTCGTCCAGGCGATGAACGACGGCGTCGTCGACCGCACCGGTGTCCTCAGGCGTGATAGCGCCCGATTCGGCGGTGTAGCCTTTCAACAGCTCTTCGATGTCATTCATGTTGGAAAACCCTTACGAAATGTCGCGAGCCAGGATGGCCAGGCGAGTGGTGGTGTAGAGCGCCTGATCGTACAGGATCTCGCTGACGACGTAGACGTTCCACGCAGCGTGACTCAGAGCGCCGATCGCTTTGCTCTTGGTAGCGCTGTGGGCGTCGTCCAGTTCGTTGAAGACATTCCAGTCCATGGTCGCGTCGGTGTACTTGTTGTACCCCAGCACGAGATCGAAGACCTGCTTCATGTCCTGAGCAGATGCAGCGCTGGTAACGCTGGACCGGTCCTTAACGTACCTGGACATGGTTTTACCCAGAGCCACACCACCAGCTGCTGCGGCGACAATTGGACCGATTGCCGGACCACCAATCGCGAGGGTGAGCAGAGTAGCAGTGTTACCAGAAGCCACACCACCAGCCACGGCAAAGATACCGCCGGCAACACGAGAACCTACCGTGCTGTGGATGTCCTTGGTGTGGCGGTAGTAGTAAGGAACCGGCACTTCGGACTTCTTGATCTCGACAGTGTGGTTACCCATCAGGAAACCGACGCTGGTCGACAGTTCGTTGATGGCCTTGAACTCACCAGACGACAAGATCTGCTCGATGGTCAGTTCAGGATTGGCCTTGACCTTGGCAACGGCGGTATGGATCGCAGCCATCGCACTGTGAACAGCGCTGTGAGCTTTGGCCATCCACGCGGCTTCTTCTTTGATCGCTGCCGGCAGGTTGGTCACCGCACCGTTGTGGCGAGTCATGAAGCGAGCAACGCCGTTGTTGTGGACGATCTTCGGCTGATCTTTCAGTTCAGCGATGTTCGCCTCGACACGGCGGGAAGCGTTCTGCAACGCAGCGCGTGCGGTTTCCAGGCGCGCCTTGTGACGACCCAACACCTTGACGATACCGGACGATTCGGTCGAAACATCACCCAGGCTGAGAGCGGCTTGATTGGCGATACCGCCGAACTTGCGGCTGTCGTTCTTGATCGCAGTTGCGCGCTCGATTGGTGTTTGGGCAGCTTCGGTGGAATAGGACTGCCACGAAGCTTGCATGCCGAAAGCACGTACGGTGGTGCCGTATTCGCGAACCAGACCTTCGACGGTGATTTCAGCCACCTTCAGTTCGGTTTCGCTTGGCGCATCTTCGCCGGTCTTGGCAAGTTGGGTCTCGACGACTTCGGCGCGATCGGCGATGTCGTTCAGAGTACCGCCCAGATCTTCGGAGCGCTTCAGGTCTTCGACGATCGAGGCAACGGTAGGTTCACCAGCACCGTCGGCTTGATCCATCAGGGAGCTGTCGAGTTCTTCGATCGGACCTTCGGTTGGCATGTCAACGACAGCCGCTTCGGTGGTCAGCTGCGACAGCATATCGGCAATATTGTGGCTCATGGGGAGGTTCTCACCATCTGAAGGTTGCGGGAACTTGAATGGAGCGCTTGTGCTCTTCATACAAGGAATTGAGGATCTTGACGTGCGGCATGCTTTCGAAGCTCTCGGCGTTCATGGCTTCAGGAACGCTGTTACGCAACCGCTGCAAGTTGAACTCCACTTCGACCTTGTCCAGGATGAGTGTAACGTCCTTGGATTCCAGCGAAGGAGTGTTGTACTTCGACGCCACCGCAATCCCCGGAGTGGTGACACTGTCCCAGGTGATGATTTTGGTGATGTGTTTGCGACTGGTAGCGAAGTCGCGACGCGCAAAGCTGCGAATCGAATACGCCACATCCGCATGCGGGTTTTCCAACAGCAGACGGAATTCGTCAGCCTTGTACCCGGCAGGTTTGACTTCGCCAATGACGGCGACAACCTTGCGGCCTTTCTCGTCAGTCACAGTGTTGAACGACAACTTGATAGCACGGATGTGCGACGAGGTGTTGGTCTCCAGGATCGAGCAGATACGAGCAAACCAATCCGCATCGCTTTGACCTGGTTGACGAACCGGGTGACCCCACTCGCTGTACATCCGACCGCCCTTCAGTTCAGCCAGGAAATCACGATCGTTCTCGATGTAGCGCATTGCTGTCGCTTCATCGTAGATCCAACCGCCATTACCAAACGCTGCGAAGGCGCCGAGGATGATCTCGTAGTAACCGTTGTCGAGTTGTTTGAGGATGCCTTTCTTGAGCGTCCCTTGCAGCGCGACGTTACTGTACGTCGCAAAATACTGCTGGTCGCTTCTAGCCGCTGCTGCGCCCATGTTGGTTTTCCTTTATTGGCGCAAGAACCATTCCACTCGTTCGTTACGCTCCGCAGGGTGGGCCAGTGCAGAAGTCTGGCCGGGGCTGTAGAACGAACCGCCGGTTTTGGTACTGAAGTTGTTTGCGCCGTAGCTGACGTTCTTGAACCCGACGATGACCGGCGGCTTGGTTTTGAAGAGTTCCTTGGAGCCCAACTGTTCGCGGTAGAACTTTGTCGGGTCATCGGGATTGCGACAGAGTCGCCCAGCACCAAACTCCAAAATGGCAGGATCTGCGCCGATCGTCACACCATTGTCGCGCCCAGTGTTCATGAACATCCAGGCAAGGTCCTCTTGATCGTAGTACCACGGGATCTTGGCCTTACCCCAATGTTCAGTGAAGATCGGGTGCGGGAGGTTGTCATTCATCACCAGATTGACGTTGGCAATGACCTTGGAACCCTTGTCGTAATGCAGCTCGATGTAACGGACGTTGTCGACCACCACCTTACCGATACGGTCCGGTTCTGTCCGGACCATGTTGGTTTGAGTGCAAGACGCGTAGAAGTTGTCCTCGGTAATGATAGCCATGAAACCGAGAATGTTCGTAACGTCTTCAATCAAAGCCAGTCCCCGATCGGCGAACCGTTCGGGGATCTGGACTCTGAGGGGTTCTAACGCAACCAGTGCCTCACCAACCAACTTGAGGCAACTGTCTACCCGTTCCTTCGAGCGAATGTAGTCACTTTTTCTCATGACGATTCGCCTTTACGGATTAGGCTGCACGTTCAGCCGAGATCTGCGACGCCACCCACAGCGAGATGTAACGCAGGGTTGCCAGGAAGTCGAACTGAGTTTCAGCCATGCCTGGGTTCTGCTTCTCGATATCGAGCATGATGTCGATGAACCGAGCAGCATCGGTGTGGGCGTACCAGGTCACGCAGATGCAGGTAGCGATCAGGTAGATCGGCTCAGCATCACGCCACTCGGAACTCAACACCTGATCGACCACAGTACGCAGACGGCTCCAGGCACGCTCTTTGTCGTCGCCCTCGATAACCATCTTGCCTTGTTCGACCACAGCGTCAAGATCAGCACGCAGCGAGTTCATGATGGCTTTGCGGGAGTTCGCTTTGCGATCCTGCGCAGCCGCCTGTTGACGAACCAGACGGTCTTTCTCGTAAGCGGCCATCATGCGCTCGATGTTTTCAGGCACCAGCAGCGCTTGACCACGATGAGGACGACCCAGGATCTCGTTACCCATCAGGGCTTCGACGGTCAGGCCTTTCTCCAGCAGATCGCGGTACACTTCACCGCACAGCACAACCTTCTCGCCCGGACGGATGATCAGGGAGCTGTAGATGTTGGTATCACGAATCGAAGTACCCAGACGAGCCAGCACTGCCATCGCTGCCTTACCAGCCACGTTGGACATGACGGCACGGTTGGCGTTGTAGTTGCTCAGCGTACCAGGCACACCTTCTTTCGGCTGGCTGATCGCTTGCAGGACGATGCTGGCAGGCAGCGAGTAGACGTCGTCCAGCTGAGTAACGTTACGCACACCACCAACTACTTCGATGATTTGCTTCAGACCTTCACCGCCGTTGGCAGACAACAGCTCAGCCATGTCGGTGTTGAAGTCCTGGTCGTTGGTGACCTGCACCAGCTGGAGGATTTCGTCAGGCTCGTACGAACCGAGGTTGATCGCGCCCGGGCTGTTGGCAGTCGGGACATCGTTCCAGCGGTCGATCAGATCACGACCGATGTGGCTGGTGTAAATTTCCGGCACGTACTTGATATCGAACTCGATCGGCGGACGGCCAGACTGGTAGCTGTCCATCATGTCGGAATACGACTGGAGCACACGGCGGATGTGAGGCATGACCTCGGTGCGGGTGAACGACAATGTGCTGCGTACTGCCGAAACGGCGCCGTTCAGGTAGGTCTTGCGAACTTCGTTGTGACGCTCGTCACGGGAGCAGTCCACGATTGCGCTGATGGCGCCGTCGTAGGTAGCCTTCTCCGGATCGATACCGGCGATGGACAACTCGTGGACCAGCAGGGCCAGAGGGGTGTTGGCGACAGGAGTCAGGATCAGACCGTCGCTGCTGAGTTTCTGCGTCAGAGCTACTACGCTCTTCAGTGCATTTGGATCAAGCATAGCGGGTCTTCTCGGTCAGGACGTTGTTGAGGGTCGAAGACGCCAGAACGCGAATGGCGTTTTGGGTGAGTTTCTCGCCTTCGAGTTCACCGGCAACCTCGTTGCCAACGATCTCACAGGCGATAGCCGTGACGAGATCGACTGCCGAGCCAAGCACTGGCAGGTTGTTCAATTCATTAGGGGTCATCTATCCCACCTCTTAAAGTGCATACGTCCGCCCAAGAGGGCGGACGTACTGTTTGTCGACCTTAGCCAAAATACATCTGGAACGCTTCCTCACCCACGTACCGCATGAGGGTGTTGGTGGAGCCGCCCGAGAACGGTCCGAGGATGATACGGTCGATTGGCGATTTGGCACCGAAGATCATGTCGATCGGTTCGTTGGTAGTCAGCGTACGGTTGTTACCGAACAGCGTCTCACCCACAGTCGACTTCATCTGGTTCCCCACCACCAACTTATCCGCAGTACCCATCGGTACACCCACAGTCATGTGGACGATGATGACGGCTTGTTGGTTCTCCAGAGCATTCTTGCCGATCCGCACGCCGCGAGGTACTTGCCCGGAGGTATAGTCCTTGCCAAGACGACGTGCTTTACGACGACGCTCCTTCTCCGCCAAGGTCACGATCGCTTGCAGCGACTCCGACATGTCGTCGACATCACCACAATAGAAGACCTCAACTTTCGATACCACACCAACAGCCCCAGCCTCTGGCGCCATGCCGGCCAGACGTCCCATGACCTCACGGTCTGCTTCGTCATACAGTCCGTCATCGGAGGAGACTGCACCCCTGATATCGCATAGAATTGTCTTAAGATCCACCGTATCGCCTACATTGACGAGGTTGTTAATCTCGTAATCAAAGTTGACGGTGATTGGTTTCTCTTTCGACACGTAGGTACGCATCCGTTGAGCAAAGGCGATCGACAGAGAGCAGGAGTCCTCTACCGTGTACACCGCCTCACGAAGCGCAATCCTAGCCATGCACCCAGCCATGTAGTCAACACGACGTGGGTTGATTGGGTCAGGCTTGAAGAACCCACGGTTGTACGCCAATACATCGAACTCATTGACTTTATCGCCGAGTTTGAACGTAGTCGCCAGGGTGTTCGGATAGGACGAACCTTCCGCATTGGTGTGGATCAGACCCAACTCATGCCGTTCCACTCGACCGTCTTCGTACTTGACCGCGATGTGGTCAGCAGACAGCTCCGTGATCTCACCCTTACCGGTTGCAGTTACGGCGAACTCAGGACCTTCACGACCTGCGATCGCACGCTCCATGCCGGTACGCGCAGCAGGGACTTCATAACCCTCGGCCATGATACCGTGACCGTGCTGTACGTTGATGAAGTTACGGCGTTTCGGATCGTCACCCTCTGCGTCGAATGCCAGTTGAGCCGACGTCGACATGATGCAGGAGTTACCGTCACGCTTAGCGTCGTACAGACGCACCGTACCACGGGTAGTGGTCAGGTTAGCGTTAGGTGACATGTAGGTAATGATCGCCACGTCACCGGAGTCGACAGTACCCTCGGACATGAAGCCCAAGTCTTCCATCGGGAACAGACGAGCAGAGGCCACCATCGCACGACGACTTCGCCCACCGCGGCCTGTGTACGTCACCACTTCCCGTTCCCGTAGAGCGTGGATTGGGTTGATGTTGTTCACTGGCGATGTGGTTGGGTCCATCACGAGGATGTTGGTTGGATCGTTCGGGTTGATCGTTACCGACCCCCGGCCGCCTGCTGCACGAGCATTGTACTGACGCACAGCTTTCGCCAGCGTTTCGTAAATGATGCCCGGTACGCGTTCGTAACCACGGATACGCTCCAGCAGTTCCACCCGCTTGTTCTTGTCCTCCCGGCGGTTGCTGACCTGAGCGGTGGTCAACATCTCCACCGAACGAATCAACAGACCCGTAAAGGTCCGAGGCTCGCCCATCCACTTCAGCAGATCTTCCGTGATCGGATCGACAAACAACGTGTTGAGAGAATCCAGCTCGCGCAGATAACGACTACCGATACGCGAACGGTCCAATACAGCAGCGTACACGTCCTTATCGTTGAACATACCCGAGTTGTAGGACTTGATCGACTCGTGGAACAGATTGAAGCCACTGAAGATCATCGACACCATTGGGTTGTTGCGGTCGAACACCAACGTCTCGTTCTTGAAACGTACGGCGAACTCATCCTGAGTCAGGTTAGCACGTTCGCTCATGAGCACGCGCCGTACCTTCGCCTTGGTGATCTTGAGCAACCCATCCAGCCCCAGCAGGTAACCCAAGGCAACCCCGATAGGGATGTTCTTGGAATAGACCTTGACCTCAGCCATCATGGTTGGTGTAACGCCAGCCTCGATCGGAATCCCACACAGCTCGAAGATACTACCCTCGTCTTCCAGCTTCCCACCAGTGATCGAATAGACCGCACCGATCTTGTCCATGATCAATGCGCCTTTCGGCCCGCGACCCACCAACACCCAACCATCTTTCTCAAACGCCAGTTCGCGTTCGCTGTAGTCGTTCTGAGCAATGCGACGACGGTGGTCGAACCAGAAGTTCAACTTACCCGCACTGAAGCTCAGAAGACGTTCAGAGATCTCGGTGTAGATCAACGGAACATCGGCCTTATAGTCAACCACGGTACTGAGCACCGCTTTGTGGACTACAGGGTCTTGCGTGTCCTGCGCTTTCATCACCAGACGCTCAACGAACCAACGGTTCATGTCAAACGTCTTACGCTCAGATCGCTCCACGAAGACCTTCGAGTAGTAACTCGACAGCGCCACACGAGACGGCGAGATCTTGCGGATCGGCAAGTCGGTACGCTGCTTACGCATGCGGTACTCAGTGCCTTTGTACAGGAACGTGCCATTCGGACGAAGGCGAGGGATTGCAAACCGAACTGTCGACGGTAGACCTACAGCCGGAACCAGTTTCACGATGTGGATCTCGTTGTCCGTCACCGCGTCTTGTTCGTATTCGACTGTATAGCCAGTCACTGCCACTGGAGACTTCTGGATCGCCATGACGCAACGCAGGATATCCTTACGCAACGTCTTCTCGATGTACTGCTTGTCGAACTCATCCACACGCGAATGGAGCATCGACCGATCAATGACGGTTTTGTCGTCAGTGATGGGCTTTGGCTCAATGATCAGGTCTTCTTCGGCGATCTTCATCGCCTCGACCAAAGACTCACCAGACCCGTACGGGTCTTTGATGTTCTTGTGAGCTTCTGCAAGGCGCTTCAGACGGTTGTGGTCAGCAGGGCTGAGGAAACCCTTGAGCTGCAACTCGTCGGCCTTGATAAGCATCGCTGAGCCGTCTGCTTCAAGCGCTACGTGCTTGGTCTGCAACACATCGATGTCGATGGTTTTGGTGTCGATGACGTTACCTTCTTCATCGAACACTTCTTCCGTCTGCGACGCAGTGCGCACGCGTTCCAGATCCTCGAGTTCCTTCTCGAGTGCCGAAATGGTTTCGATCTCGTCGATAACCACATCGTCTTCGTCCACCGTCTCGTTGGCGTCCATCCCAAACTCGAGATCGTCCAGCTTCTCGTCTGGGGTGTCGATGGTAACAACCTTCTCGTCAACCACCTCTTCCTTGGTAGGTGTTTCGAGTGGCGAAGTAGCCTGGTGCAGTTTGTACAACATGCGCAGGAACTTCAGCTGGAAGATCTTCGATTCCATGCCAGACAGCTTGACGATCGGAAGCTCTACCTGAGCATTCGGATCTTTCTTGAGCTGCTCCTGAACGGCCTTGTATTCTTCGATCACCTCTTTAGGGGAGATGATGAAGTCGTCCAGCCATTTCAGGTTGACCGAGACCCAGCCATTCAACCGACGGAAGATCAGGTTGATTTTGCCGTATTGCTCAGGATCGATTTGACCGAACAGCGATTCCTTACGCAATGGACCTGCCCACTTGAACAGGTCGGCCATGGTCAGCATCTCAGCGCTACCGAAGTGCTTGAGCGTATCGCTACTCTGACGAGCAGCCAGCTCTCGCAACTGCGTCAGCGTCGGCATGACGTCTGGCAGATCGATCTCGATGAACTGTTGACGGCGTGAGGTCTTGGTCGTCTTGTTGACGTTCAGCACCACTTCCTTCATCACGTTGTACCACTGGTAATAGCTGGAACGGAACGTAGGCGGGTACTTGACCAGATGCGACAACATTGCGTAGTTGAATACAGGCAACACGCGGTCATCCAGATCCAGGCGTTCCAAGTTCTTCAACGGACGGAACGCACGGTTCTTGCGCCGGAACTCGGTGATCATGCCCTGAGCGTTGGTGTACTTACGCTGAGGACCACCGATTGGGTCGTGGTACTGGGTTTCGTGATAGATGTAGATAACACCCGGGATACTGCGCAGCATGGGATCGCTGATTTGCGGACCCATGGTAACGCCATCCACCGGAGCGAAGTGCAGCAAAGCCCGCTTCGGCAGTTGGAGACGAGCGATCGGATAAACGACCGGGATGTCCAACTGAGAGTTCTTGAACAGACCAAAGCGGCGGTTGTACACAGAGTACTCGAGCATCTCCGCCACAGTTAAACTCCTTTCATGTGCTTGAGTTCGACTTCAGTTGGCTGACGTACGTGGTCGAAGCGACCCGTGAGGTTACGGATGACCAGGTCAGTCGTGTCATAAGACACGCTGGCACGAGGACGTCCAGACGGCATGACCCAGGCTTCTCGCGTACCGAGGTAATGTTCAGTTTCAGCCAACGCTTCATCCGACATCGCCGAAGTAGCAGAACCGGTATCGCCGTCGAAGTCAGCGCCGAGGCCAGACAGACGACTTGGGTGAGGAGACTCGGAGTCATGGAACGACGACAACCCGTATTTGGGGTATTCGTTCGCAATGCCATCCGGACCTTCAATCGGCTCCCAGTTGTGGTCGAGCTCACGACGCATCTCACCGATCGTGGTAGACCGCACGTAGATCCGTGAAGGATACGTGGAGTTTTCCGATTCGATCGGGTAACGGACAACATCAGTGAAGTACTTCGCCCACTTGTTGTAACCACACAGATACAGCAACTCGATCAACGTCATCGGGTGGACGTGTTCGCGGTTGAAACCGTTCGGGAGTTCGTCAATGCTGTCGAACACCTTAAAGGTACCCTCGCCCAGATAGACGAGTTTCAGGTAATGACCTGCGATCTCAACCGGACGCTGACGCGCTTCGATGTTGACGAGTGAGTTGATCAGACCGCGCATCCCGTCTTCGGTCACCCAGCTGTCCCGTTCGGTAGGGCTGAGAGACACCCACGTCTGTTTCAACGTGTCTTTATCGATCAGGGGTACATCGCCCTCACCTGCGTTCATCAACTGCTCAAGGAAGCCTGTACGCAGCCAGTGGATGACCAGCGGCGCCATACTCGTCGCAGTCTGGTGGACACCCAGCACCGTAGCGTCATAGCCGGGTACGTTCGGGGAGTCAAGGTGAGCACCCGAGGTGTTCATCGCCGTCAGTACGTTTCGTGTACCTTCGTGAACGCGGCTACTGGCCCAACGATCTCGCTGGAAACCATTCTTACCACCGATGATACCTTCGATGTAATCGAACAACGCATTGACCGCAGCCTGAAGTGCAGAACGGTTGTGATCGTAAGCAGGCGACTCCATGTCTCGACTCGGCGTGATCGATTTACTGATCGCCAAGATCCGGTAGTAGAAGTCGTTGATCTCGTGCTTGACCACACGTCCATCGTCACCCATTTCCAGGTCACGCATACCGGCAGGCATAACCGGAATGTTGATGGTCGTCCAACGATGACGCCAACGCTCCAGGAAGTCGACCGTATCACTGCGAGACAGAGAATCGTTCTTGACGAGTTCGATCTCATTCATGTGACGGAAGAAGAACGAATACCCACTCTCCGCATCTTCCTCGATGCTGACCACGAAGTCTTTGCGAATCGGGTCAAACTTCGCTGTCCTCGCACCCGACAGGATGTCGCCGTACAACGATTTGACGTTGAGGAGTTCACGGTAGACCTTCGGGTGGATGATCCGTACACCCAACTGAATCTTGCCGTAGGTCTGATCGCGCTCCTTCGAACCGACCATCCCAAAGATCCGGGTCGAGAACAAACCGTCCGGGTGGAAGTTGCTGGTAGCGCCCTCCATGATGTCCAGACGGGTGATCGGGGCGATGTGCCTGAGATCAGCGTCTTCCGTATGGAGAATCCAAATAAGCGCCGGAAGTCCTTCAGGAATCATGCATATTCCCCTTTAGAACGAAGTTGTATGAGTAAGAGCCTCCCTTAGGAGTCCCGTTTTATGGCTAAGAATGACAAGGTGGACTTCGGTGAAGCCGACCTGGATGACTTCAATTTCGACGCGCTCGACTTTGGAGATCCGTTCGAACAGAAAGCTCCAAAATCCGGTGGTGCTCGTGAGGCTGTTACTGAGTTTGCCTCCAGTGCGGTACATGCAGCGAAAGATCGCTTGCTGGATCGCGGCACCATCCGTCGACTGATTTCTGGGGGCCTGCATAAAGGTTACACGCAGGCCTTCAACGCATACGATGCCATCGAGGGCGGGCTTGCTGATATCATCAAGGACAACGCTACCGAACTGAACGGTACGTTGCTCAACATGAAGCGCAAGACCGATCGCTGGAGTCCTTTGGCAAAACGCATGATGCCAAAGTTCTTACGCGACGCAATGGAGGATGCGGACTATGCCAATAGTTCCAGTTCTTCATCGTCCGGTGGTAATGACGAGCTGAACATTAACCTCGCTGGACTGGATAAGCTGTTTGCCAGTCAGATGAAGGATCAAACCGATCGCAAGATTGGTGACGCTATTCGCGACAACCGGGAACAGAAGCGCTTCATGACCGAGGCGCAACTGCAACTGAACATCGGTCGTGGTATTGGTCGTCTGGTAGGCTATCAAGATAACGTCACGATCAACTACCACCGCAAGTCGCTCGAGATCGGTTACCGCCAACTCGACGTTGCTGTGCGTATGCTGCAACTTCAAAACCAGCACTTCTCGGAGTCTGGTGAGACGCTCAAACTCATCCTCAAGAACACGGGCCTTCCTGACTTCGTGAAGATGAAACACATCGAAGTGCTCAAGCAGACGATGGCGAATAAACTCGCCTCGAACGCCATGAACACGGTCGGTAACTGGGCGTCCAACTTCTTCACTGGAGTTAAACAGAACTCGTCCGACATGCTCGGGGCGTTCCTCCAGTTCCGCGACACGATCGAGAGTCAGACTCAGTTGGGTCAATCGAGAGCTTCGGCTTTCGGTAGTACGCTCGGCGGCATGGCAGGTAGTTTCGCAGGCGGCGCAGCTGAACAAGGTCTCCATGCTGTTGTTGAAAGACTCAAGCCGTACCTCTCCAAGATCCCGGGCTTTGATCGGGTAGGTGAGAATCTGCGCTCTACCTTCACCGGTATTCCGCAGAAAATCAACGCCTGGAGTAAATCCGAGAATACCAAAGACGGCATCTCAGGTTGGATAGAGGAGGGATTGAAGTCACTCTTCGACACCTACACTGCAACCGGTAGTATTTCCGGCATGCCATCCATCGAGTTGGACCAGCCTGCGATCTTCGATAACCTCTTCCACAAGAGCGTAACCGAAGTCATCCCAGGCTACCTGGCCAGCATCGATAAGTGGATCAAGGTAGTGGCCACTGGTGAAGACCAGGAAGAGATGGCGTACAGTCACTACACGGGCGGTATGGTGAGTCGCTCCACGCTGAACGAACAACATGTTCGCGTGTCGTTGAAGAACAACACCGGTAAAGCACTACGTCAGGAGATCGACGGATTGCTGCGAGACATGGGCGCGGCTGACCTTTCTAACGAAGCCCAGCGTGCACTACGTCGCCGTTTGATGAAAGACCTGGCGGGCGGTAACCCATTCAATCCATCGAAGTACGTGGAAGTCGGTGCGTGGGATAACACCGAGGAATGGATCGCCGATGAGATCATCACGTTCGTTGCTAACCGCTTTGATCTCGATCCTAGCGGTCAGCCGGTCAGTCAGTCCACTGAGAGTAAGGAACGACTGAACAACTTCACCGAACGGTACGATGCAACTCAACGCCGTATGCCAGAATTTGGCCAGCGGATGAACGTACTCCAGAAAGTGACTGGGCGTCGAGCTTGGCGTGAGCTGGGTCTGTCGAAGTACAACGGTATCGAAGGCGATAACATCGACCTGGACGCTGTGTATGACCGTGTGCTGGACAACGACGATATTGCGTTCGATCCAAGTGCCAAGGTTCCGACCGACAAGAAAGAACTGGCCGAATACCTCAAACGCAAAAAGAAAGCCGAAGAGGATCTCCTGCGTTACGGTATCGGCAACAACGACAAGGTTGACGTCGATGCTGGGGTGGCTTCTTCCAGATTCGGTCCTCGTCGTGCAAAAGCCGATCGGGTAACTGAAGAGCTTAAGCTGGATCTGTCCAATGCGTTTGAGAACATGCCGAAAGCGTTTGACGCCAACGTCAAGTTCCCTGACTTGATGATGACCTCCGATGAGATCACTCAAGGTAAGCTCGATACAGTCGTCGATGCGTTGACGGCCAGTAACGGGTTCTTGGAAGCGATTCTGGAATCCATCCCGTACGCTGGCATTGCTGGACATGGGGAAGATGGTGAAGGTCCTGGTCCTGAGGACAGTCCAGACACTGGCGGTGGTGGTAGTGGTCGACGTGGTTGGGGTCGTCGTATCCTGGGTGGATTGGGTTGGGCGACTAAAGGCGCTGTGAAGGGACTGGCCGGCTACTTCAAAGGCTCCTACAAGATGATCGGTAAGGGCCTGTTTGGCGGAGCTAAGCTGGCTAACTGGGCAGCGCGTGCACCATTCCGCTCGATCACAGGTCTGGGTGTTACTGACATCTATCTGCGCGGTTCTGAAGATCCAGTCATGACTGCTCGCGACATCCGTCGTGGCTTCTACATGGACGTTAAGTCCGGGAAGATCATTGAGTCCTTGAGGGACATCGGTGGTGCAGTACGTGACATCAGGACCAACCTGCTCGTCCTGACGGAAGAAGACTTCGCTGCTGGGTTGTATAGCGGTGAGGGCGAATCCTTGGCCGGGTACTTGAGTCGCAAAGCCATGGGTCTTGCCGGTACGCTGGCGCGCGGGACGGGCTGGTACATGGGTGCCACGTACGGCCTGATGTGGAAAGGTGCCAAGAAACTCACTGAGGTCGCTTGGGATCAGTTCGTGCAGTTCGATGCTTACTTCCCTGGTGAGGACGAACCCCGCATCACGTCCAAGAAAATGAAGCGCGGTTACTATCGCGACGAGGAAGGTCAGCCGATCATGTCCCTCAAGGACATTAAAGGTGCCGTCTACGACATCGAGGGTAACCTCGTCGTCAGTCTCGAAGAGCTGCAGAAGTACAAGTCCTTCTACACCCGCAATGGTTCGTTGCTCTACACCTTCGGGCGTGGTGTCGTGAACCTCGGCGGTAAGGCGCTGGAACTTGGCGCTAAAGCCGCGGTCTGGTACGGGAAGCAAATTGGTAAGTTCTACAAGGGAATGTGGAGCGCCAGTAAGTGGACCGCACGTAAGGTCGGTGGGTTGTTTGGAATCGGTAAAGGCGGATCGTCTCACGGCGCAATGGGCGGTATGGATGACGAGCTGGGCGAGACCATGGTGGAAATCCAAGGTCGTCAGCTCGATACTCAGCTGGAGATGTTGAACATCCTGCGCACTGCGTTCGACAAAGCACCTGTTCGTGGAGACACAGACGGCAACGGTGTACGCGATTGGTCGTGGCGTGACATCCTGGATCGCCGTAAGGCGGCGAAGGATAAAGACGTCGTAGAGGGCGGTGACAACTCGGACGTAGTTGACGCACTCGATAAGCTGGGGGATCGTCTCGATACCAAGCTTGAAGACCTGATCGAAACCACCGAAGAGGCTGGTGAAAACAGTTGGCTGGAAAACGCAGCTGACATGGCCGATATCAAGGACGGCATGGGTGGTGGTAAGCGTGGACGTCGTGGTGCTCGCAGACCCCCTCGAGGGAAAGCGGGTTGGCTTCGCCGTGGATGGGAAGCGACGAAGGCCGGCGCTAAGTGGGCGTGGAATAGCCCTATGCTTCGAGCCGGTGCGATGTTTGCAGGTACCACATTGTTGCGTGGTGGGGCGATGTTACTGGGCGGTGCCGCTAGCTTGATCGGTGGTGCTATCAGTCTGCCTGCTCTTGCAATCGCTGCTGTGGTGGGTGTTGTGGCGTATGCCGGTTACCGGTACTACAAAGCGAACCAGGCGAAGAGCTTCCCACTGTTCTATCTGCGGATGGCGCAGTACGGTGTCAACGGCACTGATGAGAAGCGCGTTGCTGCAATGCTCGAAGTCGAGAAGCAGGCCGCCGCAGGTCTGCGTATCGGTACTGACGGTAAAGCCACCATGGATGCTAGCGGCATCAACATGGATGCACTGGCTCAGAAGTTCGGCCTGGATTCCCAAGAACGCGTGCAGCAATTCGCCAATTGGGTAGGTCAGCGCTTCCGTCCAGTGTTCCTTGCGCACAGCACAGCCATGCAACAGATCCACGGTCACACCAACCTCGCTGAAGCCGACAAGGGCATCGGGGATGGAGACCTTGAGATGTTCATGTCGTCGGTCAACCTACCAGGGATGGATAAGGTCTACGACGATGTGGATACCTCACCGTTCGATTCGGATCTGGACATGGACGCCGATGATGTTAAGTCGGCAGTGGCTAACGTCCGCGATCGTCGCAACATGGATAAGCTGTCTGGTAAGGCTAACAACATAGCGGACAAAGTAGCGGTGGCTGGAGTAACGGCTACGGCGGCAGCGACTGCTAACCAGAAGGCCGATGGCGTGACACGACTCAACGTTTCGGCGAAGGGGAGTGACGATCCACGTCAGATCGCATCTGGACTTAAGTTGACGGCTACGGGCTTGGCAGGGGCGGGTGGTGCCGCGATGATGTACGCTGCCAAAGCCAGTTCTCAGGCGAGGATCTCTTCGCTCAACATCCCAACGGCGGTGCGTTACAAGACGTACGGTCTGGTGGAGTTCGAGCTACCTAAATGCACTCAGTTGCAACAGGTGGAAGAGGTCTATTGGGACAACGTGGTGTACTCGGGTACCAGCAAGGCTACATTCGCAGGTGACGAGGACAAGCTGAAGCAGAAGGTGTTTGACATCTTCAAGCCAGCCACTGACTTGGAACACGAGGAAGTGACCCGTTGGCTGGAGTATCGTTTCATTCCAGCATTCCTACAATACTGCATCTCGATCCGTCGTCGTTACAATGGCGACGCTCGAGACGGTTGGCGTAACCTCACCGGCACCCTCATGAAGGAAGTGTTGGATGAGACAACGAGAGCAGCGGTGGAAACCATGTTCTCCAGCCGAAGTGTGTGGGAAGTCCAGAACTCGCCATGGCCTGGCTACCAACTGGAGAAACTTCCTGGGTCGACCAAGATGTATATCGAGGCTCTCGATACGGGCGATACCAGTAAGGTGCTTGACGTACAGGGAATGGAATCCCAAGCAAGGACCCAAGCGTCTAACAACGACTACGGGACCAAGCTGTCCAACATCGCGCTGGGTAACACTCGCGCTAACCCAATCGGTCCGGGTGTTGGCAACAACAACTCGACCCTGGGGAATTACGCCAACATCTTCAGTGGTAAATCTGTTGCTGGTGGTGCTTCCGGTCAATCGCCTTCGGGTTACGGCGACGGTAGCATGCTGTACAAGGGATCATTCGGTAACGTGGTCCAGCACCCTGGTGGTGGTACGGGCGGTGACATCAACTCACTTCCTGATAACCGTGGTGCAGGTCTGGCTGAAATGGGGCCGATCATTACTGGTGCGGCGAAGATGGTTGGGTTTGATCCTACGATCTCTCTCAACGTTGCAGCCACCGAATCGGGTCTCGACCCGAAAGCCAGTAGCGGTATCGCTAACGGGTTGTTCCAGTTCATCGGCACGACCTGGGACTCGATGCTGACAAGGTACGGTCCAAAGTACGGCATTGCGCCAGGCACCCCTCCGACCGATCCTCGAGCTAACGCCATCCTCGGCGTCTGCTACCTCAAGGAAAACTACGAGGGTCTGAAGCAGTCGTTGGGTAAAGACATCACTGACCTTGACCTCTACATGGCCCACTTCTTGGGCTTGGGCGGTGCGAAGCGGTTCTTGGCCGCTCCGCGTGGTGATGCGGCGTACCTGCACGTTGGTAACGGTTCGGCAACTCCTCAGAAGAGAAAACGCGACGGTGGTAACGCCGTGGTTGGTTCCAACGCGTCGATCTTCCTGAAGGACTACAAGTCGCCCAACCCAACCAACTATCGGAACGTCGGTGAGATTCTGGCAGAGATGGATCGTCGGATGAACATCGGTCGGAAGAAAGCAGGGAACCCAGCCAGCAGCACAGCGACTTCGGAAACGCCGTCTTCGGTACCGTCTAACGGAGCACCGAGCGATACCACACCGGCGAACGGTGGCGTGGCTGCTGGTGGTGATGCTCCGGCAGCGGCGGGTGCAGGCGGTCCAGCAATCCCTGGTGTTAGTTCGCCAGCGGTATTGGCAGGTGCAGGTGGCGATAAGACCACTCCATCATCAGTACTGGATCAAGCGGCGGCTGCGTCTTCGAGTGCTTCGGCCTCGTCGATCCCAGCGAGCGATCCTGCTCCGGCTACACCTGGTCCAGACCTGTCGTCGTTGGACGATCTGAAACCAGCAGGCTTCCAACCATCGGCTCCACAACCTACCCCAGTGTCTGCTTCGCAAGCGGCTGCTAAAGCTGCAGCGGATAGTTCTGAGATTGCATCGCAAGCCAACATGGAGTCCACCAACTCCATCCTTAATGAACAGCTCACAGTGGCCAAGGATAGCCGTCAACTGTTGGCTGACATCAAAGGGCTGTTGGAAAGTGGTGCGTTGATGAAGACACCGGCTGACCCACAGCAACAAACCCCACGGGCAGGCCAACTCGCTAAGAGTGAACCCTTCCCACGTAATCCTGTCAGCAACAAAAGGACGGATGCGGTAACGTGATAAGTGGGCGGGATATCCCGCCCACCTCTTTTCAGTGACGTGGAGACACGTATGGCAAAGAAACGAATCTTGGATGCGGAGTGGGCAGGTAATGCCTTCCTCGCACCTCGAAGCGCGCTCAGTGATGCGACGAACAACATGCGTCGGTTCTACACGTCGACTTCCCGTAAGTTCACGGACACTTCACTCGGCGGTAGTTTCGAGATCAACCCGCTGTCCCAACTGACGGCAAACTGTGACTTCAAACATCCATCCATCTACAGTGCTTCGTTAGGTACTGGACGGTGGTACGGGGAGGTTCTGCAAGATTCTGCGCAATTGATTCACGTCCGTTGTGGTGTCCCTCAATTCAACACCATGACCAACTTCTTCGGCAACTTCTACAACGTCTACGCAGGTTCCATGGCTCGTTCGGGTCGTGCGCCTTCGGTGTGGTTCGAAGTAGGACGAGTGGCAGGGGTGATTGGCACGCTACCATTACAGCCTTTCATCTTCGCAGGTTCTGTGGTGAAGTTCTTCCTCGGCATGCCGCGGTCGAAGTACTACTACCTCAAGCCATCGATGTACTCGTTCTGGTACGCGATGAGTGGTTTTGTCAACGCCGTCTTCGTGAACCTCGGTCTGTCGCCACACTTCTCCAACACTGACCAACGACAGTTCATGGACCCCAACGTTATTCCTGACGATCGTGACATCACCTCGATGCACCGGATGATTCCGGATGTGGTGATGAAGGACGGGGGTATCGATGTCTTCGCTCTGGCTACCAAACCTCAGCGTCTGGCTAACCAGTACTTCGAGAAACTCAACGAAGTGATGGATGGGTTGACCGATAACCCGGCTACTCGCGACGAAGAGTTGCGTACGCTGCTGGCCAAAGGTGTCGATGCTGGCATCAAGGCGATCCAAGATCCGGGTGCTTCGCTCAAGGAGTACGAGGACGCTTACCTCAAGTTCAACGGTAAGTTCAAGAACGACAGTTCGTATGCGTCGGACTCTGTTGGTGAGGACAAGGACTACTTCGACCAAATGCAGGAAGCTTTCCGTGCAGAACGTCGGATGGGTGCTGACTTCGTTACCTTCCGGGTGAACTACACCGGCAGTAACTCCGACAGCTGGAACAACCAGGCAGGCGATCCTTCGATCAAGTCTGAGATCAACAACATGTCGTCCAAAGCACGGGCGGCACGTTTCAACATCATGGACGGTAACGTTGGTGGTCCGCTCGGTACGTTGGTGGGTATTGCGTCTGACATCGCTAAAGGCATTCTTACTTCGGCGCAGGTCGAGGGCTTCATTGCGGTGGCAGGTAATGCCTTTGCTGACATCCAGCGTACGTACGAATCGTCGTCCTGTGACGTCAACCGTACGACCTTCACCATCCCTCTGCGTTCTTGGGCTGCGGATGACTGGGTACGTCTGAAGAACCTGTTCATTCCACTGGGCGCTATCTTTGCGATGGCATTGCCGCGAGCAACGGGTCGTGCTTCCTACGATGGTCCCCCATTGCTCGAGATCTTCAACCGTGGTCACACGTTGATTCGTGAGGGCATGGTGGAGTCGATCACTGTGGAACGGAACGTGGGTGACATCGGGATGGGTCGTGAGGCGAAGACACTCGGTATCGACGTCAACGTCACAATCATCGACATGTCTACCATGGTCTCGATGCCAATCAACCCTGGCTTCTCTGGCGTGAACGGTGTGTTCTCGTTGGCGGTTGAAGGTATCGGTGCTGCTGGCGGTGCTGTATCGGGTGCAGGTGCCAGTCAAGGTGCTTCTGCCGGTGAGACAGTAGCGGCTGCTTTGTCCAAGTCGACCTACGGCGAGGATAACAAGTACACCGACTATCTGGCTACTCTGACCAGCCTTCCATTGGAAACGCTCATCAACGGCACTCGTCGTTGGAGACTGAACATGGCTCGTACGCGGGCTGAGTTCAACCAATGGAAATCTGCTAACCGCGTGGTATCCGGCTTGATGGATAACTTCACCGGTGAGTTGATCAAAGCCACAGGTGCTCCAACCAGCCGTCCGTAAACAAAAAAAAAAGAAAGATACAGCCAGGACCTTGCGGTCCTGGCTGTATGCTGTCGATCGCCGTCGATGTAACGCTGTCCCGATAGATCAGCTTACGGCAGGTGCCGGACGCTTGCTCAGTACTTCAGCTTCCAGCAGACGACGCTTGTAGCGACCGGACATCATGAGCGCACCGATAATCATGCCAGCGCCCAGGAACAGGAAACGGTCCATGGTGATTCTCCTTTACAAAGGGGATGGTTGATTCAATCCCACTATGTATCATCATAAATCGTTTAACTTGCCTGTGTGAACAGAGCTCCTGGATACATCAGACTCATGACGTCGTACGGCGTCTTCGGAGGATAGTTGGTGGCCGTCAGACAGTAGGACCGCTGAGGTTCTTCAAGGAACCATAGTTTCTTGGCGTCAGTACTCGACACTTGGAAAGGCTCGAGGTTTGGAATCAGAACGCCATTGCGGTTGTACTTGTCCCAGTTGGGATTGATGCGCACCAACGTGTTGATCAACTCGATCCGTTTGGCAGGATAGGTCGGAGGGGTGTCATTAGTCCCGAAGAAGAACTGAGTTAGGATCATGTTGATTGCGTCTGGGTTACGCTCAAGGAACGCAGCCACACCAATCTTGTCGATGACCTTGTTGATCCCGGCGAGGTCAGACCCGTAGACCGCATCTGTGGAGATGTAGGCCCACGCATTACGACGAACCTGCTCACTACGAGAATCCTCGATCACATAGTCGACGAGATCCGGAATACCGTAACTCATCAATGCTGAAGCGATGCCTGAGATGATCGCACTCTCAGCCTCGATGTTGATGATGCTGGCCAACTCGGAGTTACCGGTCATCTCAGCAATGAACTCGAACAACGAGGAGGCGTCCTTGACATCCACTACGTTGACGATGCTCGGAATGCCGTTGAACAACACATCGATGTTCTTCTTGGCGTTAGGTCCAATCAACGTACCGGCAGCATCACCAATGACGTTCTTGAGACTCCCGCCCAGCTGACCCAGCAGATTGGGGAGTGACGTCCCCATCGCACCAAGCGCACGATCGATCATGTCCTGCCGATCGATGTTACCCTTCTTGGCAGCCATGATTATCTGCGCAAGTTGTTTTGGCGAATTCTTGTTGGTGTATAGACCATCGACAGCATCGGCGTAAATGCCTTTGACACTGTCGTACATGCTGTTGTGGGATTCTTGTGAGGCTACCCCGTACGCATCTTGTACGAGTACCTGAGTGCTACCATCCCCTTGGAAGAGGGTAGACGAAAGACGGCCGGTCATACGGACACTCCAATGAGGTTGGCTACACACCATAGACAAAAAAAGACGGCATAGAGCGGTGGGTTTCCCCACCGCTCTACTTTTACGCAGCTTGCTGGTAACGCTCTCGGAGATCGATGAAGAACTCCGTCAGCCACCGCACATCTTTCGGTTCTACAATCTGATACTTCTTGCGGATCACCTGCGCTGGCGAAAGTCCGGACAGTTCAGCATCCGTGAATTGACGTTTCGCAGCGTAGTAGTAATAGTGCTCGAGTGGAAGTGTCGATTCCGTCAAGAGCTGTTTGAGCTCAGGATGGTTCTCGAACTTCCATTCCAACGCCACCTTGAAGTCTTCCTGGAACTTGTCGTACCAGACAGTCTTCAATTCCTTACCGTACGCCTTCGACTGGAACCCGTCCATGGAACGGAATTCTTCGTGTTGGAGTCCGGTCTTCAGGTAATACCACAGACCCTCGGCAGTACGGAAACGGCCATGTACAGGGTGCTGTACAGCAACGTCCGCCAGGTTAGTACCGAGACGACCCAACCGAGTCGCCCCACGAGTATAGAAGTTGATGTGGGTAATACCGTCATTCGCAGGGTTCAGCTCCAAAAGTCTTTCATCACTCAGCATCTTCTTCATCCTCGTCGTCATCGTCCTCGAGATTTGCAGGAGGGACGTAACGATTACGCACAAGCACCTTGTGGATGTTACTGTAGTTGTTGGGGAAGTTCAGTTGTATCGTGTACTGAACGGATTCAGCACCCAATACGGCGACCCCTTCTTCAAACCGTTTCAAAGGAAGCCGGTCCTTGGTTAGGGCACGCGTCAGGTTGCTTTTGTCCTGATCGACACGCTTCTTGTCCACCTCGCCCTGGGCGTTGGTGTGGAGCCTCGTGAAATACCGCTCGACACGATGTTCCCACTCACTTGGCATGATGCCTTGCGCAATCAGCATATCGCGAAAAAGAATGGCGAGGACGTTAGTGGCCTCCCCCTTCTTTTTGTCAGGCGCTAACAACAGCTCCCTGAAGGTGGTTTTCTGTTGAGACCTTGTTTTCATTTCTACATCCTTCGGGCGTGTCCGAACTTACGCGTGGGCGATGGTTCGGCAAACAGGACTGGTACTACTTACTTACAGCGAGAGTGAGACAGAACTCAAGGACCGTACAAGTATCTTTCACCACGGGCGTGAACTCACGACGTAGGTACGGATACAGGACGTGTTGCTCATCCAGTTGTTCTTTCTCAAAGAGGTTATGTATGATTACGATCTTTTCCGTTAAGAGTCTCACAACGCTCTCAATGGCCCTGTAGCCAAACTTATGACTATACAGGTAGTCTGGCATCCGAACACGCAGAACCTCGCGTCTACGGTCCTTCCAGCCAGGCAGGATCGCTTCCTCGTCGGTAACGTTGAGGATCAGAAACTCCAACCGCTCGAACAGCTGGGTCAGCGTATCCGAATACATGGGTGGAGCCACATCGAGGTGGTTGATAGTGAGTTCCCCGTAAACGAGTTCCTCAAACCGTTTAGCCAACTCGAACATTCGTTCCCAGGGTTCGTCCGGTAAGGGTTCCGGCGGTGGGTCCTGGATGTCAAACAACCACCGTATAAATCGTCTGAACATATCCCCCTCCTAAGAGGGCATAAGGGAGAAACGAGAAATGAGCCAAGATATCCTGACCACTGCCGACCTGACCAACCCATCGGAAGCCGTGCGGTTTACTCAACGCGCCCGTCGGGTGATGTTCGATGAACTTACAGAAGGCGGGGCCAAACTGACCGACAACTTCAAAGAGGTGAAAGAACTCCTCAAGGACGTTGACGCCACGGCACTGCTGACCCGTAAACTCGACATCGAAGAGTCGGCCAGTAACGAAGCAACTCGTGCGCTCAACAACCACAGACAACTGCGTGAAATGCTGGGTGGGCGAGACCCGTTCCGTCGTGATGACGACTCTCCACTGCCTGTGGCTGAGCGAGTGGAAGGTGCTCTACCAGGACAGTTGCCTAATGTTCCGGTTCGCTTTGTTCCGGGGGAACTTGATCAAGGAGAGCAGCAACTCGTTGTTGCCGACTTTGTTCAACAAGCCGAATGATCTCAGGGTTGTAACAAACCCTCGAGGTTGCGATGTATTGCAACGCCACCGTTTTGATGAGCATGGCGCTGCGGCAGAGGAACGGGTTGCGGATCTCTGGCGTAGCGTCTGGCACCACACCGCTTGAAGCAATCATCGGTGTGATCAAAACGAATGTCGGGATGGGATATTCCAACAACGTCGTCATGTAATGGTGAGCGAACCAGTCTTCGTGGTTGTAGATCGCCATCATTTCGTACGAGTGGTCGAGCATCCGAGGCGTGAGATCTTTGGGATCGACGTACACCGTCCTCACCACTACCTCTTGAGGCATGTAGTGTTCGACCGACCGGCGGATGACTTCAGCCGACTCTGCGTCTAGGTCGTAAGGCCAGAGATTGATGTCGAGCGCCATCGACTCTACCTGAGCGCCGCGCAACATGTCCGCCCGTCCCTCAAGCATGTCCTGCCGCAGGTCGAAGACGAAGTTGGACAGCTTGGAGTAGAAGATCGTATCGATGTCCCGAGCGGCATACAGCTTTTGGAACTCAGCGTCATCGATGACGCCGTTGGTGAGCTCGTGAAAATTGTTGTCGACGTGTCGATCCCGATAGGCATCAGAATTAACCAGCAGCTCAGCGGCTTCGCCGCTGAGCTGTCGGATTGTGCCGTAGACGGTATCGAGGAGCATGTCGACAAAGACAAGTCCTCGTTGTTTCATCAGTCATCTCCAGCAGGAGGTGGAAGCTTCGGAGGAGTCAGCGCCCGCACCTTGTTGACGACATCAGTCATCGACAACAGATACAGGAACATTGCCCAGGGGTTTGCCCGCATCATCTTGGCGTACGCCTGAGGCTCTGCCACGAACTGCGAAACTTCCCGGTTGACTTCTTTCGACCCCTTCATCCAAGCGATCGTCTGCGCAAGGTACTCGACGAACTTGTCCGGGTAGTTCTGCGCAGGCGGTGCCAGGTGAGGCCAGAGCCTGAACATCATTTCACCCGTCATCGCAATGATGAGGTCGATCCCATCCTCCCCGTGGTCGATGCGCAGGCTGTCCCAAAGCGCCGACAATGCCGTATCCGAGTGCAGTACCAAACGCCACCTGACGTTGTACTTGACCTCGAGCATCAACTTGAGGATTTGGGTCTGTCTCTCGTCGTGGTTGACGAAACGCAGGACGATACCTTCGCAGATATCAACGACCTGCGCTGCGTCGGAGATTGTCAGGTTTTGCGTCATCTGGCACCACCGTGTTCTTGTCCAGGTTGTTGCCGATCAGCATGCAGTTCAGGTACACCGCCATGGACAGTGTCGACTTACGCATACCCAGACCTTCGAGGTCCTTGAGTGAGACGCTACCGTTTTCGATCAGCTGTCGCCGATACTCACGATAGGCTTCGGCGTTACCACCGCGCACACCCACAAACTCCGTGACGGTGTTGTCCAAACGCCGTCCCAGCAGAGAAGACATCTCAACCGACGAGATACGACTACCTTTGGAAAGGCTGGTCGGCTGGTCAGTCAAGTCATCCACTCGCTGGTTGTGCGAAGGGATGGAACTCTTCTTCATCTGGGTCTGCGCCTGACGACGAACCGGCAGGTCATAGACCGGATAGAAGTGCGGCGTCACGTATTCCTCGCCAGTAGCACCGTCCGTCATGATGAGGCGGTGTTCCAACTGCCGGCCCAGCTTCTTCACCAGGCGATAGTTGTTGGCGATCGAGACGCGCTTGCCGCTCATGTTCGGCACGATGATCGGGATGAAGTGACGTCGGGTGATTTCTTCAGGCGTGATTGCAGGACCTAAGCCCCGCACCCATTCCTCGAACATCGTATCCGACATCCCTGCAAACTGATCCTTAAGCAACTTCACGTTACTGTCATCGCCAGGGACGACTTCGGCAACGTAGGAGAGGATGAACTCCTCCACCTTCTTGCGCTTGGCATTCATAGCGATCACTCCGGAGGGAGATTGAACCGCACCAGGGTTGGTAGTACGTGAGACTTGAAGTACTTCAACCACATCCCTGGCGCAATGTCGTCGCGCAGGCAGCCACGTTCGTCCTGTGTCGGAAGCTTGGACTCAGCCAAGATCAACCGAAAGTGTTTATTGAGCGCTTTGATAGAGCCCTCATCGGACGTGCACTGCTTTCGGTCGAATTGTCTGGCAAAGCGATCTGCCAGTTCCGGTCGTTTGTCGCGCAGAGCGTCTTCGACGTCCTGCACCAGAGAGGTAGTTGCCATGGTTGCGGTTCCTTATTTCTTCGGTTCACTCCCTTGAGGCTCGGCCTCAGGCAGTTCCATTTGCTTGCGGGTTTTCGGATACCAATACGGGTGATACTTACCAACACGCATCAGCAGCAAGTCCATTGTGGAGAGATATGGGATATCCTTACCCTCTTCGACTGACATGCCCCAGAACCGGGTACTCAACAACAAGTCCCAGTCGTAGCCCAGCTTCTTGATATCTTCATACAACTGGGTAGGTTCACACACCAGATCGAAGTCGAAATCGGTCCAGTAAGTGAACATCCAGTACATGTCGACCAAGATGCGTGCTGCAAGCACCATAGAGTAATTATCGCGGAAGGTCTGACGAATCGTGTTGCGATTGACCTTCAAGTGCGGGGTCAGGGCCAAGGCATAGTTGGTGTTGTCACCAACCAGACCAAAGCGCCCAGCGTTTTCTTTCAGGAAGTCGAAGTTCGACATTTCTGGAGACAGGCCGTTCTTCTGAGAAACGACCATCGGCAGAGGTACACCGGAGATACCGAACTTGCCGCGTTGGTTGATCAGAGTCAGACGGATGAGGTCGATACCCTGGTCATCACCGTCGCCACGGGCGTACGGATATTGCGGCTTCTTGTCGACCATCATGGGTTCCATGGAGGTCACGACATAACAGTTACCGGTGTGGAACGAGAGGTTTTCAGGCACTCGCTTGAGCTTGACATCGCCCTTCAAATGCTTGAGAACCTTGACGGTCGGTTTATGCGGATCGAGCTGATACGCTTGACCTACGTGTGCCGTACCGCAGAAGTAGATGCCGTACTTGGCGGTCAGGTCAGGAAGTTGTTCAACGATCTGACTCTTACCGCTGTTGACGCGCATTGCCAACATGTTCAGCTCTTTGGTACCGACTTCACCTTCGTCGAGCATCTGAGTGGCGTTCTCAGCCTTGAGGCCGGACAGCGAGTCCCAGAACTCGATCATCGGTGTCCAGTACTTGTACGGCTTACCGGTGGAGGTGTCGATGATCTCAAGGTCGATCTTCTTCTCATCCTTCTCACGCCCTTTGGCGAATTCCTTGAGAAGGTTGGTGACCTTGGTACCGTCGTAGTCAACCGACGAGGTGAAGAACAGACGACCTTCCGACATGAGGTTCTCAGGCACCTTCATGTTGGCCAGCTTGATGTGCATGGCCAGACGGGTCAGACGTTCAACACGTTCGTGGACCATGGTGGTCTCGGTATCGTGAACGTGCATCTGAGATTTTGGGAAGGCCCGCAGGACAGCAGCAGCCGATGCGGCAGCCAGTGCGGACTTGAACATGTTCGGCAGTGCAGCAATTACCCAGAACAGCGCGTATCCGCCGTTGAGGACGTGTTGACCCTTGTGGCCGATAACCCAGCTACCGGCTGAGATGTCGAGAATGGTACCCGTGTTAGGCATCGGATAGAAGGGGGCGGCCTTCTTCTTGTAAATGTCAGCGAACGTTGCCATGTGTTTGAATTCCCCGGGGGTGCGGTTAAGTGATCCACAGAATAAGGACCGTCAGTAAAATAATAGTCTGGTATGACTAAACACCATCTTCTTGGGATATCGTCCGTTATGTCGAACTTCAATGAACTGTACAAACAGGTCTCGCAAGAGCACCTCTCTAAACTCGATGAGATCATCGCTCTGGGTTCTTCGGTATCGAACGAATCGAAGGCGTTGGCGTTCATCGACTCCACCAAATCCAAGTTCTTCGATTACGTCCAGCGCGTACATCACTTCCTCCAGTCGCTGAGCTTTGGCAACAAAGTGACTGCGCAGATCAACGCTACCGAGATGTTGCAGCGGTACGTGGCTGAGCCGTACAGCGAGAACCGCAAACTGACCTTCGAAGTCGCTCCAGGCTTCACCGGCAACCTGCCGAACTTCCTCAAGCTGATTGTTCACGACATCCTGCCAGCTGGCGTAGGTATCGAAACCACCCTCAAGGTGACCGTTACCCGTCTGGCTCAGATCCTGAACGAACCTGACCGCATGAAGGCTCAGTCCGGTATCCGCGATCTGGAACAACACTTGACGCTGGTGAGCTCCGACAAGCTGGATGAAGTCAAGAGCTACTTCAAGGACGGTAGCAAGTCTCAGGCCAAGGTCAGCGACGTCATGGGTCGTAACGCCGACATGACTGAAGTCTACCGACTGACCAACGTCTGGAACGAGACGCTTGGCAAGATCGACTTCAAGCGTGCTCAGGATCTGGTAACCCGTATCGGCGATCTGAGCGGTCACCTGAACAAGCTGCTGAACGAGGAAGAAGGCGACAAGCCAGAAGTCTCGGGTCTCTCGGCTGGTCAGATGTCTGATCTGTTCTACCGTCTTGGCGTGACCGTCACCGCGTGCAGTGTGCTGATCGAAATGGCTCGTCAACACTCCGAAGCCATGCAGCGCAACGTCGACAGCATCCTCGGTCAACTGCCGAAGAAGAAAGACGACGCAGCAGCATAAAGCAAAACCATAGTGGCGTGGGCATTGCCCACGCCACTATGCCGTCCGCAGCTTAGTGCCGGCGCACGCTTTCGAACACAGCTTGCATGTCTTGACGTAACGCTCGGCCATCACCGTATTTCATCCAGCGAGGTACTTCGTTCAGCACTTCCATTGCCAGGGCAGACATCGACGCATTACCCGCCTTGTATTTGGCGAACATGCCCGGCAGATCCAGTTTTCCCCAGATCATGTTCGAGCAGGCTGCCGGGAACCGCAATGCGCGATTGTCCTGAACCAGATGGAACCGTTGGTTCACCTCGTCCAGTTCAGCCCGAGTAGGGTCCTTAACGCCCCGGAGTCGGAAGTATAACGAAGCGACGAACATCATCCGCTTCAAACGACCAGCTGCCGATTCCGGGACATCAACACTCTCGGGGTGTCCCGTCTGGGCAATGACGGACACTTGCTTACCAGTACTCATAGAGAAATCCTCTACGGCTAGTGAGTGGCTACCCGATCTGACGATAGTACAGATTTGCTTCAGTCCTGGCCCATAACCCAATTTCGCCAGTCGTCAGCTCTACCAGTGTGGCGTATCTCCCCACTAACTCCGACTCTCTCCACGTCACGACCTTAACGGACTTGACTTCTTCAGAGATAGCCGCCAGCTGGTTCCTTGTGAGAATATCACCACCAAAGATCAGGCGTACGTTTCCGATGAACGGTTTAGGTTCATCGCCCGAGACTTCCAGATTAAACTCGACGTCAATGTCGAGATACTTCACGATCTGTGTGTACTTCGGTTTGAGCTTAAGGGTTTGTTTCTTCCCTTGGGCCTCATACAGTAAGTCCGTCAGATCTGTAATCCGGTGGCTCGAGTCAGCCCCCAATACCTTGTCGAGATGCCTCGACAGACTTTCCCACATCGCCACTTGACGGAAGCCGAGACCTAAAGGCTTCTGCTCAGTCATGATGATGTTGTCCTTCGCATCCGTGATGTCCAGACGCTTCTTGTGAGACACCAAGAAGGTGGGTCCGTATTCCGTCAGGTCTTGATACGTCTTCGGCGAGAAGATGGCGTCGAGGTGACCCAAGACCAACTTGCCGTGTTTCAATGGATCTCGATCGTAGGCTGCTACCCGCAGCTTCTCAAGTACAGGCTCCGGCTCCGGTACGTACACCACCCCCAGGAAGTTATCGGCATACGGCTTACCGGCCAGATCGTCTTCCTTGTCCTTACCGCCATGACAGCCGACGTAGTAGATGTGGGACCCATCCTCACGGACGTGGTTCTCGTCGCCTGTGTAGAAGTACCACCGAGGTGCCTGCAAGATGCGAGGACACTGACTGGCAGTCTTCCAATACCCTTGCGCTTCCTTGACGGTCGTGAAGATCCGAGCGTCTCGGTTACGACCCAACACCTTACCGCGAGTCGCCAACGCGTCTGCTTTGGAGTTACCCGGATCGCCCGAATGCCCCTTGACGTGGTTGATGGTCAATGACTCCATCGATTCCATCAAGCCGTCGTACAGCTCTTTGGTTTCTTCCCACGTCTTGCGATACTTAACCGGCTCACCTCGAGGTGTCATCCAGTTACGCTTCAACCATTTCTCGAGCCATTCGGTAGTACCCTGGATTGCAAACTTCGAATCCGACCGAATGAGTACATGAGTGATCTGAGGATTTTCCTTCAACCACTTGAGAGCATGGATCAGAGCGATCACTTCTACTTCGTTGTTACTGCCCCAATCACGACCGCCACCGAGGATGTCGACGTACTGTGCGATCGTGACTTTGTTACCGACGTTGTCTTCGAAGATATAACCCTTGTCCGACGGTATCGCTTTAGGATTGCCGGTACCACGTTTGGGCTCTTCGTCAAAATAGGTGTATCCGTGGACTCCCCAACCGCCGATCCTCTTCTCGAGATCAAAACCACCATCGGCGTAGAGAATGGCTTTGGTAGCCACTGGTTGTTCGGACATTGCGAATTCCCTTCTAACTCGTTCTAGACCATTGCGAGGTTTTGTAGCTTTTGACTATTCGCCTTGGGCTTGGGTACATTTGAAACGAGTCAGTAGGACGCCGAGCTCACCGCGTAGTTCGCCGACATGTTCGGCTAGGGCGTTGGCGATGGCTTCTTTGTCGTTCTCCCCGAACTTAGACAGATCGGGTAGGGCCGGATACTTGTAGCGCTCGATCTCTTCTTTGGTCAACGGCTTGCATTTGTTACTGTCGACCTTGTTGATCGTCTTCTCAAACTCCTTGGCTGAAGCTAATCGTTTGCGCTGCTTGACCATCTCTTCCTGAGACATCGACACGTTGATGTTGATGTTGGGTGTCAGTGGTGCACACGACCCCATCGCAAGGCTCACGATGAGTAACAGCGGGAGTTGGAGAAGTGGACGTCTTGCGACCGCTCTGTGGTTTATGATCATGGCTCGTGGGTCCGACTATTCGAAGGTCTTGAACCGAAGTTCGATTTGTGAACGTAAGCTCTGTGGCTGCTTCTTTTTCTTCGGCGCAGTCTTTGGCTGCACTACAGGCTCTGGGGGTTGTGGAAGATGATGTTCACTAGGACCTTCGGGACTTGGAGGACCCAATCGCATTTCGCGCAGTTCCTCCTCCAGTTTTGCTACCCTATCCTTGAGGTCCTGGTTGCTCTCCAATAAATGACTGTTGGTCAACTTCAAGCCGTCGTTGGCTCTAGCAGACTCGGTGGCAATTTCGGAAACGTGTGCGACCAAAATGAATAGGAAGAACACGCAGCCGGCTAAGATGGTTGCGACTTTATTTTCGAGCAGAAGCTCGCGCAACAACCGGTCTTTTAAAAGAATCTCCTTAAGAAAAGGTAGGAGAGACTTCAATACGAGAAGTACAGTAGAAGATCCCACCTCGTCATCCTCTTTGACGTCTTGAAAAATACTATGATTTTAGCCTATCCATTGTAACTTATTACATAGGTCCGCAGTCATATATTTCACGCCGAGGTGCGTAACGTGAAAATCTTTAAGGGCTTTGCTCAGATCGGTCCACTGACCGACAACGCTCCAAAGGTCGTGGCATCGGTGGGCGAACTGTCCACTCGTAGCCGTACCTTCGCTCGTGATCTTACCGAACACACTCACGGGGACTTCCTCGGCGAGATGTTGGTCGGTTTCTCCCACCGTACCGACGATACGCCAGATCGGATCTCTGACGCTGATGCGTACAAAGTCCTGAAGGCGATCAACTGGGTCTACAACCAGGCACGTCTGTCGAAGTTCACCGAGAACCAGGTTGACTTCCAACAGCAGTTCATTGCTGCGATGGGCGCTGAGTACGACTTGATCGGCTCTGGCTCGATGATTGCTTTCGGCAATTACTGGGCGCCTGAGTTCATCGAGATCGCTCCGTTCGAACAGTCGGGTGAATTCCGGTGGAAGGTGTGGTTCGCCAACGAGTCGTTCGAGAACCAGTACGACGAGTTCCTGATCCTGGTGATCCCACCGATTGAAGAGCTCGATCGTTTCTTCGACGACTACAACGACGTCAAAGAGATGATTGCTAACGTCGAGCAGAGCGACATGTTCGACCGCTTGCGAATCGCTGTGGGTGATTATCCACAGACCACGCAGCGTAACGACGTGTTCACTTGGCAAGACCGTAACGACAAAACCCTGAAGGTGGATACCAACTGGGTGACTGCGCACTACGGTCTGGCTGGCGACAACCTCGACGCCGTCAAGGAAGCGATCCGCGATTACATCATGGATCACACCACCCACACTCGGGATGAGTGGGCGGAGATCTTCCCCGATATTTTTACTTCGACCGAGTTTATCATCACCCCACTCTGGAACGATTATGCGATCCCTAACCAGGTCAGGGAGACTGGGGTCTACTCGGGGAATATACCTTTCCAGAAGGCAATGGCACTGTGTCATCGCACTTGTAAAGGGGTTAGGTATACCGACCTGCACATCGACACCGTCATCAGCGGCATCGTGACCACGCACAAATCGGCGTCTGCTGCAATCGTCGGTGGTCCTGAGAACCGTGATGGCATCGACATGTTCTACGAGCGCTATCCGGACTACATCGGCGTACCGCCGCTGCACCCTGACTTCATGCGCATGTCGGAAGAGACCCGCAACTTCGTCTACATGCTGTCGAAGATGCTGCTCGAGGCTGAAGAGATGACGCTGAACTCTGGTGTCCCTCAAGGCTTCAACCGCGTGGTGCGTGATGGTGTGGTCTACATCGCCAAGTCGTACAAGAAGTTCCTCTACCTTGTGGTGACGAAGTACAGCGTTGAACAACTGGAGGCCTAAACATGGCCAGAGTCACACCACCAATGAACTCAGTAGGACTCTTCATCCTACGAGCTCCTTACCGGGCTACGGCTACGGTTGCCTACAAGGTAGATGCACACCGGAACTTCAAGGACATCATTGATCAGAAGATCGATCCGATGGATTTGGTGTACCGGCCTGTAGGGCTTGACGAAACGGCGTATGCATCTGACCAAGCAGCTGGGGCGGTTATCGTCACGCTGACGTCAGCCACTGAAGCGGCGATCCATGTACCGGACACGTACATCGAGTCGTATCCGGACATGGGTGTGGTACCGCACAGTTGGGTGGTGGTATCGGCCAGCTGTGGAATGCTGCCTGACATGTACGACACCACTGCGTTGCAACAAGCGGTGAGTGACGCCATCTCAGAGCACGTCGGTGTTCCTGCGCAGGTGTTCGTAGCCAGAGCACCGGTGACCTCAGCGATCACACAAGAACAGTACGTCCAAGACTTGAATGCACGTAACGCTGCAATCAAGAACCGGACTTCTGTCTACGCAGAGAACCTGCGGTTGATCAACGATCTGGCGAACAGTCGTGCGAACGAAGCAGCCTTGATGGAACTCGTCGAGCAGTTGCAAGCGCGCATTGAAGAGCTGGAAGGCACTCCTCCGTAAAGTAAGGGCATACAGCCGGGGCACTCGCCCCGGCTGTATGCTGTCTCAGTATAGATACCACTTCATTTCGCGAACAAACGAATACCACCCAGCTCCTGCTAAGAGTCCTGTCATGACGGCGAGGGCTAAGTGCTCCCACCACGTCGGGATGATCAATAACGCAGACCACCGCAACAACAAGATTGACAGATAGGAAGCGGCGATCCACATCGAGTAGTAGATGGCAGCGTGAGTCAGGTCCATGCAACCTCCCAGATCAAATACCAAGCCACGCAGTTAATCCATACTTGATGGCGATATCCTCGAAAGTCCACGCGCAACCAACCGCTACAAATGCCGACAGGTAGAACCGACACAACCAGTCATTGGGTTTGCACATCGATGGGACTACGAAGAACCAACCAAAAGCCAAGAACATAGTGATCAATGCAAACTTCATGAGAACTCCACATGTTGATTGTAGGTGTGAGGGAAGTTGATGTTGCGGTCATCGAGGATGATGATCTCAGCGCCCGGGAACGCAGTCTGCCCATCTAAGCTGTGACTGATGATCAACACTTGCGAGAAGCGAGGATTATCGATCAGGCTCTTCAGGAACGGAATCAGGTTCTGACGGTGAGCGGCATCGAACGTACCACCGAGCTCATCGATCCACAGTGGGTAGTCAGTCAGGTCCATGCATTCATAGCCAGTCAGACGCATCGACTGATTGACGATGTCCTTCACGCTGGTGCTGCCTGCACTGATATCTGGACGTGGCGTATCCCCAACGATCATCGGGAACTTGTAGTCAACTTCCGTCTCACCCGGTTCCCCAGCTTCGATGTGAAGTGAGTAACCCCAGACCGATTCGATCACGTTGTTTGCACAACCCAGAATACGACCCAGTTGGTTCTGGATGTGTTCTGCGATCAGACCGTTCTTCGGAGACATGGCAGCTACCAGACCGTTGTAACCTTCCTGCCGAACGAGCGCCTGCTTGAGTTTGTTCTCCAAGTCCTTAGCCAAGGTCTCGTAGGTTTCATTCTCATTGAGTGCAGCTTCATGGATACCCAAGGTGACTTTCGTCTTCCTGATGAGTTCCATGATGGCGTGGTCACCTTGCAGGTTCATGTAGTCGATCAGTTTACCGCGCAGTGATTCGTACGCACGTTCACAGTCTTCGACCTTACGTTCCCACTCAACCATCTTGAAGTAAGCTGTCTCGATACGAGCCTTGCGACGCTTCGCATCTCCAACTCGAGCGAACAACAAGTTGTACTCAGCCAATGCAGCATCGTAGTCAGCAAACGCACCTGCCAACTCACCAGCCTCAAGCTTCATGTTACGCAGCGCATTCTCGAGTGTGGTGATGTTACTTTCCAAACGTTGACGTTTAGCCGCTACGGTGACGTCGCCTTCGTAGATAGCAAACTTCGACAGAATCTCTTTGCCGAGGTCTTTCCACCCGAACCGATCGAAGAACGAGAACAGACCACTGTACGTGCTGCTGTAACGATCCCTGAACTCATCCAGACGACGATACGCATTCAAGACAGCTACCATGTCGCTCAGCTCTTCTTCGAGCTTACGCACTCGCATGGACTCGCTCTCTGCCAGCGCCTCGCCCTGGTTGATCCGAGCTTGCAGTGCTTCCAACTCACCTGGCTTGATACCCGGCTTGAAGCGACTGTGGCAATCAGGACATTCCACTTCTTCGCATTTGTGGATGTAGTCAGCATTCTGCTTGAGCGACTCAAGCAAACCGACAATCTTGCCAAGACGGATCTCAGCCTGATGGATGGTTTCTTGCTTAGACGTAGCATCGGCTTCTGCTGGTTTCTCAGACGGAAGGTCGGCGATAATCCACCGAAGATCGTTTGCAATCTGAGACGCAGGGATCAACAGCGACTCATGGATACCCGTACGCAACGTAGGTACCTCTGAGAGCTCCTCTCGCAGCCGTGCTAGCTCGTTCTCGATCGTCTCAGGGGAGACTTCGGTCAGAGCCGCTGCACGCCCTTTACGCTGCTCGCAGTCGGTCAGTCGTTGAGCACGTACGTTGAGCTCGCCTTGCAGGGTATTGAGTTGAGCCTCAGCATCGGCCTTGAACTGAATCAGCTGATCCATACCCAAAGCCCCTTCAGTCTTCGGATACTCGCAATCGAGGAACATGGCGATGCTGTCGATGGTCCTTTCCAGATCCGACAACAGCTCGAACGGGTCACGCTCATCGGCGTTGGACTTGGGTTCCATCATGAGCATGTCGAGGGTATCGTGCAGCTCTTTGGCTTTTGCTCGCATCGAAGCGATATCGTCAGGGTCCATCATCCGACGTTTAGCTTCTGCCAGTTCACTACGCAGGTACTCGACAATCTTGTCGGTGGCGTTAGCCTGACGCTTGTAGTGGTTGTAGCGATCGAAAGCGTAGGTGAAGTCTTGCTCGCTGAACTTGGCGATCCAGTGCTGACGACGTTTGGCTTCCATCGCAGTGAACCGCGACTTCTCCTGACCGGTCAAGAACGCGTGCAGATCACGATCGTAACCACCAAGATACTGTTTGATCAGCTCCAGCTGAACGGTGATGGTACCACCGCGGTTAAGGTTCTCCCCACCATCGACGCTGAAGGTGTAGCGGTTCTTGTCACCGTACTCAGCAGTCTCATGATAGTGACGGCCTTTGTGGTGGAACTTGACTGACCAGAAACCCGGCTTATCAAAGTTGTGAGGATCTGGTGGGATGGGAGAGAAACCCAACTCCAGCAAACTGCTCTTACCGCTACTGTTAGTGCCCAGCACCATTTGAACCCGAGAGGTAGGACGAATAACAACTCGTTCCTTACCGTTAAGCGCTGTACGGTTACAACGCTCAAGAATAATTTCTTCGTAAAACACGATGCTTCTCCGTGAGAGCCCTGTACTATATGAAGTTTCATTAACAAATAACCGAGGGAGATCCTGATGGACGCATCGGTGTTCAAGAAAGTGGCTATCGGGGTTGTTGCTGAAAACATCGAGGTGAAGTCGGGGACTGCCATCAACAACACCGTGCGTGTGACGCCCACAGAGTGGTTGTCGATGCGCGACGGTGAGTTGGCTAACAACCCTACCCCCATGACCTACAAGTCGCAGGATGCGCAGGGTGTGGAGACTCAGGGTGGGTTCATCACCAACAACACGATCCCATGTGAGTGGTTACCTGCCGGCGCTAACCGTTTGACACCTCCAACGGTGCGACGCGGTATGCGGGTGGAGTTATTCCAGACGGCGGACGAGGCAAAGTACTACTGGCGTTACCTGGGTCTCGACGATCACTTGATGAAACTTGAAACCATCATCTTCGGTATCTCGGCTAACACCACCGAGCAGAAGCCTGGTGAGAAGATGCCGCTCGATCCCAAAAGCATGTATTGGTTCGAGATGTCCAGCCATTCGAAGAAGGTTGCGCTGCAGACATCGAAGGTCAATGGTGAGTTCTGTTCGTACGAAATGTTCTTCGATCTGGCGGGCGGTGAGTTCAGTGTGAACGACGACCTCGGCAACTGGATGCTCCTGAACAGTAAGAACCACCTGATTCATCTTCAGAACCAGGACGGTACTTTCGTCAAGCTGGACCGTAAGGACATCAAAGCTTACGCACCACAGAACATCGAAGGCAGGGCTGATAAAGACATCAAACTCGATGCTGGGCAGAACATCAGTCTGACAGCTGGGCAGAACATCGACCTCGATGCCAAGCAGAACTGTCGCGCTAAGGGCGGTGTGCTTGCATCTATCGATGGTGGCGGCAGCATCTTGACGCTGACAGCCGGTGGCACCGTTCTCAAATCACCACAGTTCGACGGGGGTCCATGATGCTTCCAGTTTCTTTGGTAGGTGAGTCTCAAGCAGGCGGTACGATCATTGGTCCAGGCAAACCTACATGGAGAGTGATGGGCAAACCGATCTCTCTGTTGGGAGACGTTGTGTCACCTCACGGTCCTGGACAACACATGGCGCCAGTCATGGTTGAGGGATCGACCTGGATGCGTCTTGGTGGAGTGCCGGTAGTTAGAACAGGTAACCGTGCTTCGTGTGATCACGTTGCAAACGGTAACCCATGGATGAACATCGCCATGTAAACGACATACAGCCGGGGCACTGGCCCCGGCTGTATGCTGTCATTGCTCGATGTACTCAGTCCCCATCTCCAACAGATACGCACTGGCGTAGAAGGTCGGGAAGCTCGACTCTCTCGATGAGTTGACGTAGTTGTCTTCCTTTGCGTAAGGTCGAGTGTCGTGCGCCCAACGGTTAACCAGGTTCTTGTCGATCGAGATCACGAACTCACCATGGTCATCGTACGACACGTACTCCGGCAGGAAACCGTTCTCCAGCTGAAGTGGGTACTTCGGTTGAGCGTGGTAGGTGTAACGCCCAGCCAGGCCAGTTTGCTCCAAGCCAATACGATCGCAGAAGAAGTTCTCGGCCTCAAGGAGGATGATGAACGACTGAGGGAGCTTGAGGATCGCACGTACCGCAGCATCGGAGTTGACACGGTTCATGTCCATTGCGTCACCATGGATGCTCGGCGTATCCAGATGCTCTTCCACAGACGACATGTCGATGAACGGCTTGACGTTGTAGAACATGTCCATCAGTGGTAGCTTCCACCACTCGAGCATGATGTCGTGATCGCCTCGCACCGAATACTTCTCGTTGTTGAAGTGCAGGATGCCCATCATCGAGATCAGCACGACTTTATCAGTCAGGTCGATGTCAGGCATGCTGAGCAGGACACCACGACGCAACGGGTAATCGTTGTTCATGCTGTCTTTACCGATCGGACGAATCATCTCGTCAGTGATCGGATGGAAGCTCATCTTGCCGACAGAAAGGAAGCTGTGCAGACCCAGCTGATTGCGGTTGGCGTAATGGATACTGCGTCCACCGCCTTTGATGACCACACCTCTCGACGAATAGTCTGTGATATGGCAAAGGCCATTTACGGTGAACAGACCGTGTTCGTACAACTCCTTGTAGTCACAACCTTCACGGGTAACGCGCAGGTCGGTGAGTTCTGCATCGAGTAGCAGGTTACCGTCACCGGACCATGGGTGGACTTTCTGCACATCGTACTTGGCAACCAGCAGGTCGCGGTACTTCACCACACCAGCGCTGGCTTTGACGATGGTCTCAGAGATCGGCAGTGTCTTGTTGCCGTTGGCTTCCAACCATGTATCGACAGTCGTCGATGGATTGAGTTTAAAGATGATGTCGCTGACATCAGCCAGGTTCAGACTGACCTCGGTGGCGAACACGGGGTTCGACAGGATCAGGTACACCACAGCGTAGTCGGTAAGCAATTCACGCACTGGGGCGTGGTTGACTTGCGTCTCGATCAGCCGCTGATTCACGCCATAGCGGCGCACTAACGCTCGTTCGCACGTATACATCCCAGCACCTCGTTGGAAAATGATATGCTCGGCGTCCTAGACGCCCAGTCTCATATTTTTAGTGGAGTCTTGTAATGACTGACCCAATCCTCGAATACCTGTACCCGGAGGACATCACGGGTGCGGCCACAACCAACAAGGTAGGGCCGGAAAAACAAACGCTGAACCCGCCTGAAGAAGAGCTGGATTTCCACTGGATCATTCCGAAGGCAACTCCGTTCTTCCGCGACACCATGAAGCTGTTCGACGTCGCGACCGGTCGCGAGCTGATCCGCGGTACGGATTGGGCACCAGGTCACAAGTTCAACTCCGCTTCGTACGAACTCCAAGGTATCAAAGGTGGCGTGTACGGCTCCATCTTGTTCTACGACAAGACCCGTGGTGGTCAAGTCGAGTTGCGCGAATACCAGACCCTCGGCGGTAACTGGACGCTCAACGAAACCAAGATCCTGGAGATGCTCGACGCCAAGGCTATCGACCCTCGTTTCGTTACCTACGAGGAAGTCAATGGCAAGCCGGAAGTCTTCCCGCCGATCGAACACAACCACCCGGCAGATGACCTCACCGGGATGCGTGAGCAAGTGGAAGCCACCTACGACATCGCCGCTGCAATCCGTCAGCGCACTGAAGACTGGTTGGCTAACCCACCGATCCTGATGTCGCAATACTTCACCAAGGACGAAATCACTGTCCGTGAGATGGAGTCTCGAGAAACGGCGTACCAGTACACCGACATGCCGGCACTGGCTTTGCCTTTCCCAGAAACCAACACCAGCGGTGGCAGTCACGTAGCGACTTCCCTCGGTCTGGCTGAAACAGGTACTGGCGGTACGCTGCGCGTCGCTGCGGGGCTGAACATCAGTGTTGGTCAACAGATCAACGGTTTGGCTCGTTGCCGTACTCGACAGTTCACCACGACGTTGTGGAACAGCCAGAGCCTCGAGACCAACTCGACGTACTATCTCCGGGCCACGGTCAGCGATATCGGCAGTCTGCTGCTCTACACCCAGAAGGGTGCAGACAACAACCCGATCCCGAGTACCCTGAAAGGCACTCCGAACGCACAAACCGGTGGCGGTTTCGACAGTACTCAGCTCGACATGCTGCTGGCCAAGGTCGTTACTGGCGCCGTGGGTAGCGTTCCAGTTGTGACCAACCTCGCTAACGCCAAGGACCTGCTGACGGCCGTCACAGCGACTGGTGCGGCTACTGTCGATGGGGCCAACGCGGCTACCTATAGCGCAACCTTCGCACTGAACTGGGGTCGTAAGTACAACGATCACAGCATCTACGCGGTGGTCATTCAGAACAACTCAACGGTGCTGGTCGATGGTGGCGCTAACTACGGTCGGACTGTTGTAGGCGATCGTTATTCCGTGACGGTGGGTGTCTCGACCAACTGGCAGCAGCCGCCATCGAGTCCAACTGGCACTATCACCGCTACCTTCCGCGGCTAATAAAGGCGAGTCGAAATGTCTGACATTATCTTCAAGTACCCGCTCGACCTGGCCTTGGATGGGATCTACAATCCCAACAACAAGGTCAAGGATGAAGAGCACACCATCGGCAACACTCGTGCGCGACTGTTCGCCGCTGACTACGGACCGTTCTACGGCACTACGGTGGCGATGCGCGATGCCGTCACGGGTTACGAGCTCAAAGACGGAGATTACCGTCTCCTGCATCCGTACCGTGAAGCGCGGGAACGTACTGGTCAGGCTGTCTACGCTGCCGTACAAATCCTCAACGCTGACGTGGGGCCGAAGATCCTCTTCACGGCGCAGATGGTCGGTGGTGAGTTCTCCTTCTCCACCTACGCCATCAAGCAAGCGATCATTGAACTGCTGGCTGACGACCGCCCTATCTATTACGGCGATCTGGTCGGTATCCCATCGCAGTTCGTTCCGGCTCCGCACCTGCACAGCGCCTATGACCTTTACGGCATGAAGGCGATTGTAGAAGCGACCTACGATGTGGCAGCGGCGGTCCGCGAAGGTGACCTGGCTTCTCGTCAACTACTCCTACAGCAGGTCGGCAGTAAGTTCGATGCGATCGATCAGTTCTGCATGGGTATCTCGGATCAGTTCCGAATCGCCGCGAATGAACTGGCTCTGTTGTAACCTTTAAAGGAAAATATCCGTCATGTCGAAACCCTCCAGTACGATTATCGCAGAGGCTCTTGCGGAACTCGGCGGTGAGATGAGGCACTTCAAAGAAGAGCTGATCCTTGCCCTCGACAAACCCACCGACTTTGCGGACTATGCTTTCTCGGCTGACACGCTGGAGGGCAAGACCCCTGCACAGATTCAGCAGCTGTTGCTGGATGAAGTCACCAAACACACCAGTAAACTCGGTGTGAACGTCCACGGTATCAACGGCAATCAGGTCGGTAGTTATACCGGCCAAGAGTTCGAAGACCGGTTGGACATGTTGATGGATACCGAGTCCGGCGTTCCGCTGGACTTCTACGGTGACCGCGAGTTCCTTCCGCCGTCGATTACCGGTTCCTTCGAATCCGGCAGTAACACCACCCCTTGGGGTATGGTGGCGATGATGTTGGAAGACAACGGTACGCTGATGGTGTTGCGTACCGGTACGGACGGTGACACGGCTGGCTTGTTCTACTCGTATCTGCGCAATGCTCAGACCGAGACGGACATCGGCAACATCATCATGTCCAACGTCCAGTACGAACCAGCTTTCATTCCAGCCGGCATGAAGTGCTTTGCGATCGTCCATGGTAGTCAGGACATTATCGTGGGTATCGTGGTAGACAAGGTGACGCTGGCGCGCACGGGTTACTTCGTCTCCGTCACGAACAACACGATGGACCACACCAAGCACACCGGTGTGTTCGTTCCCAACGGTTCGATCTTCGACGTTCATTTCCATCCGACGTACACCTCGTCGATGGTAGGTGGCGTTACCGGGTACATCAAGAACGGATGGTGCTACTTCCTCTGCAACCTCGATGTAGTCAATCAGTTCGGCTGGCGTGTGTGGAGAATCCCGGTAGCCAATCTGATCGCCGGTGTTTGGGGTGGTGTCGAGCAGGTTACTGGCTGGACGATCAACCGTGGGGGCGCCGGTGTGGTTTCGAGAAGCGACCTTGTCCTGTTCGACAACGTTCAGGACGCGTTTGCTCAGATTGGTAGTGCGCACATCAATCAGCTCCCTGCGGCGGCATCGCCAGGTGTATTCCCGATGGTCCGTGAAGATGGTCGGGTCATCGTGATGCAACAGAAATACTGGCAATACATCCCAACCGATCAGCGTGCTCAGCAGCAGGGGTTCGTGGGTTCGTGGACTATTGAGATCCCCGATAACAAAGTCATCGACTGTGCCAAGTACCACAACCAGAAAGTCGTCAGCACGTATGTCAGCGGTGTCGGTTTCTCCATCGGCGTCTGCCCTGCATGGGTTGGGGATTCCTACAATGCGTGGATGCGGTATGCCGGTGGTCAGGCTTGCGGTTCTTGGTACACGACCAAGTTCAATCAGATGTGGATGTGGGGGACGACAACTTACTACTCGAGTCGAGTCCTCTATCGTCTCCCCGGCCCTGATATCAATCAGGACCCGCTGGATTATTTCCAGATGCGGACAGGGGTTGGTCCTGGAGTACAGGGCGTCAACATCTCCGGGCGTCACGGATCGGCCTTGACCGTTGCCTTCCACTGCATCGGCAACATCGGTGATTTCCAGCTGACTGCGAAGAACTACATCAAACCGCTTGGGAAACCATACGGTGACTACGCGGTTCGAGCGTTGATCACAGGTGAACCGACTTATCAGTACTCGTCGGTATCTGGCAAGTACGCGTACCGAGGTTTTGCTCCAACTATCCAGCGTTATACCTTCGAAGAGCTCGGCGCTAGTGACATCACGGCAATCGTGATGTTGAACGAAGGACATTCTGGTGCGGAATGGCAAAGTCACGGGCGTTTCACGAAGAACACCGGTCAGTGGATCAAGGCAGGAAAGATCAATCCCGATCTGACTGTCTCTGGGGCGATCATCACCACTGGCGACTGCATGGAGTCGATCAACCAACAGATCTACAACGATCTGGTCTCCAAAGGCGTTACGTTCTACGGTGATCGCAACACATCGATGTGCTTTGAGCTGAACGTTCCTCAGATGTACACCGATATGCCTCCGTTTGTCTTCGGTACGTATATCTCGGCAGACCAGTCAATCACCAACTTTGTCTACAGTTGTGCAATCACCGTAGGTAATCGTCAATCGATCAGTGCTGTGGCTATTCAGCCATCGACTCTGGCAAGGGCGATCGGATGGCAGGGCACAGGGCTTTCCGTAACGCCTATGGAAAACTGCGGGCAAAATGCGATCCGTCGTGTTAATGGTGGTTTTGTGGTTGGTGTGGTTCCGGCAAGTATTATCACCGTGGTCGGTGACGCTGAAACGTCTATCAACCTGTTGACGTATAACGGCACATGGGCGTTTCGAGGGACACCGGTCTGGAACCACTGGCAGGTTGCTCCGATGGGTTGGATTAACTTCCCTTCCCGTGGGCTGTATTGGGGATTGTGCTCGGAGTTCATTCGTGGAGAAATCGACTGCGGGAGTAAACTACTCGGCGTGTTGATGGCAACTACCGACATGAACACCAGGACGATGGATAACGGTTACCCGTTGTTCCAGGACGGCAACAACTGTATCGTTCTCGTGTCTCAGAAAACGGTATCGGCCTGGACGATCTACTTCTCTGACCCGACACCAGCCATGTTGGACGGTACTTATCAAGTCATCGCGAATACAACTTACGAGTTGAACCCCGCGGTCGATGCGAACAAGACGTTCTACATGTGGATCGTTAAAGTGAATGGCGTGCTGTCGTACCGCGTGGTTGCTCAGAGCGCGGCTGCTCCAACCGGTGTACAAGCTTCTTTGTATCTCGGTTACTTGACGACCACTGCTGACGGTATCCAGAAGGTGGTGGCTGAGAAACGTGTAGCTGTCGGCGGTAACGTTCTGGCTCGTGCTTCTCAAGGTTCCGGCATTCCGCTCACCTCCGGTACTCCGAACGCTTACGGGCGCCTCAACTGGAAATAACCATGACGATCGAAGACCTGCTCTTGTATTACAAGGTGCGCTTTGGGGAATACAAAGCCCAGATCTTCCGACTCATCAAATCGAAAGCAGGTCGAGTCCTCCATGCGGGGGACTCCGACAAGCTCGAAGGGTTGAGTTTGGCAGACCTCATCGCCATTATGCGTGGCGAAGTCAATACGCACGAAAACAACCACAACCTCCCCCACGGGGAAACACTCGCTCAATTGGGCGGGATCACGAAAGCTACATTCGACCAAAGGGCGGCTAACTACTTCCCTAAGGACGGAGTGCCGATCAGCAAGCTACCTGCCCCAACGGCCTTGCCGATCAGTGGGTCATCCATCACGGTCAACGCCTCGAACATTGTGTATTGTGGTCGTAAGGTCGCAGTACCTGCTCAGGCGTTGGCTTTGAGCGGAACGGTGCGACAGTACATCAAGATCACAATGTCCGGACAACCTCCGGCCTACGGGATTCAGTACACGCTGAGTACCAACCCAGGCGAGGATATCCGCAACATGATTGTTGGGTGGGTTGACTATTCCAACGGATCGTACGTCCCGACGTTCTTCGGATCGACAAGGATCGGTTATGCAGTGATCAGCACCACGCCTCGCGGCTTGGGTATCCCGACCTCGGCTGGTTCGCAAGCTGCGCCTAGTTCGACCAACCCTGGCTGGTATTCGTAAGGAGGGTCACATGGCTGGTCCAAAAACAGCGTTAGCGCTATTTCGGAAGGTGACGTTTGCAGCGTACCACTTCCAAATCAAGCGTGTCTTGAAAGAACGCGTCAGGAAACTCGCTACGAGGTCTGGTGATACGACCCTCCTCTTACCCAACTGGAGTGTCTTTGAGTTGCTGAAGGTCGCTAGAGCGGCTCTGGCAGCACACATCGCCAGGCGAGACAACCCTCACCAGGAAACGATGCGCTCGATCGGCTCGTATACCGACGCTGACATCGTCGCTAAGTTGTCGAAGAAGGTCCCGAACTCCATTGTCCCGGTCTCCTCGTACGGGGTGTTGGATTTCATGACCGACGCTGAAGTCGCAGCGGCATGGGTACCGTCAGGGTTCACGCTGACCTGCAACCGGTCGATGAGGGCTATCCTTTCAGGTACGCCTTACGTCCTGCCGGCTGCTACCATAAACCTCTACACGGTCGATGCAAACCCTGCGAACAAAACGTTCAACATTTACTTAAGAGCGCAGTTCGGGTTGATCCGGTATGAGTGCCGGGCAGATACACCACCCGAATCGGTGTCGATTATGTTCTTGGGTTCGATCACGACTAACGGAGCGGGTATCGTCAGTAAGTCGTTCTCGACCGTCTACAGGCTCGACACATTCCGCCTCAGCCTGCAACCGGTCGGTTCTGCCATCCCTGTGGCGAGCGGACCTATCGATGCTCCAGCCAAGTTCCCTGCTAGCTGGAATCCCCTTTAAGGAAGCCTTACGATGAAACAGCCTGTCCCAGAAGCACCCACTAACGTCCAGCACTCCAACCCGTACAACGACATCAGTCGCGGACTGTTCGTTATCCGCAACCCAGAGTCGTCGATCAAACTCGCTCGAGTGCATGCCGCTACCTGGGTGACCAAAGGACCGGCTGCTGGTATCGGTCATCTGCAGTTCCAGCTGATGGGTTATACCGCTCAGCCTACGACTGCAGAGGAATACGCAAACGGCGTTCTGCTGGATGCGCCAGACGGTACCAAGTGGTTCGACTGCCTTACCCGAGGACTGGTCACCAAACCGATCATGGCCGAGTATTGGGCCATCAACATCTTCTACGCTCACTACATCAACGTAGACGCGGAGAAGCTTTCTCAGGAAGAGATCGACAACGCCAACACACAGGCCGCTGTGTTTACCGCTACCATGGGTAAACCTTACGATCTGAAGGCCATCGATTTCCAAGTGTCGTTCCAAGCTGTTGGGGGTCAACCGATCTCTCGCATCAGCATGGCACTTGGGATCGACTATGAACTCAATGGCGCAGCCGAGCACATGGATATCGGCGATTTCCCAACAGTGGACTTCGACCCTGTGCGCTTTGCTGGTTTGACAATCAGGAATCAACGGGAGTAAGTCATGGCTACCAAGCCTGATGCAAGCGTTAAAAAGACCCAGGAGATGTTGAACAGCCTGGGCTTCAACTGCGGTACGCCTGATGGGCTGTGGGGACCCAAGTCCCTCGGTGCGTACACGTCCCTCCTCAACGCCACAATCGATCCGTCCAAACCTCTTGGTGTGCGGCGTGTCGGTTGGGGTCAGAAGTTCTCCGCACCTGCACTGACTCGTCTGGCGCAAATGGTCAAAGACCTGCGTTGCGAGCCAGTGTCTATCAGTACCTTCATGGGCTGCATGGCGTGGGAGACCGGTCGTAGCCTCAGCCCTGCGGAGAAGAACAAGATCTCCGGAGCTACAGGTCTGATCCAGTTCATGGAACCTACCGCCAAAGGCCTGGGTACCAGTCAAGCTGCGCTCGCGAAGATGAGCGTGCTCGAACAACTGGAATACGTCTACCTGCACTTCAAGCCGTTCGCCGGTAAACTGAAGAACGATGGTGACGTTTACATGACCATCCTCCTGCCTCGTGCCGTCGGTAAAGCTGACGACTACGTGCTGTGGGACAAGTCGAACTACCCAACCGCGTTCTCGCAGAACAAAGGTCTGGATCTGAACGACGATGGTCTGATCACCCGTACTGAGTGCATGCACAAGGTGCGTAACCTGATCGTCGAAGGCTTCCTGCCGAACAACGTTCTGGTCTGCTAAGCAAAAAAAAAGAAGACATACAGCCCGGGCACAATGCCCGGGCTGTATGCTGTTCGTCACTCGTTGAGATTTTAGACCGTGGTGTCACGCTTCCCTTCGCCGAGTACGGCAACCTTCCGCACCAACTCAGCCATGACTTCAGGGGTCTTGGCCAGATAGTCGAGTTCGACATGATCCAGGCGCAATGCGCCGATCTGAATGTCGCGACGATAGGAAGTAATAGCCACTTCGATCTCGACGATCTTGACGTTGACACTGCGGTTGATGTTCATCCAACCGCGTTCTTTGTCAACGTCCAGGTGAAGAGCGACCTCCTCGTTGTCGATACCCAGCTGTACCGAACAGCGCATTGCCCGCTGACACGCCGTCGATTCGACGAATTCCAGAGAGGAGTTGGTAGTCAGCATAACGCCACTGTTCGATGCTATCTTGACGTTCTTGAGTGTTGTGTTACGCACGTATTCGCCGAAAGCAATCTCGCCATCAGCGGGTGGGGAAAGGAGGGCAAACAGATTGACGCCAAACTTTCGTTCATCCTGAACCTCTCCAGAAATACACAGCGCATCGAGATCCAGAGCGATGGTTTCGAACCGAGTGTTCACCGGTATCTCGGCCGGCTTCCAGTCGGCCATGGCTTGTTTGAGATCGTTCAACCCTTTGACGTAATCGTAGTGGTCGAAGTTGTAACCAGTAGTAGCGAGTGCGTGTTTGAGGATTTCCTCAACGCGTTCCTTGGATACTTCTACTTGTTTATCCCCAAAAGAGAGGATAGCGTTAGGACGAGTTTCGTACATGCGTAAATCACCTTGTAGAGAATGATTGTTTACTTGCATGAAAGAGGTATTTTAATTAAGTAATTACCTTTAATCAATTTACAGCATAAAGACCCTCCCCTACCCCTGGCGGAGTAAAGCACTGGAGATGTTCGCATCGTTTCACTCGCTCACGTTTCTGAACGTCAACTTCGCTTCGCTACGTTTCCTAAAGAATAAGGAAGAAGGCTTGTTACAAAAGATTCGATTACTTGTTAACTGTTTACGGCATAAAGAAACCAAGACTACCTGGCCGAAACCAGGTAGTCGAGGTAATCACGTCACACTTTAGGAGGTGTGGTGTCGATACCAAGATCGAGGTCAGGAACCCCGGTATCGTCATCTTCCTTCTGAGTACCTTCGTCAGCTTGCTCCTGCTGCTGATCTTGATCGGCGTTAGCCGTGCTGTCATCGTCTTCCTTCTGAGCTTGAGTATCCTCTTCCTGAGGACCATCTTGATCAGTGGTATCCAGAATGACATCGTCGTCTTGCTGAACATTGTCGTCTGGTTGGTCGTTATCTCCAGGCTGAGCATCTGCCGGAGCTTCCTGACCGAAGGTTTCGTCACTGTCCAGAGGCTGGGCTTCAGCAATCGCCCGAGCCTTCTCATCCATATTTGCAACCGACTCGTTGCGAGTCTTACGACGGATGGCGTCTTTAGCAGCCCGCTTACTGTATTCAGCGAATGCAGCGTTCAGACCCTCTACGTGAGCTGCCATCTCTTCGTTCAGTTCCATCAGCGGCTTACCATCTTCGCCACTACCGAACACGTCCATCTCACGGAACAGACCGCGAGTACGCAAGAACTCACGCAACTTGACGCCTTTCCAAGCAGCGATCATCGACGGCAATGCTTCCCGCTGGATCTGGGTAGCGTAACCATCGAGGTATTCGTCCTTGACAAAGGCCGCGATGATCTTGTCGAGGAACTGATCGTACTTGTCGTAAATCTCCATGTGCTTCTCGAGGTTGTCGATATCAGGCGCAGGGAGTGTTACGGTGAGGTTGTTGATGAACTCCTGCAGGTAGACCTCATGGTCACCTTCGAAGTCTTCTGGCAACCACTTCTTGTTCTCCTCAATGATAGCCAACAGGTCATCGATGAGGATACCGTCGTTCATGGTCGAGATCCGAACGTAGTCGGTGAGCATCGGGTTGGTCTGACGCTGAACCATCATCACCCGCTTAAGCAGCAGCAGGTTGTTGTTCACGGCCGTAGTCGCAAACTCAGGCTGGTTCATGTTGTCCACCATCTCTGGCGTCACGCTGAACACGCGACATACGTCATCGCGAGCCTGATTGAGGGTGTCGGTATCGATTGCCACTTGCTGCGATTCACGCGGCTGGATAGACGTCTTGATTTCCGGGAAGCGAGGGTTACCCGACACCGACACGGAGTAGGACGTCATTTGCAGCGCTTCAGCAATACCCTGAGGACTGTTGATCGCCATCGGCAGTTGGTTGAACGCCAGCGCCATTGCCTCGTTGACCAGGTAGCCCACGGTCTCGGTAGGGTTCTTGTCGCTAGGGTCCAGCTCGATCACGATGTCCTTCCCAGGAATCGCGTTGTTGATCGAACCCATGACGTGTGCCACCATCAGGTTTGCACGCATAGCGCACAGGCCTTTGGCGTCTTCGAGGATGGATTTACCCACGCCGTACTCGTTGAAGTCGTACGCCATGTAAACCATCATCTCGGCCGGTACATACAGCAGAGTGGTTTGTTGGTTCTTGAGCGTACGGGCAAGCATCAGCTTGTCGATATGCTCAGTACGACCCAACTCAAACTGCCCACCCATTGCACCAGACTTCAGACGCGACATGAGGTCACGCTCGATCACGTCACCGCACAGCTGAGCCATCCGGTCAATCGCGATGTCAGAGGCGTTGGCAATACCACCGTTGATCGCACCAGCTGCCATGTTCAGCAACTCACCAGCGATCTGGTTACCAGAACCTACCTGCTCGCCACCACCCAACATCCCACGACGTACGTCGTCGTAGTAGTCGAGGGTTTTGACCGACGCGACTGGGAAGCCGTTACCGTCTTGAATCACCCAGTAGCCGATGTGGTTCTTACGGTCACCTGGGATACAAACAGGGATAACCGCTTGAGTCGGCAAGTGATACTTCAGTGGGTGACCTACGGTGTGGCCGCCGGACTGTTTGAGCGTTGGGAGCACTTCCATGCGGGAGCGCTTCGGCTGCTGAGGTTTGCGGAAGAACCGACTGTAGATCTGGTTGTCGGTGAGACCTTTCTTCTGCTTCTTCGAGTAGCCAGGCGACGTTTCCAACTGAGGATTCTTATCGTCCTTGTTGTTCTTGTCGTCATCCTGCGAAGACTCCGCTTCACGACGCAACCGGTCACGACGGCGGGATTCGAGCGTCAGTTCGCCGTAAGCGGTCTGCATCATCCGCTCACGCTTGAGTTCCTGTACGGCAGGAGCGCGTAGGGAAGCCAAGTTATCTGTTACGCGGAACGGCAATGGTACGGTCTTCTTGACCTTACCTTCAGTGCTGATTTCAGCCTTGATGGTATGGTAATCGGCCATGTCCTGGAAACTGATCCGGGTTTTGGCCGACTCGAAACTCGCGTAATCGGTACCACCCGCCGTGGCGACTCGCAGGCCGAGCACGCCCTTAGGCCGGAACCAGCCATTCCACCATTCCCCGTCGTAGTTTGCCACCGACTCCATACTGGCGTCGTTGTTCGAACCGTTAACCATACGGTCGAGTGCAGCTTCGGGGATGATGAGGATTGGGTGAGCGCCGTGCAGAATCAACGCTTCGTCGATCCACTCGTGTAGCTTGTTGGGGGTCTGCTCTTCGTCAATGAAGTGCTCTTTGAGACGATCGGTCATCAAACCCGTCAGTTGACTATCCGTGCCCGTTACCTTGCCATCAAAGATGAGCGTGGTGGTGACCAAGTCACCCGGTGCGCAGATTGCACTGACGAGGATGTCTCGCGGCAGGTTAAGGTCCGGCATCACCTTGAAGATGTTGGCGATGTCAGACACGTCCCGCAGGTTGCGACGGAAGACGTCGGCTAGAGCCTGAACGTCAATCGATCGACCGCTACCGTTGTTATTGTTCGTCCTGGCAGCCGGCCCGGTGCGGTCCATGACCAGACGCTGCACGAGACGATTGTCGGCCTCACTACCTTTCTTGAATGGCTCGGCCCGACTTGGGAGCCTCGAATCATTATCGGCCATCTACACCTCTCCTGTACAGATCGGGGTCGCTATGAATGCGTACTATAAGCTTTATTTGGACAGCGTCTTCAGACTGGCAACATCGCTAGTTCTCAAGAGCTCGATTACAGCCGACCGAATGAACAGTCGGTTGAAAACTCTTGGGTTCGATGTGAACCCTGACGATCCTGCCAGTTGGAAGTACTACCGTAACCTTGCCGGCCTGTACCACACGGCCGACACGATGATGACCGTAACCTCGCTGGACACTCGCGAGATCATCGACTTCACCATCGAGAATCTGAAGGTACACCGGGCTACTCGCCGGGAGTACAAGTTCGGGTCGGACTACTACAAGGCCTTGCTCAAACGCTACCCAGATCAGTCAATCCTGATCGGGGGCATCATCGGCCCAATCGACACCGCGACGGCTATTGCGTCGAAAGATCATAACATCTTGTCTTACGACACGGCGTTGGTCGAATCGAACGAACAGCAGTTGATCCCCAGTATCCAGCGCTACATCGACCTGATGTTCGTACGTTGGCACAACGCCGACTACAACCTGTTCGAACCGTTCTACTACACAATGATGTTGGCGGGTCTTGCAGGTCAGCTGGTTCCTGAGATACTCAACCTGCGTAAGCTGGCTACCAAGACCGATCAGGCGCATAGCTATCACATCAGGCAATACCTGATGAGCTTCAGTCCAGTGGGTCGTGAGTTCGACTTCCTGACTCAGAAGCAGAAGCTGTATCTGTATCGGAACATCCGTTACCTGAATCTGAACATCGGACGTCAGGAGATTCTGGATGAACTGACGCAGAAGATCCTGACCGATCGCGGTTTCTCGCTGGCTAAGTACATGATCGAGCACAACTACGGCAAGATGCCGATTGATGCTCTTGATCCTGAGATCCGGTTGAATCGCATTACCGTCAACGGTATCGAGCCTGCGTTCGGCAGTAACTCCAAGACCGTGGCTGAAATGCTCGACATGGAACTGCCGCTGGCTAGGGACAACCCACTGCACTGGGAAGAAGCACTGGCAGACACCACTTGGAAGATGACCAACTCCTTGTGGAACAAGTTGCCAACCAAGGTGCTTGAGTCGAACGTCGTTGACCTGACTGACGCAGAACCGTTTACGTTGACGGAGGTGCTCCTTAACCACTGGATCTACCTGTCGCACTTCAACTACTTCAAGTCCGTCATCACGTTCACCAACCCTGCGAACGGTGATAAGTACAACCTGTCGGTGAAGGATGCCTTCATCTTCTATCTGTACGCCTACAACGCTTCTAACGCTATCAAGCTGAAGAAGGTCCCGACCATCAGCGCTAACCGTGTCCGCCGGATTCCTCCTGCGACCTGGAACGAGCTGCGGGGTATGGCAGACAAGAAGAAGGTGCCGGACTACTACGTCGACAAGATCATCGACGATCAGGTACCGATCATTCCCTACATCTCCACGGAGGCTTTCCGTGAAGCGTGTGTGGACATCCACAAGATCATGTTGGCCCATCGTGAGATGCGCTTCTACAACGGCGACTACATCGCTGAAGGTCAGTTGCACACGATCATCGATCGTTGCTACATGGACATCCGCATCGATCTGGGTGAGAACGCGTACTACCAAGACTGGTTGGATGAGAAGGGGATTGACACCTCGGCAATGGGACGGCTGGAATACAGCCTGATCGCCGCTGAGATCTTCAAGACAGCCACCGGCGGTGATTTGGGTAACCAGACCACTACTCGTCAAGTGCACGCTGCCATGATTCGCATCATGCGCACGCTGTCCCCTTACTCCGTGCAGTTTATCGCACAGATCAACGACAGTCCGATCAAGATCATCGACGGGAAGTTCCCGACGCTCACGATCCCGCACATGAAGAGCTACTCGCACATTGACGTCGAGTTGGTGATTCCGGTCATTCAGGACATGAATGCTCGTGAGCACACGTACCACCACGTACCGGTTCCGGTGCCTCTGATGGGTGTGCGAATCACCGAAGAGAAAGCTCGGATGTTCGTGCCGGTCGAAGCGTTGATCAAGGTCAAGGCTACCACCACCAAATACATGCCTACCGAAATCGCAGCACCTAAGGTGTTTCTGCGAGACCCTGAGGTTGTGGACATCTCCACGCTCGAATGGGACGGTGTGGTTGGGTACGAAGCCATTCCACCGAAAGATCTGTCGGAGATGTTTACCGACAATCAACTGAGTGGGTATGAACAACTGACGGAATCTCGCCGACAATCGTTGCTGAGGGCCTGAGGACAAGAACGATGATTGCACCAGAGATCTTATTCAGGATGCATCCTGAAGATGCCGTCAGAGCCATGATTGGTGAGAAGGTAAAGCGTCCCATGAAGGCTGACTACCTGAGGCTTGGCAAACCCAAGTCCTTGGGTGGTCTTCGTACCTCGGTGGAAGTGACGTTGGACCGCAGTAGAGCACCGGTGGAGTTGTGGGATCGGGAAGGGTCGTACTTCTTCGAATACGATCGTACCGACATCGGTCAGTTCCTTCAAAGCACTAACAGAACCCTCAAAACGGCGCTGCCTGTGGATGTGGTGAATATCCTGACGGCTATCCTGTCGCCGTTTGCTATCCCAGTGGATGAGCAGGACGTTGTACCTGCCGTCTTCCTCACGCTGGGACAAGCTGACATCAATGCTAACGACGATTCGTATCGTTGGGTAGGCGACACCACAGCTACGTTGATTGCGCGCGTCATCGAGCTTTCTACGCTGCTTAAGGTTGCTCGTCTGATCGTACCGTTCGACAGGAACTACAAGTCGTCCACCGTCAAAGACAGTATCGCCTTGCAATTGAGTATGGCGAACGCTACGGCGCTGGATGTACCGATCACTGCGGCGATGTTTGCCCTGTCTGCCCCAGTGGTAAATGGATCGACCACGTCCGAGGATAACACCAAGGTAGATCTGACCTTCAACGGTCTGCCCTACTCAGGCACGGTCAGCGTCACTTACCAACGTCGTTCGTTTGGCAATACGTTCCGCAAGCCGGTCCAGCTTTCTGGCACACAACTGTCTAATAAACAGCAGCTTGCCACCAAGCTTTCCGTCCAAATGGGATGTGAGATCCTCGCTGCGGACATCCGCAATGAGGTATTCCCTGCCCAATCTGTGGGGTCCGTACAGGACATCCCCGTCACGTTTGACGACAGTTCGCTGGCTTATGTCGGCACTGTTCTGGTCAAGTACCGAAGAACTTCTTGAGTTCGTTACGGATAAACAACCATGTCTGACACGCTACGGTTATTGAAGTTCGACCCTGCCGTGGCATTGCTGATCATGGCCAACAACCACCTCAACATCAGGTTGCGTTCAGAGTTTGCGACGGTGGGTTCGCCCATCGTCAAGGACGATAACGGCCTGACCGAAGTCACGATTGCCACACGGGAATCGATTGACGAGGGTATTCGACGAGACTACACAGGTTCGATCCAATATGTCTTCAAGCGCATTCACGTCGCTGACATCTTCTCGAATCTGGTACTCGACCTCACGCCGCCAATCACGGTCAATGGGGTCTTGAGAAACATGTCGCTTGCGACTGGTCTTGTGATATCCCCAGATGACTTCGAGAACGCGTTGGTTGAGGGCAGTAGCTTTGTCCTCAAGGCCAAATCCGAATCACTGCGGTGGTTTGGTGAAACGACAGTAATGCTGAACGAGCCAGGCGTATCGATACAACTGGCCGAGGCATTCCCCAACAACGTTCTGGATGGTCTCGTACCACCCGTATTCGAAGGACCGTTGAGTTTGAAGAAGGCGTCTGTCTTTACCAAACTTGCCGGATTCAGCGCAGAAGGGTAAGTGCGAGGCAGAGGGATGCGCGATGCACCAAAGCAATGTGGCGAAGCTTGATCGCTTCAACAAGAAATCGAAGGAGTTGCTGGTCGACTTCATCAACGCCAAAAACAACCGAGGGTTGACGTCGGACCAATTGGTCTTCGGCAAACCAAAGTTGGTGTCAGGCGACGGACTCTCCGAAGTCGATGTAAGCTTCGATGAGTCCACGGGATGGCCACACGATCAAAAGCGGCCTCTCGGGTATTATCGGATCAACCTTGAAGTGCTCATCGGCAATCAACCGCTGACAGTGCACGTCTTGGAAGACGGTGACGATGCGCTCCTCAAAGCCATCCACGAACAGTACGGTCTGCTCTTGGAGAAAGAGTTGGTTACCATCCAGCTCGTTACCAGGAGTTTGCCAGACAGCACTCCTCAGGACCAACTGAGTGGTTTCGAAGGAGAGGACGCGGAAGAAGAACCCACGGAGCCCGAAGTTCCTCCTTACCTGGATAACCGCAACTACCGCTTGACCTTCAAGGACGATCACTTGATCTTCCTTGGTGGACTGAGCGTGCAGACTCGCCGGTCAATCCAAGGTCTGGGCGGTACGATCGATTCACTCCTGGACCTGCGTGAGTATTACTCCGACGGGAAGTTCGATCTGCCGAAAGTCGATCTGGTGTTCCCAAGAGGTGAGCTCTATGTCGACGAGACTGCGTACCCTGATTACGAGGACCGCAAAGCGACCAACGCGTACCTGTACGAGCTCAAGGCCGACTCCTTCATCCTTGACCAGGATGTCCTTCATTTGATCTTGCAACGCCTCACCGGCGATGCTTGGGTCTCGAAAGATGAGAAGGGTCTGGACTTCAACCTGTTCGGCAGCAAAGTGCTCTACAACGGGTTTGTCAAAGTCGACTACGGTCTGGAGCGTGGTTCCTACAACTATGTACTTGCCGTCGAGCTGGGCGCCAAGTGTGCGAACCTCACCGGCGTCGTCAAGATCGGTTATCAGTTCTCGAGCAGCAAGGTTCCTGGGAACATCTACCAGAACCAGGCTTCCGTTCTCCCTCTCTTCCCAAGGTAAGGATTCAGTCCCATGAACCCGATTCAGGTAACGGCCTACGGCCTCAAAGCCATCATCCGTCTGCTGCTCGGTCACACGCCCGATGCCGACCCAAAGTCCACCGTCAACGAACGTCTGGACATCCTAGGCACCGCACGGCCGACCAACAACGAGAAGGTACGCTTGGGCGTACTGATCGCAGGTAACAAAGGCCACCGCTACGTCCCAGGCGAGGAAGGTATTGCGCTGACCTCCATCCAGGACCACACGGCGACCAACGCATCGCTCTACGGTCCGATGCCTCTCTGCGTACGCTCTGTGGACGACGACTTGTCCAAAGAGATGCGCGACAAGTACTGCCTGCGTAAAGAAAACACGCTCAACGGCCTGCCGGTGTATGAGTATTACGGCATGTGGGTCGACATCGATCCTGAAGACGTCAACGTGATCATGCGCAAGATCACCCGCGAGCCTAACCAGCCGCCAGTCATCGAGATCTTCCATCCGGATACCGAAGACCTGTACCCAACGCCGATCGCTCTTCCAACCACTGGTGCGGTGACTACCACCGACGTCTCCATCAGTTGCAGTGCGGTGTTGACGGTTACCATGCCGGAGAACATCCTCGAAGAGTTCATCAACTCTGCGAAGCTGAAGTACAACGGTGACGAACGTTACGCCGTACTGTCTGAGTTTGCACTCTGCCTGAGCGCACAACGCACCGTGTCGATCAATACCACCAGCGGTCAAGCCAACTTCCTGGAATCGATCGGCACCCAGATCTACAACTTCGCGATGGACCACAAGGCCGTCTACTACAACACTCAGGAACTGACTATCGATTTCGACATCGGTAACCAGATCCCGCTGCTGGGTACTCAGTCCATCCCGACCATGCAAACGATCGGTGTGACTGTCCCCTAATAGCCAAGGGGAATGAAGATGCGAGAGTTAAGCGACGAAGACTGGACCATGCGGTACGTGGGTATCGACAACGGTACCAACACCGTGGGATACGTGACGTTGGATGGGGATCTTCGTACTGGCGTAGGTACTGTTTCTCGAGCGGAGTGTTTGGTCGCAGAGAAGACAGCGTACGATCGGTACGAGGGCCTTGCCAATAACCGTGGACAACCCGCTGCCAGGATGCGCGTTATCAAGGACTTCACTTACGAGTACATCGATGATGAAGACCCTGACGAAGTTGGCGCCGAATCTCCATTCTCGCATCTTCATGCACATTCGTTTGCGTCACTGACGACTTCGATGAATGTGTTGGATGATGCGGTGTGGCGTTACCGACCAGGGCTGCCGTTTGAAAAGGTACCACCCGGTCGTGCCAAGAGAGCCGTCTGCCCGGAAGGACAGTACTCGAACAAAAAGGAAGACATTCGTAAGTTCATTCTAGCGAACCCAAACATCGTAGCCGGCGAAGGCATCGATCTGGAATCGCTGTCTGAACACGAGATAGACGCCATCGCTGTAGCGTGGTATCTTTTCATGCGGACGCTTACCGTCATGCGTATGTCTGTTGCCGCAAATAACATGAGCGCCAAAAAGCGTTCACGTAAATGAATGGAAGAATCCGGGGGTTCTATGAACGTGAAATCTGCTATCGGTCTGATGGCGAGGAACCCGGCGGTGGACTTTCCGTGGCAGCCGGCCCTGATCAATCTGATCAATGGTTTTGTTCCCGCGGATCGTCAGTTGGACCCACTCACCGCAGAGGCGAAGGAAGTTCAGGAAGCTATCGGCTCGATGGACGCCTCGCTGCAGGAGATGGTCTATAATTCTAACTTGGATTCGGTCAATGTAATCGATCCTGTGCCAGCACCAGTCGCTGTGATTAAAAATAGCCGTTCTAACCTCCTGCTGTTGTTTGCCTTCACATTGTGCGCTTGCGCACTGATGATGGTGTGGAAGGTAGGTGACGGAGCGACCGGAGCCGATGTAGTTGAGATTCTGAAGCTGATTCTGAGTGTCGTTACTGACCAGCCTGCGACTTGACCTGAAAGGCATACAGCCGGTGGCGCAAGCCACCGGCTGTATGCTGTCTCTTTATGTTGCAGGGTCTGCGTAGAAAGATCCGAAGAACTCTCGCTGAAGAACATCCTGAGCGTCTCGACATTTCATCGCATCGTAAAACCAAGAACTATCACCCCAGTCCATGTGTCCGATAGTCCCCACATTGAAGTAAGGTTTACCGACGTAGAACAGGATCTTCTCTTCCTTGATCTTCGCTTGCTGCTCAGCCCACCACGTTTCCTTGTAGATGGGCTTGACCACCTCATTTCGCGACATGTTGCCATGCAGCATCCGAAGAGCGGTGGTGAGACTTCCCCTAAACATAGCGCAGAGGACGAATCGGGTCGTTGGCAGCGCGCTGTTTCACCAGCCAGTACTTGAGGATCTGGAGCGTAGATCGGGACTTCCCACAGTTACGACCACCGTGAACCATCGGGATTCGATTACCAGCCAGTTGGTGGATGGTCAGCTGCAGGATGGGCGCCTTGAGATTAAACATAGACGTTCTCCGTGCGGAAGTACTTCTCGTACAGCTCCGCGATCTTTTCCTTAGGACCGGTACCGTCCGCCTTCATTTCCGGCGAGATGATAATCACCTCATCGTGAGTGAACGGAACCGGGAAGTTCTTGACGTCAGGACGTGGATCGTCAGGATTCAGTTCGATATCGACCTTAGCCCATGGAACGATCTTGCCTTCCTTGTTCAGGAACAGGTCGACTTCCCACTTGAACTCGATACCATTCTCGAACGAACCTGGAATGATGAACCGAGTCTTGATCAGGCCTTGATCGGCCATCAACTTGAACTGCTCCAGCTGTTCCTCGCGAGAAGGGTCCGGTACCTCGACTTTGCCCTTATCACCGGCATTGGTCTTGGTACAGAACTCGTACTCGACGCGGTCATCTGGATGGATGGTCTTACGAACGCGCAGGGAGCCGTCTGAGGCGTTTTTAGGAGTCTTGGGTACGTAGATACCCCATTGCTCCTGACCCTCGTGGGAGACGGCCATGGACTTGATCTGCTCGACATCAAAACCCTTCAAGTAGACTTCGAGTTCGTACTCGAGATTCTTACTTTCGAATTCTGCAGTCGGTTCGTTGAACGCCAGCTGGTCAATCAGACACGGTTTGAACATGGGTAAAGTCCTCAGGACGACAAAAAAAAATACGTCACCTTATTAGGGTGACGCCGCAGACTCTCAGAAGAGAGCCCACGGGTCGTCCATCTATTCCAAGTTGGTTACTGGGATTACTCCCATCGATATCGGTTTGGTAAGTGGGACTCCCTGACGAGACGCCCTTACTTGATCACACTGAGGACAAAGTTCTCAATGCGGTTCGAGAAAGGCGTAACCTCGATCAGGTAGTTGTCCGAAGTCGACAGGAGCACGCGCGCGTTCACCGAACCGGGGAGGCTGCGGCTGAGCGCTTCGAAGATCTTGCGGATGGATTGCGACAGGTTGCGCTGCTGCGCCATGGTCACGGAGAGACCCGTGTCTTGCACGTTGGCGGAGAGCACGTTGGAGAGACCCAGCTCGTCCAGAGAACCATCGACCGAGATCACTTCCAGGAAGTCCAGGAACACAACCGACGGCAGGTCGGCAGCGCCTTCGTGCAGATCACCCACGGTGTCAGCAACGTCTTCCTTGGAAGCATAGGCGCAGGCCATGCTGGTGATGTAGCGGCTGCGATCGCCGAGAAGAGAGGCGAATTCCGCACTACGGCGTTGGGCAATTACGCCCAGCAGCTGCTCGAAGTTCTTGGCGAAGTTCATCTGCTTGACGGACGCGAACTGGAACTGGTACTTCAGCGAGCGCAGAACCATTTCGGTGAAACGCTCGTTCAGCTTGTTCCAGATGGATTCGTTGAACTGAGGACGCAGGTCGTTCATGAGCTTTGCCGCTGCAACCAGAGAAGGCGCTGCAGCTACCTGATCAATCAGGTCCATCTGCGACCAGTCACTGGCGTTCATCGGCGTACGCATGTAACCCAGGAAGACGTCGACTTCTTTCTTGTCGGCCAGCATGCGAGCACGACCGGCGAAGGTTGCAGTGACGATACTGTCGACAGGACGACCTTCGGTCAGCTGTGGGATTACCGCGACGATTTCATCCAGCTTGTCAACCAGGTTGACGGACTTGGCAGGAGCAGCCGACGGTGCGTCGACGTGGTCCAGCGTGTCGCCAGTGCTGCGGGCAGCTTTCAGGCTGACTGCGGCGGAGCGGCGTTCTGGGTTTTCTTCGCCACGAGCATCGCGGACTTCTTGGTTCAGATAGCTGTTTTCTTTGGTCACGTCTTCCAACTCCTCTCGTACATTTCCATCTGCGTCCTTCACGTAGTACTTCACATAAAGGTTAAGATCATGCCAGGACGGAATAAAGCCGGCATTATCGTCATCGTCCGATGCATGGGTACTGGTGATCTCCCACTTGCTGCGGTGAGCCACTACCCAGTGTTCGCCTGCCACCCAGAACTCCCCGAATGGGTCGGCCTTGGTGAAGTCAGGTCCTTCTACCCGGTGCTTCTTCTGATGCACCAAGCTTTCGACCGAGTCCGGATGAGGGCGTTCATCAGAACTACGATCGCGGTCACGCTCACGTTCCCGCTCAACAGGACGCTCTTCGCGTTCTGGTTTGCGGTTATCGTCAGAGTCACCGTTGAAGCCATCTTCCAGCTGAGTGATCAGCGACCACGGATCGGAATCATCCGCATCGGAAGTGCGACGTTTGGAATCACGGCTCTTGCGCTCGCCACGGCTACCGCTGCCGTAGTCATCACTGCTACGGTCACCACGGCGATCACCGCGGTCACGGCTACCACGACGGCTGCCACCACCGTAATCGTCACGACGATCGTCATCGCGGTCGTCTTCATCACGACGACGGCGATTCCCACGAGACGGACGGCAGACTTCGAGGAAACGCTCCTCGGCATCTTTCATCTGATCGTAGGTACGGTTGGACAGTTCATCAGCCAGTTTACGGTCGGCCAGAATGACCGACGCAAAGTGACCATCGACGATGTCTGCAATCGCATCTTCCAGGGCTTCGGCATCAGACTTGCGGTCGTCAGCGTACTTGCGGAAGATCTCACGCTCAGAGTCTGCGATCACATCGATGAGCTCATTGAAAGCAGCGCATCGCCAACCACGGTCGGACATCATCTTGTAGTACGCGTCTCGAAGATCCGAGTCTCGCGCTTTGTCCTTGATATACCTGGTAGCCTCGTCATACGCGGCATCCCAGAATTTGTTTTCTCGACTCATTTATTGCTCCAACCACAAGGGATGTTTAGTGACGCCGTATCGCCTCATCGATGTGCTCAACCACCGCAGCCATCGATTCCTTCTTCCGGATTGTAAAATTCGCATCCAGATCCATCGTCATGTTTGCGGTATTCTTCGCCAGCGGGCCGTTCTTCGGCAGCAGCGTGTGGTTACCGGTTTCCATAGACGACGAGTGAAGGTGAGACTGGGGATCGTTCACGTTGATGTTTTGCGGCTTACGCTGACCGGAGGTCTGCGATTGCATCACCAACCGACTGACGATCTTCGGAATGAGGTTATCGCCCGGCGTGGACACGCTGGACATGAACGGCTTGATAGACGTTTTCCTCAAATCGAATATCTTGGTCGGCATGAAGTATTTGCCGAGGATCTTGTTGAAGTCATCGACTCCGTGCTTACGCTTACGGTTGTTGATGATCTCGAACAGACACAAGAAGATCTGCTCAAAGATATCCCGCAGGACATAAGGGGCGGTCACGAGCCGTTTCCCATACATCGATCCGATGTCGCGACTCCCGTTCTCAAGCATCTCGCTCATGTGTTGCAGAACGTAGACGAAGAGTTCGTAGAGATCTTCAATAACCAACGCTTCTTCCTCGAACAGCATGCGTTGTGCTTCCATGTCGATATAATCATCGAGGTTCGACAGGTGGGTTTCCATGTTCTCAACCAGCTTGGCAGGACCGAGCTGATCACCAGCCAGAACATAACCCAACCACAGCAGCCACAGCCAAGTACCACCGAGTTCTTCGATGTCGGTACGCTCTGGGAAGTGGTCCACGATGTAGAAGAACGACGCCACGAAGGTTTGCACCAGCGGCGTGAACTGCGCACGTGGGATCACCAAAGCAATTGGCGAGCGGATGGTGGAGTACGCGACTTTCGTCTTGAGCGTAGACGGCTTGACGCCATCAGACTCGAAGACGCAATACTTCTTGAGGTCTGGAGGGTTGGCCTTGAGTTCATCGACCGTTGTGATAGTGACATCACAGCGACCGAAGCGCTTGAAGGTTTCCTTCATTCCGTACTTCGCGAACAGGTAGTGCGGCAGCGTCGTCACGACGCGACCCAGAGCGATGGTGTCGCTCTTACCGGTCCGGTTGTTGATACCCCCGCGGTTATGAACCCAGGTATAGGCGATGTCCGTAGACAGCTGCTCCCCGGTTTCAAAAGGCTTTTCAGCCCCATAGTCGCGGTCCATCGTGACGGTACCGATCTCGTACCGGAAAGTGATAGGAGCTCGGTTTGTCCTGATGAACACCGAGTCCGGTCCAATGGAGAAGCACGGGTCTGTAGCAACCGGGCTCATTGAGAACTCCTTCCCCAGAATCCTGAAGAGGTTTCCCCGCCGTGGAGCGGGGAGGTAGAAGTATCTCGGGTACAACATTTTCCCATTGAACGCGAACTGGTATTTCACCAGGTATACGTCACTGACGGCTAGATCACTGGTCGGGACGCTGCGGTCGCCCCTCGACATCACTGTAGCCATTACCCGGACTGCCTCCAATGGATGGCAGCGATACGACCCAATAAACTCGAAGCCTTCCGGGTAACTCTTCTCGGCACAGCGAATGCGTTGGTCGACCAGCTCTTTTGCATTGAGCAAGCTTTTACAAGCCAGCCCATCGACGATGTCCATGTTGAACTTGGGCATGTCTTCCTGCATCTCGAGATCTAACTCAATGTCTGGCATGACGAACCTATGTTGGTTTCAGTTTGTTAATGAACCCGATGACCCCAACGACGGCAGCCATCATTCCGCCCACCAGTTTTATCCAGTCGGCCAAGTTTCGGGTATTCTCTTTGACCTGCTCCTCTTGGAACCGTCTTCGAGTCACCTCTTCTTTGTACTCGCGGAATTCTTTCTCCCGGACGTGCTCCTCCCGAGTTACAGTTTCCCGCATTTGCAACTCATCGATCTTCTGCCGATGAACTGTCTCCGCCAGCTCTCGTTTCAGCAGTGTCTCACGATCACCTTCGATCACAGCGTCCTCAGCTGTCTTACACAGACGGAAAAGAGTATCCGCTGTTTCGAAGTCGTAATGTTTGTGACACATGTCTTTGGTATCAGTCCGCGCATTGATGGCGCTTACTGGGTTACGGCACACCAGGTGCACACCCGACGGCATAGTCGGGTCCCGTTCTATCGGAACGGGATAAACCTCGCCCCCGAGGAACAGATACCGGTCAGATCGATGTTGGACAGGACTGTTGTCTACAGCCTTGAGAGAAAACACAAGCGTTTTGTTGCTGATGTGCGGCACCGCTCCACGGAAAGATCGCTTGACCGCTTCCGTTGGACCGAAGGGATGTTCTACGCGCTTGTCCCGATTGCCATCCGGAACTAACTGTAAGTCCAACTCCTCCAGATAAACGATACCACCCAGTGCCTCCAGTGCTCCCCACTTCAGAGATACCAGCACAGTAACGGTGACGTGCCCGAGCTTACTACCGTTCGAGAACATCTTTACCTGATCGTCGAAAGCCAACATGATCTCACGAACGACCTTACTGTTGCTCAGGATATTATCCCGTATCTCATCTGTGATTGTGCGAAGATCCTTGATCGGAACCCGCCATTCCAGTTCTACGTCGAATCGCTCGCTACTTCCGTGACTCACCGGCTGGCCCGGCAAGTACGTATTGACACCTAGACGAGTCTTATGCCAAATCCCCGTTGTCGTACGATTAAAACACCTCATACGGAAATCCGTAGAGGCGATTGTGTCGTCGATCACTCTGCTACATTTCAGCGTCTCAACACTGCATACGTCGAGCACGGAAACTTGGCGACCTTTCGACTCCATAGTTTAGAACTCCCCTGTAGGAATTTACCGATCGAATCGCTCCATTCTTATTTCCCACTTACCGATTTAGTAATGTACTACTGTAAATCGTTTGTTCTAAAAAGAGCATAAAGGGCATAGAGCAGGTGGGCTTGCGCCCACCTGCTCTACTATCACCTAATTGCTAGATGACTCCTCAACCCTTGCGAGTTAAGGCTGACCGCCGGTACCAGTACCGTCGTCTACACCGTTACCACCGGTGCCGCCAGTCCCGCCGCCAGTGCCCCCAGTGCCACCACCGGTGCCACTTCCGTCAGCTTCGGTGACGGTTGCCGCGACACGAAAAGGCATGGTTTCTTCCAGCAGTTCGTCCACGCCGAGCACGTTGAACTTCACGATGATCGGCAGCAGGAAGTAGTGTTGGAAGCGTGGCTGTACGACCGCTTCAACACGCGGGGTGTTGTCACGGGTAACAGTCATGCTGGAAACCAGCGACGGAGTCAGGAGCATCACGCCCGAAGACAGGATGTCGATACCGTCGACGTCACGGGACAGCGACATGTACAGCGTGTCGGCCAGACGCGCATCGACGTCGGCTTCCAGCTGGTACGGCAGGTCCGCACCCAGGGTACGGCTGTCGCCGGTGATGGTGAGGAAGCGTTTGATCTTCTGCGAGGTTGCGCAGATGAACTTCCACTTGTTGGTGATCTCACCACCGTCCAGGAACCGGCAGGCGTTTTCGTAGTTGGTGCGCTGCAGGATGTCGAAGGCAACCGAACGCATGGCGTTGGTCAGAACCTCGATACCGTTTTCCACGTTGGCAACGGTTTCTTGCGACTGAGTATCGTCCTTCAGGTTGATATTCAGTTCCTGGCAGTAGGCGTTGACCAGGTGACGGCCGATACCTTCGATTGCCAGAGCGTTGATTTCGAAGTCGCCCTTGGTCAGGTCGCCACGCAGGCCGCCGTTCGACAGACGCATCAGACGTTCGTGGTAGGCTTGCAGCACGCCGACCGCTTCGTTGTTGATGTAGTTGCCGACCGCGAAGACCAGGTGATCCATGATGGTCTGGTCACGCTCTTCGCCGACTGGGTACGGTACGAAGAACGGTGCGCGGGTACGGGTCATCAGGCGCTCGCCGACCGGACGGACGTTGAGCATCAGACCCAGGTGACGGTGGTTGGTGTTGGTCAGACGAGCGTCTGGCCACCAGCCGGCCACGGCGATATCTTCGAAACCGGTAACGATCGACTGACCAACGGTGCCGGCCAGAGGAATCACGTCGCCTGCTTCGTTGACGATCGACATCACTTCAACGATACCTGGGTTCACCGAGATACCGCCACGTTCAACGTCGACCTTACCGTTCAGGGTGGTCTTCAGACGAACGGTGTACTTGCCTGCAGTGATGATGTCCCAGACACCGCCAGTCAGCGCGTTACCGTTGGCGTCCTTGGTGTCCTTGTCCACGAACAGGGAGGTCAGGTCGAAGTTCAGCTTCAGCGCACGGCCGCCTTGTTCAGCGGTTTTCAGCCAGCGGCTGTATGGCAGACCCAGGGTGTCGAAACGCAGCGCAGCGCCGCCCAGCGACAGGATGATCCAGGCCACACCGATGTTGCGGTCCAGAGCTTCGGTGTAGTCGGCCTGACCGGCACGGCTCACGGTGTCCAGGTTGCCCAGGCCGAAGAGGTTGATCTCTTTCTGCACCAGCAGCGCCGAAGTGGTAACGGTACGCTTGCCGACAGTGTGCGGGAACGGAGTCACCAGGCTGGTCGGAACGAACATCGCCTTGGTGGCGTCGTTGTAGGTCGGCAGGATCGCGGTGCTGTTGTCGTTCAGCACGGTGTAGTCGATCGAGGAGTCGATCACACGGCGGAAACCGAAGTCCGAAGGAGTACCATCGGTAGCGTGACGCACCAGGTTCTCAACGAACAGGTTCGGAACCATGATGTCCACACCGCCCTGGTCCGGAGACAGAGCCACGGTACGGAAGAACATTTCCATGGCCGCGCCTTGACGGGCGATCTTGTAGTTCAGGCCGATCGAGACGTTCAGGAACTCGTTCAGGTTCTGGTTGTCGAAGGATTCGGTGGAGTAGACGGAGTCGTACTCGCGACCTTCCAGCGAGGCCATGCCGATGCCGTCGCCCAGCTTGCCGATACCTTCACCCTTTTGAGCGTGCAGGTAGGCTTTCGGATCGGCGGCAAATGCGGCGATCAGAGAAGCGGCGGTCATGCCGACAGGGTTCAGGTACCCTTCTTTGTTTTCCATCGAAGGCTCGAGGACCTTCTTCAGGTTGCCAGCGATCTGGTTGAGATCGATGTCGGCCCACTTGACCGAACCGCCGCCAACGCCTTCGATAACCTGTTTGCTCTCGGTCGAATAACCGCTGCCGTTGAACAGGTGGTCTTTCAGCGTCGCAGCGCTGGCAATGCCGGCGGATTCGCGAAACGCGGACTTGAGTTTCAATACGCTCATGTGTTGCTCCAAATAGCTATTTGGTAGAATTATCAAAGCTTTGATTTTGGGATTGACGCCCACCCGGTATTAGTCGACTAGCACCGGCAACCCCGCGTCCCTCTGAGCGTTAATTCGATCACCGTAAAAAATTACGGTATTCGCCATAACATCATATCGGCGAATCACACATCCTTCGAATTATTGTTACCGTCCGAAGGTTCGCCACCACCATCTGGAGTAATGACCGGTGGCTGTACCAGACGATGCAGGTTTTCGTCAGCCGTGTTGATGTGGTCATTATTTACAGAAAGTAGATATCGTTTGAACGAGTCCGAATCGAACGCCTGAGCCCGACCCCGATAGGTATCGAGCGCTACCAAAAGTTCTTTGGTCAGATCCTTCGCTTCGGCATCCCCACCCTTCTCGAGGATGAAGATCCCACCACGACCATCGTCATGCACTTCGAAGTGCGCCAGGTGGAAGTGTGGTACAGCTTTGTTCTCAGGGTTTTGTCCGAAGAGTGCGAATACCGCATCTTCCTCAGAATATTGTCCTTCGATGTCCGCAGCAGGGAAGGTAAAGTCCTTTACCCGCATCAATTCGAACTTGGTACGAAGGAGATTGTTGGCCAACTTGTAGAGCTTCACATCTTGTTTCGATACTATGCTCTCGAGATTGGCGAGACTCGAATTATAGTGGCTGATAACAGAACCCAGCCACTTTGGAACGAACCTGATTTCCAGCGGGTTGTTCATCACAGATTCCCCACAAATTAATGATTGCCTGACGTGAGGCAGTGAAGAAATGGAAGTAAAGCTTCGTTTAGCTAAAGCGATTGGTCTTGCATACTACGCTAGCCATAGTCAGAACGGCCCGCATGATTCGACAGCCAATCTGATCGAAAAGATCCTGAACCACCTCAAACTCCCCGAGGATAAAGGAACAGAGCGAGAACGCTCGTCACTAATTAAAGCACGCAGCATTGTTGTCTGGATGAAGTCGCGCGGCTTCGAACAGCCGTTCGATCTGAACGACCTGATGACCAGACTCCGGGCGGCCTCGGGTGAGGATGATCGCCTATATGATCTATTTAGCCGCAGCCTCCTGCTGGTCGATGACCCGGATGCGGCACGCGATAAAGTTCGTGACATCTCTTCGGAAATGCATGAGTTCATCGCAGTTGAAGAATTCGAAAACCTGCTGCGTCGTGCTTCACGCCAGCTCGGGTTTGACCGTGAGAAGATCGAGGATGTCCGCTCCTTCCGTGAAGAGCTGATCCTCAAACTTCAAGCATTGCCGTTCGAGAACCGCGCTGGTGCTGGTAGTGCCTTCCGTTGTCTGGACATTACCAACCTTGAGAGCGTGGCTGACGTCTTCCACAAGGCGCAGTTGGCTGTAGACCCACGGGCTATCCTCAAGCTGGCTTATAAAGCACTGAACCGGATGACCGGCTCTCAGGGCGGTGCTCGTCGTGGTGAGTATTCCAACGTATCGGCACTACCTGGTCAGAACAAGACCGGTAACCTGCTCGACACGTTTGTAGCGATGAACATCTTCAACGAACCCGTCCTGTTCGATGAAACGAAGAAGCCGCTCAACATCTACGTCACCATCGAAGACAAGCTCGAACTCGTCATGGAGAAGCTGTACGTTCTTCTGATGCAGCACGAGTTTGGTTTGCCGGTTGTGGTCAACGCAGTCTCTCCAGCAGAGATGGCCGAGTACGTCCACCGTCGTCTGTCCAAGAACGGTCACCACGTTCGAATCATGGAACTGCCGGGCGGTACTTCGTCTGACGCATTCCTTGACGAGATGCGTGCGTTCCAGGACCAAGGCTTTGAGATCATTTCGATTGGCCTTGACTACACCAACCTGATCGGTAAGCAGGGTATTCCTGCACAGGTAGCGGGTGACGAGACTCAGCTGTTGGTCCGTAAGGTCCGTAGCTGGACTTCGCCTAACGACATCTATACCTACTCAGCCCACCAGCTTTCGACCGATGCCAAGACGCTGGCTCGTCAGTTCCCTGACGATTACCTCAAACGTCTTCAAGGTAAAGGTTACTACGAAGGCTGTAAGAAGTTGGACACTGAGTTCGACTACGAGTACATGGTTGCCAAGACCAAACACGGTGGCGAGTGGTGGCAAGAGTTCAACTGGTGCAAACACCGTAAGGTAGGTACCACGCTCGAGCAAGATAAGTACTTCGCAATGAAGTTCCAGGAGTACCCAATGCTCGGCTTGAAGTACGACCAAGACTTGGAAGTGGATCTGTCCTACTCCAAAGTCGGTGGTCGAAACAACGTGAGTCAGGGCGGGTATGACTTCGCAAACTTTGATGACGACTGATCGGCAGAAGTAAACAAAAAAAAAGAAAGCGAGAGGAGTGGGCTTGCGCCCACTCCTCTATGCCGTCACTCGTTCGAGTCAGAGCGAGACATAGCTTTCGATATCAATCCAGGTTCCAGGTTGTTCCCGGGATGTCCGGACTCGTCGCCGAGCGACTTACGTCGTTCTTCGAAGACTTGTTGGCAATACCGTTCTGCGGTCGTGGTAGCAGCCTGGTGTCCGTTAGATCCCTCCACTATAACTGCCTTCAACCCGCTAGCCAGACGTGCGGCTTCTTCTGGTTCGATGAGTTTACCGGTAGTCATGTCGTATCCGTATCCCAACTCGAGCGCTACCTCGAGAGGAACCTCTTGGGTTTTCGGATAGGTATCGGTAATGTCGATATCGCTGACGAGCTCGGTGAGATGAGTGCCCAGATAAGGTTCCGTGATTGGCTTCGGATCTATGTCGAAGGACTGACCACGAAGTTGACACAGGCGAAGATCTTCAGGAAGCGCCAGAATCGGATCGAGCTTATAACGCCCCATGCCGAGATATATCGCACCGTTGTGGAAACTGCGATCCAGCGTCATGTCGACGTAACCTTGTTCACAGTCCTGATTCAAACCACGACTACGGGCGATGAAGAGCAGGATGTCCCGAACCATCCTCACCGCAGTCGCGCGAGTCTGTTTGGCCTGGTCTCGCATGTCCTGCTTCAGATCACGCGCAATTAGAGTAATCTCCAGCGTTGCTTTCAGGAGATGTCTGGCGTGATCCTCTAGGAGGGCGAAGAACAGTTCTGGAGGACCTTCGACCAGCTGTTCTTTCTGGGCATGTAGAATCAAACTCATTGTGTCGTTTGCGTTACGAGTCATGCTGATATCCTTACGCCGCTTTCGGCCAGAGAAGAGGGTTGATCACATCGATGTCGAGGATCTCGAACAAGCGACATGCGAACGGAGCGATCTGATACGAGAATTCGAATCCGGACCGACGGATGAACTCGTGGAGATCCGTCAGCCTGACGCAGGTTTGAATCACCTCAGGCGTCATCTGGCCGAAGTGACTCAGACGCAGATCGACGGCCTTGGTGAATAACTCTTGCGCCTCAACCACCAGAGCGTAGAAGAACGCTTCACGCTCTTCAGGTAACCCAGAAGCCGGGAGGTAATTTTCAGGAACATCGAACTTGGCGATGAATGTCTGGAAGTCCGAGATCTTTGCGTCCACCACCTTGGCTGACTGACCGATTGCGCGGTATTCGTCAGGGTTGGTGTGGGCCATGGTTCCCAGCGTGCGGCGGATGCGCACCAACTCACCCAACTCTCGATAGATGAAGTTCCAGAACCGCAACGTCTCATCGACAGGTCTGGTAGTGTACTCCGACAGAGTCGCTACCTTGTCCCAGGGCAATTGACGTTCGAGCTTTCTGCCGGTTAGGCGTTCGAGGCTGTCTGGATCGCCCAACAGCTGACGGCGGATCAAACCGGTATGGAAACGAGGTCTCACTGGTTCGGCGCTGGCGATGGCGCTGGACATGACCTGCTCGATTTCGGCAGACGTTGCTTTGGCATACTCTAATCCGGAAACGATTCGTTCTGGATCGAGACCGCGTTCCGCCGCTAGGTCGAGATAAAGACCTGCGCGCCGATGGATGAGCGTACTGTTGACCAATTTGGCCAGACGTTCGACTTGTTCCGGCATTACGCGAATGGCGCGTTTCTTCATGATTCGTTCCTTAGTCTTTACAGACTGTGTATGGGACTTCGACATTGATGACGATAGCCCCGCGTTTGAGTTCGGTCGCCTGAATACAACCCGGGGATTTGGCAGATTGATCTTGAGCGATGAGCGTGACTAACAACCCCACCGAGAACAGTGCGGACAGGGCCCAGATCGCGGCTTCCTGCCCGTCGATTTCCTTACGAGACATACCCACCCCTCGTAGCAATGTAGTAGAGCATGCCGACAATGGCCGATACGAGGATGATCGCAATGCTGATATCCCGCACGGTCAGATAGAACTCTTGGCGCTTACGCTTCTGTTCTATCTCGTCAAGCTGTTTCTCAAGATCTGCACTCATGCACGAGCTCCCAGAAGAGGTTCAAGTACCCCAGCTTTCACTTCGGCGAAATCGAGTTTGAGCTGGGTACGTATCTCGACCATGGTGTCACGGTCGTATTTGTACAGGTCCAGCCATTCTTTAACGCAGCCGTCGTTGAACGCCTTGGCGTGCTTCTCGTCAGTGAAGAACCGACGAGTATGCGAGACAGGGTCCCACACCACGTACAGGTCGTTGACGACCCGAGGAGTGTAACCTTTACGCACCCGCGGCAGCAGACGACGGTGGAGCAGGAAGTTCAGCGACAGCTCACGAGCCAGACTCGCTTGCTCCAGCGCGGTTTGTGCACCGACAGTCTTGATTGGGAAGTAAGCTTGCGCCCACTCTCCCTTGCTGTCGACCACAGTGGCAACCCAACGGCGACGAGGGAAGTCGTAATGCACGCCAGTAGGTGGGGTGAGTACACGAGTTACGCCACCTTCAACAGCGACGACTTTACCGGTTTGCAATTTCCAAATCTGAGCCATGTTGTCCTCCCGGACGATAAGTGAACCAAATACAGCTAACGAGGATTACCAGCCGCGGTGGCGTTGTGCCAGAGCTGGGTTGAAACGCCGCGCCTGCGTGACCGCTACGTGAGGGCCGAACAGTTGCGTGTAGATCTCTTCATCTTCGCACAGACGGCGAATGCACTGCTCGAACTCCTGACAGAAGCCAGGAGCCGGTTTGTACGGCAGGTAGCCGAAGACACGGATCTTGGTCCGAGACCCATCTTCAAAGATGATGGGCACGGTACCAGCCCGGTGACTATTCTCCGGCAGCACCTCGTCGATCGCGCCGAGAGTCAGTGGAGCGCCGAGTACCCTTACGTTGACGACCATGTTTATCACCTCTTTCCAAATTGGCTTGTATTTGCTCGAACTCATCCGGGTCGGTATGTGGTTCATCGAGCACATCACGAATACGTTGCAGTTCTTCTTCAAACTCAGCGACTTGATCGGTCATGTCGGTAGAGTTCTGTTCTACCTTCACACGCACCTCAGCAATACGCTCTTCAGCAGCAGCCATCCGAACGTCATGCGCTTCAGCCGATGCAGACATTTCCTGAGCGGTGGTGACGATCAGATCGCTGTTTTCAGTTTGAAGTTCCTTGGTCTTAGCCTTTGCTTCACGCAGAGCCTGAAAGCTCTTAGCGGCGCGGAATGCGGTGTAGAGCCCAGCAACGGAAAGACCTACACAAGCCGTAATACGAATAGCAGCAGAAATGTTCATTGCGTTGTCCTCCCGGACGATGTTCGCAGAAATTAAATCAATTAACGAGCAGCTTCCCGAATTTCGTCAGGGATTCTTCGAGCTCACTGCTATCGAGGTTGCGGTCAATTGTTTCGCACAACCCAACGATCGGTGCGCCAAGCGTAATGAGCTTGGTGAGGATAACGCTGATGGTGTCAGCGATATCGGGTGGGACATGATAGTACCCACCACGCAGGTGTATCTCACCATTGTTGAAGATCACGATCGCCCCATGTCCGCCGACGATGAATAGGCCTTGAAGACCTCGGTCGTCGATGAAAGCCATCTTCGCTCCGAGACGATCTTCCCGATCCTGCACAAAGACTTTAACGCCGTTGGTGACGTACTGCACCATCGTCAAGTTATCGCCGAGGAAGAAGTACGACTTGGCGATAACGAACGCAGCCCGGAACGACGGTCCCCATTCTCCAGGACTCTTCATGGCAGCGATCATCGCGCTGCGCACACCTACGTTGTTGAGCACTTCGTTCGCTTGCTGCAACTGCTGAGCAAATTTATCCACGTTGACCTCCTAGGTCGGTGTGAGATCCGTAAGGATCGGTTTAATGGTTCGGTCTGAGTATGTACGATTATAAATAAGTTAAATGAACTAATCTGAAGAGGTCGTATTCGACCCATTAGAATCCATTAACCCGGACAAGAGGTCAGATATGACCGAGAAGCAGATTCTGCTCGACCACTTGGTTTTGAAGAACAAAGCTGTACTCGACCAATATAAAGTCACGCTGCGTACTTCCGACCTTGACTTCAGTGATCCAGAAGCAGGCAACTGGGAGAGCGGTGACAACACTCGAATCATCGCCACCATGCGCCCCTCGAGGAAGGTGACGGGTAGCAATATCTATTACTACTCCAGGAACGACATGCAAGCCGCTTTTGCGGCGATTGGCTATGAAGAGGTACCGTGCGCTATCGAAGGTACTCCAGACGTCGGTAAGGTCCTCTCAGAGCTTGCCAGGCACTACAACTTCCAGTTCGACCCGAACCACGTCCTCGATGTTCAACAAGTCGATGACCAGTTCTCGTTTGGTGTAAGTTCTAAGTGTTTGCTCTGGATCGGCACGCTCACCGTGAAGATCGTAGAAGGGTACGGAATCCCTCTCGATGTGGCGTTTCCCAACAACGTTCTGGATGGATTCATACCGCCAGAGTTCGTGGGGTAAATTCTATGTCCCTTTTATCAAGCAGAGAACCAGGTTATGGCCACTGATTACACCCTTGACGAAGACAGTGTCGTCATCGATTTGATCCGCACGCAGAACCCTGGCCAGGTCCTCACGTCCAGCCTGGTGACGTTCGGCTTTCCCAACGTAAACGTCCCAAGTCAGCAGTTCCCTCACGATACGCTGATTGTTGCGACGGCAATACCTGGACGCCGATATTCAGGGAGTCAGTCTTTCAACTACAACCGGGTGCCGATTGCTGAGTTCGTCGACCCCCGACTCCCCAACCAGACCACGTTCGTTATCGCTAATGAACGTACGCTGGCGGACCTGTTGCCTGTGATCAATGAGCGGTACGACATCCGTCTGACCGCTGACAAGATCATCAACCATTCAATCCCCAATTTCCAGGATCAGGGAATTGCAGAGTTTGAGGTGGAGTTAGAAATCGCCCCGAACTCGAAAGTGTACAAGGACGCAATGGTGATCAAGCTTGTTCCTGAGCTGATCCCACTATCGGCTGTGATCAAGAATCGCCACTTCGATGGCCTTACTTACCAGCCTCCCGCCTGAAATTCTATGTGACGTCTGTGACTCACTTACCTCAACTTCGACAAGAGAACGGTCCCCATGGCTGACAATCTTACCTTAGAATCGAAAAAGGTTCTTTGCGACATGATCAACCGCAACAACGTGGAGTCCGGCTCCTCGTTGACGCCTGAGCTGGTGGATTTCGGTATCCCCTCTCAGTCGAATGACGCGAAGAATACCGACATCACCGTTATTGCAAAATCCGGCTCCGGCTACACCGGTCAGGAAGTCATCAACTACAACCGTCTGCACCTGACCACCGAAATCGGTAACCCGTACGTGGCCTCGGCGGTTGGTCGTAACCTGATCTTCCCGATCGGTGAAGCGCTCAAGATCGCAGACATCGTTCCGGCCATCAACGCTCGTCTGGCCATCAACCTGCAAGCGGCTGACTTCACCGACGGCGATCTGCCAGAGTTCACCGGGACGCCGAACGAGATCCTGGACGTCCAGCTGTTGGTAAAGGCTGACTCGCTCTGCTACCGCGGCAGCTTGACCTTCCAACTGAAGGCCGAAGATATCCTGCTGTCGACCGTCATCGTGAACAAAGTGATGGATGGCCTGACCTACCAGCCTCCTGCTTGATTTCACCCCGATCAGACATAAAGCACACAGACGAGGGGTGGGTTAACCCCACCCCTCGTCTATTCTGCCCGATCTAGGAGACGCAACATGTTTCTACTACCTGGCGGAGCGGAGAAAGCTCTGACTGATGCCATTCACGCAGCCAACCCGCTCGCCGGTGACGTGCATGTCGATGACCTGTACTTCGGCCTGATCACCAAATCGGCTGACCAGTCGGGTGCTGTAGAAGTACCTGTAGTGGCGATGTACAACAGCGACTTCGAAGGTTACATCCGCTTCAAATACGACCGTCTCGATCTGGGACGTGCGTACCAGGGGATCAAACCTCAAGTCAAGCGTGTGGGTTATCCTACACTCTATCGACTGTTGCCTATCATCAACGAAACGCTGGGGCTGTCGCTGACTGAGCGTGACGTGGTCGACGTGGCCATTACTTGGTTGGGCGAGAACGAGCAGGTGAACATCCCTATCGTCTCCAAACCTGACTCGCTGGGTTACGAGGGACAGTTCCTCGTCGAATACACGCGGGTGCGTCCAGAGTTGGCTTCGATTGCCAACCGAATCCTCGATGTGTTGAAACATCCGTTGGACCCGAAGTTGGGACAACGTTCGATGTCGATGAACACCTGGGGGATCGACTTCACTGACGATCAAGCATCCCTGCTGACCAACGCAGGTGCTTGGCGTTATCCCGATCAAGTACGCAAGGTGATGGAAGGTCATGGGTTCTTCAACTGGCCTCAAGCACCTTGGTACTCCCTGATCGTTTCGGCTACGTCGGATATCCCCACTGCCAACAAGGAATACACGCACGTTATCATTCAACCGAACGTGTCGTACCCTAACCACATTGGCGACGCTTACTTCCACTATAACCGGTCATAAAGAGGGCTCGATATGAGCTTGTACCCTGATCCGCTAGAAGCCGTGGTAGAGTCCATCGAGACTCTCAACCCTGGCGTACAGCTGGCCGTAAACGAATACAATTTCGATCCTTCGACGGCGATTCCGGAAGAGGCTTCGGGTGTCAACACCCAGATCCACATCTCGGCCAAAGGTGCATCCACTCCATACGCCGGCGCTGTGGACATCAAACACATCCGCCTCAAGCTTTCCGATCTGACCACACTGATTCCGTCGGAGATCGCGGTGAGTAACATCACCACCACCTTCGATCTGGCGTTGGCGATCAACAAGTTCTACGGCACCAACTTTACCACTGCAGATATCGTGACCAGCGATGCTGGGTTGGTGGATGGTGCTGGTGATGTTACCCTGGTAGCGAAGCCCACTTCGCGCGGTTGGATCGGCCAGGTAACGTTCCATGTGACGAAGGGACGGATTCCTCTCACTGACGTGATTACCGTGACGCGTCTGCCTGGACTCAACTATCCAGATCCGTACGAGGCCAAGCCTTTCGGTATTGCGTATACCTACTGGCGCGATTACTCCCTACAGTACGCTATCCTGGACGTTCTCCAGACAGGTGCACAAGGAGACCTCGAAGCGGTCAAAGACGCCATGGTCAACACCACAGGCGATGCCTGGGTCACTACCGGCTCTAGCCGTTACTCTCTCGAGGGTGCGGAGATCCTTTACGTCGGCGATACCTCAGGTTATCCGGAGTTCAATCAGAACTACGAGAAAGGTGTCGTGGTTAAATTGAGTGCGGCGTGTCTGGGTTATTCCGGTCGTCTTTTCCTGCACTACAATCTACCAGAAGTCCTCTAAGGAGATAGGTGATGGATAGCGGTGACAAGATCCGCGAGCTTATCAACCTCGCCAACGACCCTCCGAAGTTATTCACAACGCGTAACCTTCGTCTCGATGTTCCAGTCCCCGATGCGGGTGATGGCTGGAACACCAAGATGGAAGTAGAAGGTATCCCAGGCCGTGGTTACTACGGTACCGAGGAGATCTACTACAAGCGCATCCCACTCGAATTGGTAGAACGTTCCACTCCGCTGCGTTCGATCGCTCCACTGACGCCACAGCTCGTCCTGGACCTGTTCAACGGCGCTACCGGTCTGTACATCACACTGGAAGATGTCGAACCCTTCACGCCTCCTCAATTGGAGGACGGTGATTCGGGACAAGTCGACATCGTAGCAGTTCCATTGTCGATGGGCTTCACTGGTACTGCGACGATCCTGTTGGAGTACGGTAAGGCTTGGTTGGATACGGTCGTTTCCGTTCGCGTACTGCCCGTGCTGAAGCATCCGATCGTGGTATTGCATCGGATGTCTACAAGGATGTTGACGTGGGGTATGGACTTCACTTCACTGCGCGACGCCATTCGGCCTGACAGTAAAGGCGATTACTCCAACTGGGACGCTCTCCAAGCCGCTTGCGTGGAGTTGAATATCCCAACCTGGACGAAGAATAAGATCACCGACCAACCGACGTCAGCGGTGCCTGACAGTAACCAACTGTTTGACCGTGTAGTGATTCAGGCAAGCGTATCCAGTGAAGGAATGGATGGCAAGGTCTACCTGCACTACAACAACCTGGAAGAGGTTTAACCATGCCACTATTCACCAAGCCGTCTCAAGCCTTGGTTTATGACCTCATCAATGAGGCGAACCCGGACCTTCCGATCGTGCTCTCGCCAGCTAACTTTAAGTTAGGTGCCCCAGCCGCTGGTACGGTGCCTGGCCGGCCTGAGCTGAACACGGTCGTAACCGGCTCAGCTATCGGTACCGACTACATTGGTCGTAAACCGCTCAACTACCAACGTCTCTCGCTCAACAGCCTGTTCCGTGGGATGGTGGTACAGATCAACAAGTATTCGGCCAACCAGAACTCTGGCTCGTCGGGTGCTATCGTGTTCACCCTGTACCAACTCCTGCCGATTATCAACACACTGTACGGCATGAACCTCACTGAAGACGACGTGACCAACGTCAACATCACGCGGGGTACGGTGCAAGAGAACGGATTCTACACCTCGACCGTGACCGTGAATGCCAAGGCAACCTCGCTGGGTTACATCGGTTCGTTCGCACTGAAATGGCGCGGCGCTCCACAAGACCTCGAGTCGATGATCACCGTGACCGACCTGGCTGCTCGTCTGTTCCCAGGCGGCAACACCTTTGATGGCGCTCACCCAGTCGTTGTCAACAACATGGCGTACAACATCGATTGGACGTCGTTCATCGCTACTGCACCGTGGGGTAACTTCCCAGGTAACCCAGTGGCTGGTAACGATACCCCAGCATTCGGTAACCGGTTCATCGCAGAACTCAACCGCCTGTACGGTAAGGGTCTGGTGGGTTCGGTCAACAACGCGCCTGCATACGCTTACATGGATTGGGGCGGTGTCGTATACGACCTCAGCACTCAAGCCGGTCGAGATGCCTGCCCTCTGGCTAACTCCAAGTACTACAACCGTGTGCTGGTCTGGACTATCCCAGATTACGACACCGCGCGTGGTTCGGGTATCGGCCAACACTTCATCCACTTCAACGTCTGAGGATAGACTCCATGGCGTACATGACTCAGTCACTCCCCGACGTCCTGGCGGCTATCAACGCCGCCAACTCGACGACGTACAAGGTCACCGAAATCGACTTCGGCGCACCTCAAGCGTTGTCGGGTACTTGGAAGGGACAAGCAACATCCCGCAACACCGGTATCCGCATCACCGCCAAAGCCGGCAGTCCGTATCAGGGCAAACGCGATCTGACCTACGATCGACTGAACCTGAGCTCGCTGAACGCAACTAACCTCCCGGGGTTCAAGTGTTCGGCGTACAACGTCACCACCGTCTACACGCTGCTGCCGATGTTGCAGTACTGGACGGGCATCCAGTTCACCACCGACGATCTGGAAGACGCCCCCCTGGTAGATAATGGTGACGATACCCATTCTGTCACACTGACGGCCAAGACCACCAGCCTGGGCTGGATCGGTACCGCGCCACTGACCATCACCAAGGGCGCTGCCCCGCTGGATGCGTTGATCACAGTGACCTCGCTGAACGGTTTGAACTACCCAACCGCCAGTGATCAGGACACTTACGGTGCGATGTACCTGTACCCGTACGATTACACCAACTACTTCAGCACGCTGTCCCCAATCGCACCAGGTACCCTCACCAGCACGCAAGCAGATGCCCTCGTGGCCATGCTCCTGGCTACCGACATCGGCGCCGGCAAGGCGCTGTGGGCGAACAACCCTGGTGCGACGGCGTGGAACCTGGCGAACGCAACGGTGGTCAGCAACGGTCTCAACAACCCGACCCTGCCAACCAACCCATCGTACAAATACGTGATGGGTCTGCGCCTCGATCCGGCTGTGTTGACTCCTGCGGGTCTGATGTACCTCCACTACAACGATCCATTCGACGCGTCGTAAGGGGTCATAGACGAGCGCCGGTGGGCGCTCGTCTACTAACCAATTGGGAGATTATCCATGCTTCGCGCCATCTTCGGTTTCGACCACATCGCAAAGAACGTGAGCGACACGTGGCTGCCAAACTGCGGTTATGTTTTTAGCAAGACCGCCTCAGGCACCAACCGTGGGGTCATCATTACACCTGACGGATCGTTGGCTGCGACACCCTCTACCGGCAACACGCCGTACGTTCAGGTGTTCCACGATCTGTCCAAACACCTGGTTGCGCCTGTTAGCACATTCACCATCGGTATCCGCGCTAAACAGTTGGCGTTAGGCAATAGTGGTGGTTTCCTATACCTAGCCGCTGAGGCAGTCCCTACCTCGTTCATGTTGCTGTTGAACTTTCAGCAATTGACGAATATCGGCGTTGTGGGTGGCGAGAACTATATTGAGATCACATTCGATCTGATAGCAGCTACCGCCACCTACTACATCGACGACGTGTTCTTTACCAGCATCTCCATCAACACGATCTCGTTGGCTAACCTAAGAGCCGGCATCGTCCAGGTGGTCTACACGCTGAGCTACCCGGCCAACGTGGCGGGTATCACGGCAGTGCGTGACATCTACCTGACCGACAACTATCCAGGTGATGGTTACGTGGGTCGTCTGGGTCCTCGCAAGATATTCCCTGTTACGCTTGACAGCGCCTCAGGAACTGATTGGACCACCAGCGATGGGTCTGGGCTTCTGACTGCTCTAAACGTCCCTATCGAGACGGCTGGAGCTGCTACCATGACCTCCGGCGTCAGCAAGGCACCACTGGTGGTGGGATTGAACCCAGGGTCTCTACCAGCGAACGCCAACGTCGATGGCGTATTCGTCATGATGGCCGGTAAGGTAGATCAGGCCGGCGCACTGACAGGTCTCTCGGCAACCAACGGCGGGAAGACCATTCTCGCTCAGTCGAAGGCGATCGGCACGGCGTTCAAGTACGGCAACCCATTCGGTGTGTTCACCCGCGCCCCTAATGGCAGTCGCTGGACTGCTGCTTCCATCGACGCGACCACGCTCTCATTGACTCCAGACGTAGCGAGTTAAGCCATGTCATTAACCGTACGGGCAGTGCAAGCTTACGCGCTCGGTAAACCACTGGCAGCTTCCACGGTTCGGTCGATCACCGCTTATGCGCTGGTTGATACGAACCCGGTGGTTCCTGGTCCACCGGCGCCTACTGATTACAAGGCCGATCAGATCGACATCTTGTACGATCTGATCGAGAAGAGTAACCCGGGTTTCAAAGCGCAATATCCGAAAGGTACCGTGCAGTTCAGTGCGGTGACGGCGGTTCCCACGGTACCTGGGGATGGGTACAAGACCGATACGTCGATCTTGGTGTCTCCGGCACCTGGTAGTTCGGCACTGGGTCGTCAGACGGTTCGTTATCGCCGTATCGATTTCGGTACCATCTTCAAGCACATGACGCTGACCCTGAACGATTACGTCGCTTCAGGTACGTTGCCAGCGGCGACGTGGAAAGCTTCGTTTGCCTCGAAGTTTGGGATCAAGATTCCTGCTGCAGACATTGCCAACACGACAGCGCTGACTAGCGGTGTGTTGACCAACATCAACGTGATCGCCACCAGCTGGTGCTATAAAGGTACTGTGCAGTTGACGTGGACGGTAGGACCTCGTCCTTTCACCTCCATCGTCACGGATGCAAACCGTGCGCTGGTTGGGCGGTTTTACCCAGGCAATAACAACGACTTCACCACCCCCGGCCGTAAACCGCAGGGTGAGATGTTGGTCTACTGTCAGGACGCCAGTGTTATCTCGTCGTTCCTGGAAGCGTTCACTAGCGCTTCTGTTCTCGCCTCGTCCCACAGCACAGTTATCAACTTGGTTAACTGGCTGCTGGCTAACACGAAGCGCACGGATTGGAACGTCGGTGATTCCTCCTCTGGATCAGGTGGTGTAACCGGACTGACCTGGTATCGGTACACGCTGCCCAATGCCGCTATCCCAGATGCCAACTCCGCCAAGTACAACCGTTGTGTCGTCTTGCAAAGCGTGGCCGGTAGTTGGTTCGCTGGCAAGATCATCATCCACTACAACGTGTAGGGTCCGTCATGGGTATTTTCGTATCAAGCCAGGCGGACTTGATTGCGATGATCAACGTTGCGAGCGGTGTCAACTTCACCGCTTCCGACTTGGTCTTCGGCAAACCAAGAGCCGCTACCTCCGCTGAGATCACTCAGTTCGGAAAGAACAGCGCTGTCGCTGTGCGGGCCTCCGATACCACGACGTTGGTGGCCGGATTCACGACCTTCTTCTACGACCGACTGGATCTGAAGACGCTCGAGCTCTTTGACTTGACCACATGCTTCTGTGCAGACGGACTGGCCAAAGACGCGTGGTTGGGTACCGTCATCGGTTACCTCAACGTCCCGTTCACGCCGACACATCTGGTGGAACACAGCTCGACTACGGTGAACGGTAAAGTGAATGTCCAACTGGAAGCCACGACCGATAGCCTGGGTTGGTTCGGCACAGGGACGTTGGTGTTCGGTGGTTATCCAGATATCTCGACAGCCTTCACTGACAACAAATTGACAGGCTTCTAAGCCGAGGAATCGATCATGAATGATTGGCCGAACTACCTGATCCGTCAGGACTTCACCGAACCAGGTGAGGTGCTGAGTGTGATCCCGCTGGGTCTACTCAACGAGGCGGATCAGCGACTGATGACCCAAGTGCTATCTGAGCATGCACCACAAGTCGATAAAGACAAGTGGAACATGGACGAGCACGGCACGGAATATAGCCTGAATGGCGCTGAGGTCATCTACAACGGTCTCAACCATCGCGACCTGCCAACCTTCAGCACGTACAAGTACGCCCTCGGGTTGCGCTTCCCAGAACGTTCTACGGCACCAGTAGGTACTATCTTCCTGTGCTGGCATGAGCCGGTGGAGGAAGAGCCAGTTGCTGAAACACCACCTGTGAGTGAGGAGTGATCTCATGCTTCGTGCAATGTACGGTTTTGATCACTGTGTCAGAACTCCAGCACCTGCCGTTGGTGCTGTGAACAACCCTTCGGTAGGTTTCGGTTACGCCAATGCCACACTGCTGAACCCTACCCTCATGGCGGTGGACAGTAACGGTTTTCTTGGTGGTTACTCCTCAGCTCAGAACGTCAACCTGGCGTTCGACATGACGGGTCTGATTCCACCTAACCCGACCAAGGTCACGTTCGGTTGGCGGGTAAAGACTCTCCAAGTCTACGGTGCTGCTCACGCGATGATCTCGTTCTCGGTCCCAGGTACGCCTAACGATACGACTGCGTACATCATCCAGATGGCAGCAGCCAGCGCTCCGTGGCTACCAACGGTAGGTAACGAGGTCTACGTCGAGCTGACTTACGACTTCGTGACGTTCACGCCTACCCTCACAGTCAACGGCGTCCCTGTGACTGCTACGATCGGTAGCGCTCCTAACACCGCTCAGAAGGCTGCGTTCGTGTCGGGTGCCTGGACGATCAACTTCACGCTCGCCAACACCGTGAACGCCCGTTATGCCTACCGCGACATCTACATCGTCGATGCGGTGGCGGGTGACGGCATGGTAGGTCCGCTCGGTCCTCAGAAGCTGTTTCCAATCACCTTGGACGCCGCAGTAGGGGCTGGCTGGACACCTTCGTCTGGTACGCTGTTGGATGTGTTGAACGCTGCCTTGCCAGCTAACCCAACTGCCACTTCGCCAAGCGATAAGACTCCATTGGTCACCAGCCTCAAGACCAGTGCTCCTGAAGGTAGTCGTGTTACTGCGGTGAGTCTGTCATTGTCGGGGACCAGTAGTGGTGACGGGGCATCGACCAGTAAGGTTGAGATCACCCAAAACAGTCAGAGCTTCTCACCGAAGTTTCCCGCGGTGGCGAAAACTACCACCTACGGCGCGCCGATCGGGATCTTCCCGAAAGCGCCTGATGGCACCTCGTGGGATCTGGCAAAGATCGATGCAACCACCCTCAAGCTGACCCCTGACACCGCCGCCTGATTCGAGGATTTATCATCATGGCAGTTAGAGCAATTATCGGGTTCGACCACCTGCCGCAGAATGACACGAGCTGGATTAACTACGCCAGTCACGACATGACGCGCGCCGCAGACTTGTCGGCCCAAAACACCATCGTCAACGGATGGCTGGTCAGTAACGCTACTGCATCGGGCGCTGAGCGAGTAAGTATTCCTCTCGACAAATACCTGGTCGCTCCGGTAGCCAAGATCTGGTTCGGTATCCGCTGCCGTTCTACTCTCAACGCGCGTGGCGGTGCAGGCATCATCTACCTGAACGGCACCTACGTGTTGTTGGATACGTTGATCGGCGTCACGGGTACTACCACGTACCTTGAGTTCTCCTACGACGTTGCCAGTGGTGCTGTAGAACGTTGGATCAATGGCGTCAAACAGGCTAACGGTACCAGTCCTGGTGCAGGTCTGCGTAACCTCACGTTCGGCTTGGAAGCCAAGGGTAGTCTCAACGGTCGATACGACTGGCGTGATATCTACGTCGTCGATGATCAGGGAGCTGCACAAGGTTTGCCGGTAGGTCCTCTTGGCGCTCAGGTGACTTACCCCATCACTTTGGATGCGGCTTCGGCTTCGGACTGGACCACCACTCCGAGTGGTGCCACCCTGCTCGAAGCGTTGAACGAGCCTGGTGCGGTCCCTACGGCTAAAATCGCAACGTCGGCTTCCAACGCTCCTCTGACGGTGAGTCTCAAGTCCTCAATGCCTGCGGGTGTCGTGGTCAATGCCATCGAACTCATGGGCGGTGGTCGTTCGACCACGACCAGTACGGCGAAAGTCGCGGCGAAGATCTCGACGGGCGGTACGGATGTTGCAGGTCTGACGCCCGTTGCGCCGATCACCAACTATGCGTACAGTCTTGGGTTCGGTGTGTTCCACAAGGCTCCGAATGGCACCCCGTGGACCAATACCAACATCGACGCTACGGATCTTGTCCTGACGCCTGATGTTTAAGGGGATTCTCCATGCCAGTCAATATTGCAAACATCCAAGGCTACGCATTGACGCGCCTAGCCTCGCCGGTGAACATCGCCAACATTCAGGGTTACGTGCTGGCTAACCCACCTGCGCCCGTCCAACTGCGAGACATCCGTGGTTACGTGATGGTGACTGCGCCAGCGCCCGTTCAGTTGCGGACCATCAATGGCTACGCCATGGTCCCGTTCCAGGACTTGCCGAAAGGTAAGACGGCAGCAGTGGCATTGATGGACATGATCCTCGTTCGGTTGAAGAGTGCCCGTCCAGCCTCGCACTTCAATTTGGGTGCTGTGGAGCTCGGTACCGAGACCGACTACAACGCCAAGGTGAAGTTGACACCGAATGCGGTAGCCTTATTGTCAGGGGAGATGTACTTCCACTACAACCGGATTTATCTGTCACGGATGCCGAGTCTGAGTTCGATCGTGATCGGGAGCGCGGCTAACACCCACGCCCTGATTCCAGCGATCAACACTCTCACCGGCATGCAACTCACCACGAACGACATCGTGAATGAGGACATTCCAGCAGGGTACGTGGAAGTCACTCTGACTGCAGCGGCTACCAGTTATCTGTTCATTCCAGGGACTCAGTGCCAAGTGGGTAACACACCGTCGCTGGCAGCTCAGTTCAAAACTGACACGATCCTCTGGTCGTAAGGAAAAACAAACCATGAAGATTCATGCGATGTACGGTTTGGACCTGCCGACCACGAACGCGACAGGCAACGGCAGTAACGTACTTATCACTCGGCTGCCAAACGGGCCGTGGCAGTCGATGTCGACAAACAGCGAAACCAATTTCAGTATCCAGGTTTGGACGGATGGATGGCTGAGAATGGGGATCGGTGCCGGAGCTCCGAACTTTGGCAACTATCGATTCCGCGCCGTAGCTGACATCAAGGAAATGATCCCAGTCGTTACACCAACCTCGAACTTGTACTTTGGCGTTCGGGTAAAGGCCGGTACCGGATACACCGGCAGTACTGTGGTGACGTTGTCTTCCGCGGTAGACATCAATAACCTGGTCAACCTGTTCCAGATCACGGATCTGCCCGGTTACGTGATCGATAAGTCGTACTACGTAGAGTTTAACTTGAACTTTGCGAACAACACTATCGATCGCCGTGTCGATGGTAAACCACTGGCGCAGATGGCCATGCCTGCTTGGATGGCCACCGCAGTATCTGCGTCGCCTGGCGGTACCAGCGTTTATGTGGGTATCGGTGCCAGCTTCTCGTACAGTATCAGTCAGGGCCAAACCCACTACTTCTGGTGGCGTGATTTCTACTGCGTCGAGTGGGAGGCTGGGGAACTCGCTCAGTTTCTGGGTCCTCAGGTGGTGGAAAAGGTACCTGTCGATACAGTGGCGGCTACTGCCTGGACTGCTAGTACTGGCACTGCGACTTCGGTCTTGAAGACGGGGTACAGTAACCCATCCACTGCCATCGGCGCTCCAACCCTCACCACCGACGATGCGATGACGCCGGGTAGTATCACCTACAACCCCACCAACATTCCAGTGAATGCCGTTCTCAACGGTATCCTCGTGAAGGGACGCTCAGCAGTGAGTGTAAATGCCACGGGCAACTTGGGCGTCTCCGCTACGGTCGGTGGGGTGGAGTCTTCGGATGCCAACGTAGCGATGGTAGCTGCGCAGACGTTCTACGACCGGATGTTGTTCCTCACTAAAACCCCAGGCGGGCTACCATGGACTCAGCCAGCGTTGGCGGGCCTTACCGTCAAAGCCAAACCGAAGGTGTAATCCATGGCTAACCCTAAATTCGTACTTCGATCGCTTGACGTGTTTGCGATGTACGGCGTGAATAATCTTCCGCCGTTTGGTACCCCTGGTCCTGCTGCGATTCTTACAGCGATCAACAAGGAGCAGGGCATCACACTCACCTCAGCACAGGTCACGGTTGGTGCGCCTGTAGCAACGACAGGCGACACGTTGTTCAATACCTCGGTGACACTGACATCAATCCCTAACAAGGGGTTTAAAGGGACGTTCACGGCTCGATACAACCGAGTCAGTGGCAGTCTGTCAGCGGTGTTGAACAACCTCACCATTCCCGGTGATGGAGCTTTCACGGTAGGTACCACTCACGACCTTATCCCTCTGATCAACACAGCCACGGGCTTGACGTTGGTTACTGGAGACATCGTGAATGAGGCCATTCCGGTTGGGACAAACTCGGTCGATCTGAAAGCTGCTTCCACGAGTTACTTCTTCCTGCCTGGGTCGACCTTCAAGGTTTACGCAGGTGAGATCGCAGGTGAGCCGTGGATGTTGTTCGACGTGAACTCGTTGACTGACGTCAAGACCACAGGTTCGACGGGTACGCTGGCAAGTGCAGCGCAGGACAACACGTACTTGATTGATGGGGAACCTACCCTGAAGATCACCGGTACGGGTTCCCTGACGATCAACCTCGGTCAGTTGTTTGATTCGAGTATTCCTGAATGGACGCTGGAATGGTCGAGTCGTTTGAACACGACCACCACAGGCTACGCTAACCTGCTCCGTCTTGGCAGTGCGACGGCGTACCAGCTGGTGCAACGGACTTCCGATTCTGGTTTCGGTCTGAGGATACAGCAAGGTATCGACTTCTCGACACAAGCCGGTGCATGGAACTTCCCGTTCGGCAGCGTTGCGAAGAACGGCGTGCTGACTCGTTACGCCGCTCAGAAGAAGAATGGTCTCATCACCATGTTTGTGGACGGTAAAGCTACCAACATGGCCAATGGTACCGGTTCGACCTACAACAGTAAATCGTTTTCCGCAGGCGCCGGTGTTGCAGCGTGTGACCGGATTACCCTGGGACTTCTGGCGCAAAACATCAGTCATGTTCGTCTCAGTAAGTTCGCTCGGTATCCGATCGACTACACGCCGAAACCGTTCAAGTCTGCTCCAACGCTTGCGCAAGCTGCACCGAACACCGATCTCTCTGGATTCGATCCAGCATAAAGCAGCATACAGCCGGGGCGCAATGCCCCGGCTGTATGTCGTTGCCGTAAGGATTAAGCCTCGGCGTCGAAACCACTCAGGTCAGTGGTAGTCGCCGCTTCATCCAAAGGGACGTCAGCGTCCGGGATGTCCAGGACGGCGGCGTAGGTGCCGGTGTACAGCAAGCTGGACACGTTGGCGACCACGTCGGCCGAACCCGGGGTATCTTCGTTCACTGGGCGAACGATGTTCGACAGAGTGAATTCGGATTCCAGCAGACCCAGAGCGGTAGCGATCTTGGTCTTGACCTGTGGGTCGGTGTCGGAAGCTGCGATCACCACCGGAATATCTTTGGCGGCAGCGATTGCCTGGCCGGAAGCCAGAGCCAGACGGGTGTAGGAGAAAGTCTGCGAACCAGAGAAACCCTGGTTGGCGATTGCGGTGAAGGTCACCGAGGTGTTACGACCGCCAGTACCGGCAGCGGCCGAAGGCGCACCGACGGTAACTTTGGCCAGAGTGGCGTTCAGACCGGCGTTCGCACTGTTGACCAGTGCCAGGACGTTCTCCTGAGCCGTGATGGACGGGTTGATCTTTGCCATGGTATCGATCTCTCGAAAAGTAGCGAGGGATTTCGCTACATAGGATTCACGGCATAGAGCCCACCTGAGGGCGCAAACCCTCAGGTGGTGAAGATTACTCTTCTTGCTTAACGCCCAGCAGACCAGCCTGCTGGCGACGCAGAGCGCGAGACTTGAGCGCTTCCATGGCCTGATACATACCGGCCAGAGCAACGTCATTCTCTTCGCAGTGCATCTCGCCTTGGTTGAAGTGCTCCAGGCGATGGATCTGTACAGCCAGCAGACTTTCGAAGGTCACGCCGGTGTGGCCGATCTGGTCAACTGGACCGGACTGGAATTGAATCAGGTTGCCGGTCTGAGGACGGATACCGCCAACGCCTTCAGTGGCGAAACCGTTGATCAGGTAGAAGTCGTACGAGTCAGGGAAGTCGGTAGGAACCATCCGACGGACCTGGATGCTGGTATCGATACCCTCGACCTTGTGGGTCGTGATCGGCGCATCTTCCGAGAACTTCGGTGCAGGCTTACCTTCAGCCGGGAAGTCGAACAGAGTCGACAGCTCATGCTGGAAGCCGTTGGTGTGGTCAGCGATATAAACCGGCACACCGCCCTTACCTGCGTGTTCGACCATCCAGACGTTATCGATCAGGATTTCGAACTTGTCGCCGTAGGTGTCGGTGGCGAACTTCACCAGACCGGCCTTGAGCGTTTCCAGCAGCGCAGGACGATCGAAGTCGGCCTTCAGGTCAGCTTCGGTAACCAGACGAGTCACTTCGGTTTGAAACGCAGCGAAGAATTCTTTCTCTTGCGCTTTCTCACGCTCTACGAACTCAGGGTCCAGGCGTGGATCGGCCGGTGCCGGGATGTGGTCGTAGCGCTCGGTGTCTTCGATCTCCGCTTGACTGCGGAACCAGATCGGACTATCAACGCTTACGGCAGTGCCAGCAGCAGCGTAACCGTAGGCCAGTTCACCGGTAGCTTCCAGTCTGACGAATTCATCCGGGGTGATCTGGATGAAGTACTCGACGCCAGTCTTGCGATGACGAACCTTGTCGCCGCGCGAGTACTTGCTGAGCTTCACAGGAGCTTGTGGTTCCTGGGTTTGTTCTTGCGGTTGGGCTTGTTCCATGGGAACGATTTCCTTTGGTGGATGTGAGGGTTAGTACGTCAGGATCAGATTGAGGGCAGTCGGACCTTCGAGCCCAGTGCCTCGAACCTTGGCTTGGCCGATCAGTTCAAGCGACTTAATCGTACCGGTAATGCTGGTAGCGAACAACGTGCCTGATAGACCAACGTCTTCCAGAACAAATTGCGGCTCGTAGAAACCTGCTTTTGGCGCGCACAACAGATGAATGATTTCTTGTAACTTGAACTCATCGCCATGCAGACACAAGATAACTGCAGGTTCACTGCCGTGTTTGTTGACCGTAGCGGAGACAATCGTCTCTTCGATGGTTTCGATCAACAGGCGATAAGAACGAGAAGCTCCCTCAGGTTCGACGAGCGCGAACTTGTAGCGCTGCTTCTGGAGCTGACCTTCAGTCATTTCATGAAGCGTGATCGTCTCACAGTTGGGCCGTTGCCAACCGTTGATATCCTCACCGACATGATGTCGCTCTTGAGCGAGGTCCTCGGATTCGATCTGGATCAACTCGCCGTATTCTTCGACCAGTGCTTTCTCGATCGTGTGCATGACGTGACTCTTACCACGTCCGACAGGACCGATGACAGCCACACGGAGGTTGTTATTCATGACTCACCTGCATTGAGTATTGGACATCAAATACAGGTCGGATTTAACAAGTTACAGCATAGAACGCCGAGGGACGTCTCCCTCGGCTATTGACTCTTTTATCAATACCAAAGCACCGGTGATGAGTCGATACTAAGGTCTACGCTAAACTTCCAGGAAAGCGTATCTAAGGCGGTCTTACCGCGCGTTGCTCAAATCAGGGAGCTGGACGAGCGCACTCTGCCCTTACTGTGATTCTTGCGATCTTCAAATTGTGAATGAGCTGCGGAACAACATTCTCTACATAGGATATAACAAAAAAAAAGAAAGAGGCGGTGAGGCTCACGCCCCACCAGTCCTCGTGATCGAACAGACTCTTTCGAGCACTCGATCCATGTCCACCTGAGGTACGGATTCCTCCGTGTGTAGCAGATGGATTTTACCCTCTGTCAAAACGGACTCCGCGTTCTTTAAGCGTACATCTGCAAAGCTCTGCAGTGCGCTGTAGATAAGCGGATTCGCTACCTCGTAGTACGAGTCCAAAACAACTGCAACTGCTTCCAGATCGCCTCCGGAAGCGTGCAGGGACTGTACATGATCGACGATGCGACAATTGTGTTTACCCAGCTTAGAGAAGACATCATTCTTCTTCATCGCTGGACTCTTCTCCATCGTCATCTTCAACTCCTTCATTGTTGCTGTCGTCTTCCTGACGCGTGTTGTAATTCACGAACAACTCTTCAGCAACGTCTGCCGGGTCGAGCGGTTTGGGGTCATCAGGAAGGCGAGACATTTTGAATACCTCTTACAGGGCGAAGTGGTAGAGCTGTCCTACGTCACCGACGTCGAGGAGCGGGTACGAGGTAGCTGATACCGAGAGGACCGGAACGTTAGCCCGCCCGACGTATGCGGAGCGCGAGAAGGTCATAGTTACGGTGAAGGTCTTTTCACGGCATGGGGTTACCTTGATCGGCAGCCCAATTCCGAAACGATGTAGCACTTCATCTACCGACAATAGATACAACTGGTGTTGTTCGATCAGATACAGGTCGTTCTGATGCTTAACGTGGAAGAGACGATTGATTTCGTCTTGCAGATCTTTACGCAGTGCGATTCCGAAACCTGCTTCGAACCCGTCATTGATTGCTGCATTACGCAGGACGTTGTGCGGGGTGTTCGGGGTGTGGACGTGGTAGGCATGGCCGTAATCCGGGAGTTGGAAGACCACCTTCCGGAAGTCTCGCAACCACTCCAGAGCACTGACGATGGAAGTTTCCTTCACGCCACTCAGCGCCAGGCCCATGATCCCGTCAACAGGAGGGTTGTTGAGCACGTCATGGAATTCGACGTGAGGGTATTTACCGATCAACTCCTTCAACTTGCCATCATCGTCGATCGCCGCCCGTGCCAGCTCACGTACCTGGTAGTTGCTGGTCGCAGCGTCCAGGTCGGCGATGACTTGCTTGATAGCTTCCGCACGACCTACGGCAATGGTACCGATACCACGGTAACCGATCACTAAGTTGCTGATGTTGCGCACCGCTGTTTCTACAGCGTTGAGAGGACGGCGCGGCCAGTTACTTACGGCGTTAACGACACGGCGTTCTTCAGGGGACAGATAGTTCATTTGTCTTGCTCCTAATGGATGATGGTTAATCAAGACTACAATGTATTACCAGCATATTTTTAAAGTTACAGCATACAGACCTCCTAGGACCGAAGCCCTAGGAGGTCTACACACCTTTTCTGACCGATACTTCATCCGTTAGCACATTCCCGCCCCGGCCACGAGAGAATATGCTAACGGCTGAGCGCTCAGTCTCCAGCTAGCCCCGCCGCTCCCCTTATAAGCGACGTGACTGAAGGTCGTCCGGGGGAACGACCTGCGGCGGCTCTACCCCGGGAGAGTCGGGACCCTGGGAGAGCTTGAATCGTACGGTTTGCCCAGAACCGTCCGAAGCATCCACGCATATAATAGTAAACGCTCAGTAAAAGTTTACTGCGACTACCAGCCCATGGTTCTTGGGCGATTGAGCCACTCTTCGTAGACCTTTCCGTTAGCGGTGGTCTTACGTCCGCTCTTGTAGAACCCACTGGTCAGAAAGGCAGTTTGACTCGGTTTGTTCTCAGGTCTGATCCATGCCTGCCCTGCCTTGTTTGAAAAGTATTGACGGATGAACTGTGCCGCGTATCGCTTACCGCGGTGTTTTGGATCGATGTAGATAGACCCTACGCGATAATATCCGCCATCGCCTTTCATCGGCATGATGAACCCGATCGTCTCTCCAGTCGGGAGGAAGATGAGTTCCATGCCGTCAAGTCCAGCCTTGAGAGATTCTGGTCCAAGGAACGGGTCTTTCATGGCCAGATCAAAGAGTCTCTGTTTGGCGCCTTCTACTGTTTCTTTGTTCATGATTGGAGAACCGGGGAGGTGGTGACATAGCAGTCAAGACAAAAAAAAAGAAAGCCCAGTATAACCTTGCGGCTATACTGGGCGATTGCTTAGAGACCGTACTTCGAGGAAACCATCCATTTGACCGTTTGGCAGATGTTGTCCAGACTGCGTTCATCACCAATCAAACCAGAGCACACTGGTAGAGCATACGCAGGCATGACGAACACTTCGACTGGATGTTCGTTGAGTTGCACCATACCCACGATTCTACCGGCCAAGTCCATATCGATCTTGACACGGTACTTGCTCACACCGTAGTACTCTCGCAGATCCGCCGAAGTTGGTTTCTTGGCACGGACTTCCAGTTCTGCTTCTTCTGGAGTCAGGAAGTCTTCAAAGTCCGAGCTATGCCACGACAACTCAGGATAGATCGCGCGGACAGTGCCGTTGACCTTGACCACTTCCCCATTGTCGTTGAACCATTCGGCCCATATGTGTTCCATCCCGAGGGATGCGGCTTCTGGAACCAGCTTCTTCAGATGGTCGTGGAAGATACGACGGGCTGCAGACGAGTGTCCGGTTTCTTCGACTACTTTGAGGTACTTGCGCTCCACAGAAATCTTGGAGTCTTCGGCGAGCATGTCGTTGAGTTCCTCGTAGGTGAAGAAGCCGTCGTACACCCAGTTGGTTCTGGCTGACAGTACGTCATACACCCGAGTGTGTTCGAACCTGACTGGCTCGAGTCGGTCCTCGACTTCCGAATAAATCTCGGCTTCTTCTCGGAAGATAGTCGGCCCCCCGCCGGTGGAGATCACGTTGTCGATCGCTTTCTCAAGCCTGTCACAATAGAGTTCGGTATCGATATCAGCTATGTTCGCCGATACCGCGCGGTTGTTGATGACCCCGGTCAAGTTGCGGACATCGTGGTCATCCGGCACGAGGCTGCCGAACGTCAAGACTGAGTTGATGCGGCGCACTACCGAAGACGGGTCTTGACGGAATCCAGGGATGTCTCCTCGACCACCCTTCGGTAACATGAGGGTGTCGTAGCGACTCGACAAGATCTCAGTAGCCTCGCTAAGCGGCATGCGATACATCGCCGAACGTAGTCCAACTACTCGGTCGATATAAAGCTTCGTTTCTGGGGTGAGTTCTTCGGTAGCCTCGCTGTGGCCGTAGACAACGCAGTGATCGCCACCTCGCATCGCATTATTCGGAAACGTGACGGCGATCTTGAACGAGAACCGCTGCTTGTCCCAACCGCTCGCTACTTCGATCAGCGTTGCCGAATCGCGAGTGCGGGTATTACGCAAGGCGTTGAGTAAACCGACATCTGGACTGATGGGTGGGATACTGCCATCGACGACCGGATAAGCCACCTGAGGAGGCATTGGTTGGATAGCGTTGAACTGTACGTTAGCGGTAAGTTTCATGCGGACATCTCCAATGGATTGAATACATGTGGACAATGTATCAATGGAATTTGTTTCAGTGCGTAATTCTATGATTACCGTGCCTTTATCGGCGCTACATGCCAACACGATACCGGGGAGTGAGCCATGTTCAGTGGCCTTCGATCAAAGTTAGGAATGGTGCGAGTCAGCACCAGTCCAAAGTACGTCAGCGTGGAAGGGATCGCATCCCACCAACTGCTGCGTGACATGCAACGCGTCTGGGGTTCGAAGGCGCTAGCCAACAACATGTTCAGTTTGATCCGCAGTGGTGAAGTGAAGTTCTTGCACTTCTTCGCACTGGACTTTCTGTACATCATGGAAACACTCTACGCCGACACCCAGACCCGTCTCCCCAAACGTGTCCTGCGTAAGGTCATCGACGAACTCAAGGCCAACACCTGGCTGGGTGACATCGATAAGGACGTGAAGTCCATCGTCGACATGAGCGTGGTGGATCACGTCGTCTCCTTCCCGCTCAAGCCGTTCCAGAAAGCGTTTGCCCAACACTTCGGTGTGATGGTGCCGACCTATCGTCTGCGTGGCTACATGCTCGACGCAGGCCCTGGTACTGGCAAGACCGTTACCGACCTTGTGGTGGCTGCTGGTCTACATGCTGGCAAGGTAGTGATCATCTCGCCGAAGAACGCCGTGGAGCGTGTGTGGGAAGACACTCTCAAGGATATCGTTACGCACAAGCGTCCGTACTGGACCAGTGCGCAGAACGCGCCCCTCACCACCGACTCGCACTACTACGTGGTGCACTACGAAGCCCTCTCGACGCTGGTCGACTTCATCAAGGCGAATTGGAAGGACTTCAAGAACACGTTCGTTATTCTGGACGAGTCTCACAACTTCAACCGTTTGGCTGCCGATCGGACTCAGACCCTGATCGAGCTCTGCCAGATGCCGTGCGTGGATTACTGCCTCTGGGCATCGGGGACTCCGATTCTGGCGCTGGGTATCGAGTGTATCCCGTTCATGCGTTGTGTCGACACCCTCTTCACTCCAGAAGCAGAAGAACGCTTCCGCAAGATCTACGGTCGCGACGCCAAGCGTGCTAACGACATCCTGCGTAACCGTATCGGTCACTTGAAGTTCCACGTACCGAAACAGGACGTGGTCGACATTCCCGTGAAGACTCACCAGATCAAGGTGAAGATGCCGGACGGTGAGAAGTACACGCTGGAGAACATCGGTAACATCCTTCGTAAGTTCATCGATGAGCGCTTGGCGTACTACGATAAGAACTTCAAGCACTACGAGGGACAATACCTCTCGGCTCTGAAGCTGTTCGAAGGACACTTGAGGACAGATGTCGACCGTCGCCAGTACAAAGAGTACCAGGCTGCGATCAAAGTGATCTCTTCGGGCTTCGATCCGAAGTTGATGAAAGCTGAGGCGATGCTTTGCAACAAGTACGAGCTGAAGACGATTATCCCGCTTCTGCCTAACCACATGAAGCCGGAATTCAAATCGGCTCGCAGTGTGGTCAAGTACGTCAAACTTAAGGTCATGGGCGAAGCCTTGGGTCGTATCGTTGGCGGTATGCGTTCGAAGTGCCATCTGGACATGATTGCGCACATCGACTTCGAACACTACATCGACCGGGCTGAGAAGAAGACGTTGATCTTCACCTCCTACGTCGAGGTGCTGGAAGCAACAGCAGATCTGCTGTTCCACAAAGGCTACTCGCCTGCCAAGGTCTACGGGGCAACCAACAAGGATCTGGCCGGTATCGTCAAGAAGTTCTACGACGATCCTGATCTGAACCCTCTGGCTGCGACCTACCAGTCGTTGTCTACCGCTGTACCGCTCACCGTGGCGACGGACTTGCTGATGTTGAACCAGCCGTTCCGTGAAGCTATCCGTACTCAGACAATCGCACGAGCTGCGCGACTGGGTCAGGACTGCACTGTCAACGTGTGGGACTTCCTGCTCGACACTGGTGATAAGCCAAACATCTCCACTCGCAGTAACGACATCCTTGAATGGTCGGCTGCGATGGTGTCCTCGATCGTTGGCGTGAATAACGTCGACCTCGAAACCCTGACGCTGGAAGCGAAAATGGGTGAGGACGGGATGTGGGAATGCCTCAGCATGGAAGCCGAAAGCTTTAAGAAGAACTTCATCGACATTCGTGATGAAGAGGACCTGGCCCTTGAATCTGCAGAGACTGAAATGGAACACATCGACCTGCCGAACTACCTGTATCACGGCTCGGCATTCCGCCAGACGGAACTGAAGCCTGGCTTCCAACACACTGGCGAGCTGGTCCAGTGGGATAACACCGAAGACAACACTTGGCTGTACGCGTCTGACGACAAAGACAGTGCGGTGATGTTGGGAATCTCCTCGGCGATTGAGAAGAAGTTCCAGCTCAATCGTTATCAGTGCGATAACAAAACCAAGAAGATGATCATCCACGTCGCCGAACCATTGTCGATCAAAGACATCCACAATCTACATGTCGTGGTGTACTCGATCAAGGCGGATGCAGCGGACGGCTGGATGGCCAACCACAACCCTGCGAATGGAATCAAAGGCGAGTACAAAACTCAGCGCACCATCACGTCCAACATCCTGCGGTGTGAGGATGTGCGGATTGCTGACGCGTTGCGTGGCTGGCATGTGCAGATCGTCGTGCAGGAAGCGTCGATGGAAAGTCTCTCCACCATCGTCGCCGGCATCAAGAAAGCATTCGGCATCAAGACTCCCGCTGAGAAGCGTAAGTTCGAACACAACCAGGTCATGCAGAACGACATGCGTCGTAACGCAGCGGCGGTGAAGGAGTATCTGAGCAAGTACTTCGGTAACCAATCCTGGCTGGCCAAACAGACCTTCAACGAAGAAGTCTCTACCGGCGGCATGTCTCCAGCTCTTTCGGTCAACGGGAAGTTCCTGCCGACCTTGAGTGAAGTGACTCACGCCGTTGAGCAGACCAAATCGCTGGTCAAAGAGGCTGACGGCTTGCTGTCCGGAATGGAACATCAGGTCGAATCGATCCGAGACAAGTACGAAGCCAAGATCAGTCCTGAGATCGACAAGGACAATCACGACGAAGTACAGAAGTTGGTTGAAGCTGCAGAGAAGGAATTCGCTGCCGTTAAACCGACTGTCTTTGGTCTTAAAGGTCGAGCCAGTCTGTGTGGTCACGTCATCACGACTGAGAAGGTGGATGCCCGCTCTCACGAGATCTGGTTGGGTCGCAAGATCATTCCAGCTCGAGCTCCTGAGAAGATCAAAGCGCTGACGTCGGCTGAGATCTTGCAGGCAGTCAAGATCGTTGAGGACTTGCTCACTTGGGCCGATGGGAAGTGGTACTGGCAGGGTTGGTTGGACTTCTCTGGCGGCGATGACTTCATCAGCAAGCTGCACGAGTACAACGAGCCTCTGTACATGGACTTCATCGATCTCTGGGATTACCAGACCGGTGATCAAGTGTTCACGTCCAGCTTACCATACCCGGCAGAAGTGGCCGAGGAAGTCAGTATTGCGTTGCTGCACTGGATGGACCGTTCCATCAAGGGCGATACCGACTAACAGCAAAAAAAAAGAAAGCTACAGCACGGGCGCGATGCCCGTGCTGTATGCCGTCAATTGACAAATAGGTAACTGGACGTAACACCACGGAATCCAATCAGGTCTTTCTTAGCCCCACGCATTCCATCGGCCGAGACCTTAGTCAATACTTCAAACTTAGGTCCAGCCTTGTAGAGTCTTTGCAACAACACGTTGGGACATTTGCCTGCATCGAGTTGTGCGATGAGTTCACCCAGCTCTTTGTGGATGTCGACCGCGGTAGTTGCGTAGATGCGTCCAGTGTCCTCATGAATCAGAACAAACATCCCTCGTTTGTTGAGGTCTGTTTTCTTCAATGTGTTTTCGACATTCACCGGTAATTCCCCTAACCATCTATACCGTTAAGTCGCCCGGTAACAAAAAAAAAGAGCAGGGGACGAATCCACCTGCTCTCACGCGTTACCGCGGACGCCGCCGCAATGGCGACGAGTTACTGGTCTTGAGATACCGTGCACGTTGCTCGAGCTTGCCGAGCACGCCGTCCAGTTCCTTAACCACGTCACCGCGCTCGTTGCGGTCGTTGAGTTGGATCACGATGTCGCGCACAGCTTCACCGATGCACTGAATGGCCCGTACCAGATCGAACTCAAACTCTTCGGCAGTGACGTCGTCAGGACCATCGTCGCGCCCGTTATTACGAATGCCTAATCCTTTATCGATGACTCGGTTGAAGGCTGTCCATTGTTGACCACCGAAGCCTAGGTCGTTCTGCGCTTGAATCATTGTGCGTAGGACGATACGACGGACATCGCTGGAGAACGGTTTGAGTTCTTCACCCCCTTCTTCCATGAGACGGAGATCACGCAGGCGGAAGATCCCAGCCACAGGAAACGCCACGTAGGCATTTTCCAATTCAGCCCACACCGAAGTGGAGAGTTGAGACGCCTCCAGACCGTTGGTCTTGAGGTAGGTTTCGATATGTTCGGCGGTTAGCTGATAGCCATCGAGCTCGGTGAGTGGGAAGATGTCTTTAGGACCACCGCGCTCATTTACGAAGATAGAGAAACGCATGTCGATTTCCTTACGCCGTAAAGGCGCTGCGAACGTGGGAGGAGTAACGAGCGAGGATTTCGTCGATCTGACGGATGACCTCTTCACGTTCTTCGGTTACCTGAGCGATCTGGTGGTTGACGACCACCAGACTACGGCGAGTCAGCTGAAGTTCCATCCGACGAACGAACAGGGCGCTCAGTTGTTGACGCAGACCTTCACGCCACATCCGCAGATGTTTGAGTTCCTTGCTCATAGCAACGGAGGCGGAAGCGAATTCTTGATTGTAATCGAAAGCCAAGTTCATTTAACGAATTCCTTTTCAGTGTTTGTGTGCGTAAATACGCAGGATAGCAGCGATGACGTGAGGGTTTTCAAACAGCTCTGGGCCGACGGGCGGGAGCTCACTGCTGCCTTCAGTGGCCCAACGGTGGATGAGGTCGCGTGTCGTCTGGGTGACTTGCGCATCGCTGTCCAAATCGCATGCCAAAAACATGGCATGGCGGTGGACTTCGTCAGCTTCGTCACTAACTCTCGTTACCCAATCGTCAAGTGTGATCCGACCAATGCCGTTCAACACACCCAGATAAGCTTTCGCTTGCCGCTTACTGTTCTCGATCTCGTTGAGAATCTTCTCAAACTCACCTGGTTTGTCGGCGAGGTGGTTCGAGAAACTGTAACCGAGAACACCGAGTACGGCGTCAAGCTCTTCCGGTTCGTTACCTGCGATGAAGCCTGTGTTAACGTAGACCTTTTTCAGATCAGGTTGGTTGTCCAGCAGGTAGTAGGTAGGGCCGAACTCGCGAATACCCACGAACGATTCCATCCGAGACCACGTTTCGCTGTATACAGCCAGACGGTCGTGCGTGATTATGGTGGGGTTAACGATCACATTGCGGGCTGCCATGTAGATGTCCTCCTAGGACGGTGAGTGGCAAAGAAAGGTAGGTGGGAAACCCCACCTACCGAGACGCCCAATCAGGCGTCTGTTTCTGGCTCAGCTTGCACGCCGATCACAGCAGCGATGGCGTTGTCGAGTTGGCTGAGAACCAGTTCCAGCTCCGGAAGGAAGGGCTTGAGCAGTGCCTTCTCAGCTTCGGAGATGGTCTTGAGCTCGCCTTCGGTGAGCTCGTGCTTCAGGCGGGTCGATACAGTCTTGAGCGTGGTGATACGCTCTTCGACACGTTTGGTCGCCACTTGGGTATCATGTTTGAAGCGCTCGTAGGAACGCGTCAGACGGGTACCCAACCACCAGGCGCCACCGACGGCGACGCCAACGTACACAACACCTTTAACGACATTTGCGACAGACATTTGACTCTCCTTGGTTACAGGGTGACGTAGCTTTTGAAACGACGGCCGATTGCCCGGACTTCGTCCAGGAGTTCATTGACCGCAGCAGAACTTTCTTCTTGAGCGAGTGCTACACGACCAGCACGTTCGAGGATGATTTGCTCTTCCTCATTCAACGTGTAGTTTGCCAACGCCGCATTAGCGCGGACGCTGGCGGCAGTGCAGATCAACTCACCACACAGTGCGTTACGCTTTTCCTTCTCCTTTTTATCGGAGATGGCTTTGTTGACGATACAACCTACAACAGCCAGGCCGACCACAGCACCGGCGAGTTTCAGAACGTTTGCGATGCTCATGGTCTTTCCCCTTAAGCTGCTTTGGATTGGTCTTTGAAACGTTGGATTTTGGTTTGCAGGATATTGATGGCGCTAGTCAGACCTTCCGGCGTTGCTGCGACAGTCAGTGCTGCGAAAGCCCGCACGTCGGTACGGTCTTCTTCTTCCATCTCCTGCTCGGTGGTCTTGAGCACTTCCATCAGCTCAGCGATGAGGTCGCTGATTTTGTTGATGGATTGTTGGGCTTCTACTGCAGCCTTGCGAGCTTGACCGCGACGGTGGACGTAGTAGAAGGTACCGCCGACAACAGCGAGAGAAGCACCCAGTTTGACGATGTTCATTAAGCTCATGTTGACCTCCTAGGTCGGTGTGTTGATCCGGGATGGATCGGGTTCGTGATGACAATGTATCATCATAAAAAAGTTAATTACAGCATACAGCCGGTGGGGAGACCCACCGGCTGTATGTCGTTTACTCACACGGAGCGCCGTCGCACATGATTTTCACTTCGGCTTTCTTCTTGCGGTTGTAGTCGTAAGCCTTCTGCAACCTGAGATTGTCTTTCTCAAGTCCGTTAGCCTGATCGATGTAGGTTTGTGCCCACATGTCCAACTTCTGTCGTGGAGTCGCCGTGTCGTACACGAAACGATTCGGTGGAGGAACCAGCGTGCACGAAGTCAGCCATTGATCATCCACCCCGGAATAGCGAATCGTGTTGCGATCCACATACACCGTCACCGTACGCGTACACCCAGCCCACACCAACGCCATCACAAGGACGGCGACTGTACGGATCATGGTTTTGCTCCTTCGGGACAACCGCCCGGAACGGCCTTGCAGTAGGCCCTCCATGCGAGATCGACTTCCAGGGTATCGAGGGCTTG